GGGTAAGGGAGTCGAACCCTTGACTAAACGTTGGCAACGTTTGATTTTACCGTTAAACTAACCACGCATATAATTGGTACTCTGTACGGGAATCGAACCCGTCTTTGCGACTTGAAAGGCCACTGTCCTAAACCGATAGACGAACAGAGTATAAATTGTTGGCAGGGGTAATCAGATTCGAACTGATGATGACGATTTCAAAGACCGTTGCCTTAGGCCGCTAGGCTATACCCCAACAAATTTGCTATTCAGTAGTAATCTAGGCAGTCCCCGTCAGAAGGGAAGTGTAATGTTAATCCTAGTATTACTAGTGAATAGCATCTTGTGATGCTATGCTAGAGCTATACCCTAGCCTGTAATTTTTCACTACTCAAAAGTAGCTTCATCCTACAGTCCGCCCGTTTGCAACTTATTATAGTGTGTTGCGTAGTCCACGTTACTACATTCTAACACTTGTGTTACTTCTTACGAACAGGATGAATCCTGCTATAAATTTTCACACGATTGAGTTTTTCCTCAATCATTTGTTTAAATTCTTTATCCGATAACTGATTGTCTTTATACCAATCTCGTTTGTCGGAAGTTTTCGTTTCTAATGTTTCGTTCAATCTTTCAAACTCCTTTGTTACAAAACAAAACCCCTGAGACTTTTTAGTTTCCCAGGGGTTTCTTAGATTCTTTTAAGACATCACACTTTATGCGTAACCGTCTCCTTCTATGAAACTCCCTGGTGTTCTTGGATCATTATACTCTGAGCCGCGAATACTAGGTTGTGCTTTCCCTGCAAAGGCCAACACTTGAGCTTGTGGTAATGTTGACCACATGCTTATGTTCGTTAGCGAATGACAGTTAAAATTTTTCATAGTAATCTATTTAGTCCTGGTTAAAAAATTGTGCTTTTTACGGCGTTTTTTCTTTCAATTTGTTTAAGATGTATGTATTGTAGCACCTATTTGATTAGTTGTCAACAACTTTTTCAAACTTTGTTGCCCGAAACACACAACCTCTGTTTCTTGTTGATTTCTCAACGTTGAAGATAGTATAGCAGGTTTCTCATTTACTGTCAACCTTTGTTGCTAAATATCTTTATGATATTTAACCCAAATGACTATTCAGTAATTTTTCTTAGTTACGATGAACCGAACTGTGAAGAAAACTATCAACACCTTTTGTCTCTTTGCCCCACTGCTCAAAGAGTGCATGGAGTAAAGGGTTCAGACACCGCACACAAAGAGTGTGCTAAACTTTCTAAAACTTCTAACGTGATTATAGTCGATGGGGATAATTTTGTCAAGCCTGAATTTTTCACTAAGACTTTTAACTTACTTGATTCGGTTGATTTGAGCACTACTGTTTTAAGTTATAGTGCGTTTAACCCGGTCAACGGAAACTGCTACGGGAATGGTAGCATCAAAGTCTGGCCTGTCGAGAAGATTTTGTCGATGCGAACCCATGAAAATGCACCCGATGGGGCTAGTGTAGACTTTGACTTTAAGAACTATTTGGAGCTTAACTTTGTAGGGTCAATCACTGACATTACAGCTAGTCCTTTACAAGCGTTCAAAGCTGGGTTCCGTGAAGGTACAAAGTTGTGCATGGAAAACAATCAAATCGTCACCAACTCATCTGAGATAAACTGGAAGAACTATGAGAGACTATGGCGCTGGATGCATGTCGGTGGTGATGTAACAAATGGGTTGTGGTCAATCTATGGTGCTCGTATGGGCTACTACATGTCAATGGTTCACAACGGTGACTTTACCAAAATCAAAGATAGCGACCACTTGAAGGCAGTCTTCAACGAAACAACGTTTAATTTATCCTCATTGTTCACAGAAGTAAACAGACTAACAAGTTTACTCAATAAGGTAGATAATAGAATCACAGATATTCTGGGCATAGAAGAAAGCAAAGAATTCAGAGAGAAGATACAATGTACCGTACGAGGACAGCAAAACTTTATCAAGTATCAGTACAATGAAGCGCCCGAAGTGTTCTTCATCGGCACCAACGATAAGAATTTCAACAGGTTACTAGAGAAAGAACCAAAAGCTATCAAAGCTGATTCTTACTTGGATGCAGCTAAAATATCCACTACTGATTATTTTTGGGTAGTCGATTCAAATCAATATATAGTAGATAGATTTGATTTTGAGTTCAACGTCCCATTCTACGACCAACCCAAAACTAGAGTTTGGCGTAATCAAACTGAGACAGGTTACAGTGATGCTGGCGTAAAAATGCTACACAGATTTTCAACAATCATAGGTACCCAACTACCAATCGAATCTATTTTCGAAATTAGTAGTATCAATGAATAACACAAACTTCTCAGAAATTCCATTTCACAAGATAGTAAAATTCGGACAAGAAACAATGTTAGACCGCAAGTTGTTTGCTGTCAGCTGGATCTTGGGTAGATTTTGTAACTATAGTTGCTCATACTGCTGGCCGTATGCTCATTCAGATAAGCCAGACTATCAATCACTTCACACTTACCTAAAAACAATCGAATCAATCAAAGACCAAGCAAACAACAATGGCTTTAGTTTGTTTCATTGGTCATTCAGTGGTGGTGAACCCACAGCATACAAAGAGTTGTTGGCACTGTTGTACGAAGTGTCCAACGATTCTATTCACATGACTACTAACTTGAGCCCAGGATTGAAATGGTGGGACAGATACTTGATGATGACACGCTCGGCACGTAGACGTTCAATCACTGCCAGTTATCATGCAGAGTTTGCAAAAGAAGATGAGTTCATTGAAAAATGCAAGTACTTGGGTGAGCATAATGTGTTTGTCACAGTCAACCAAGTTATGGTTCCTGAACAGTTTGACGAATTGTACGCTAGATGTGAGCGTATGCACAACGCAGGCATCAATGTAACACTAAAGCCACAGAGTGACCCAAATGCAAGTAAAGTTGTGAGTGGGTATACTGATGACCAAATCGATGCTATGCGTAATGGGTTTCATCAACAGTTCCATGACCAAGAACTTCTACAAGTTAAACTGATTGATAGTGATAACAAAGAATGGCACATTGACCAAGCAGAACGTTTCAACAGTTTCGGGTTTAATAAATTCACTGGCTGGACTTGCAATAGTGGCTATCAAAGTGTTATAATTAGAGAGAATGAAGTCAAACGTAGCTATAGCTGCCATGACCAAAGATTAGGAACATTAGACGGTGGGTTCAAACTTTTCGATGAGCCTAGAGTTTGCTCAACACCCACATGCGTTAGTTCAGCAGATAGTAAGATACCAAAATGCAAATAGATACAAAACATTTACATCATTGGATGAATGCCGTTCGCATCAGTAACAATCCTATGCGTACTTTAGATGCCTTCTGGCAAGGACAAATCAAATCAAAAGAGTGGCTAATTGACATGCTAGAGTTTGTTGTTCACCCAGCAGTCAACAAAGACCCAGTGACTATAGAAATTCACGGTGGTTGGGTTGGTGTCTTAGCAAGCATGTTGTTTCAAAGTAAACTTCCGATTCAGAATATAGTTTCAGTAGACATTGATCCATTGTGTCAACACGTTGCAGAAGAAATGAACAGAATCGAACACACTGAAGGTAGATTTAGGGCAGAGACTGGCGATATGGCTAATCGTTTTCCAGTGTCAAACATTGTAATCAACACAAGTTTTGAACACATTACACAGGAACAATACGATAAGTGGTTGCCTAATATGTTTGATGACCAATTGATTGTGTTGCAATCAAATAACTTTGATATTCCAGAACATGTGCGCATCGCACAAAGTTTAGATGACTTTGTGGTTCAAGCCAAGTTGTCTAAAGTATTGTACAAGGGAGAGTTAGACTTACCCAAGTACAAACGCTTTATGATTATAGGATACAAATGAACCACGTACTATTCTTTTCATTATCAGGTAAACGATGGGAACGAGCACTATGGTCCCATCGTGTTGCTACATTCTTGCGCACAGAAGGTTGGGATGCGGAAGTAATTGACTACACATCATTTTGGAAATTAGAAGAACTACAAGAATTGGTTCGTTCAAGGGTAACCAACAAGACAGTTATGTTTTGCTTCGGTACAGCATTCTTAAATCCATGGAGCCCTTATCTCAATGACTTCATTAGTTGGTTAAAAGATGAGTACCCCAACATCGCAAGAGTTGTAGGTGGCAACAATGCCCTAGTCACAAAAGCAGAACACATTGATTATTGGGTTGATAGTTATGGAGAGAATGCTATACTATCGTTGTGTAAACATTTGATTGGTACATTGGGTGAACCACTAAAGACTGACCCTGCTTTCTTTGGAATGAAGAAAGTAATCAGAGGAATCTATCACTATCCATCTGCCCCGTTAAGTTCATATCTGATTGATTATGAATCCAGAGACTTTATGAGTCCATATGAATGTCCACAGATTGAAACGGCACGTGGATGTATGTTTAGTTGTAGCTACTGTAATTTTCCGTTACTAGGGCAATCAAAGGATGTTAGCGTAAGCAAAGAAGAATTCAAGAAGCAACTACAAACAGGCTACGACAAATGGGGAATCAAGAACTGGCGCTTCATGGATGAGACATTCAATGACAGACCAGAAAAGATTCGCAAGTATGCCGAAGTAGTTGATGAGTTGGGTCTTGATACTTGGTTCTGCGGATTTGCTCGTGGTGACTTAGTTGTTAAACACAAAGAACATTGGGATGACTATATCAAACTAGGCTTCTTGGGTCATTCAATGGGAATCGAAACGTTCAATAGAGAAGCCGGTAAACTTGTACGTAAAGGCATGGACCCTGATAAACTCAAAGAGGGGTTGTTAGAGTTTGAAAGATACACTGACATTCATGCACCTAGAAGGTATAGAGCAAACATACAAATGATTTGCGGCATTCCTGGTGAGACTGTTGAATCATGGTACGAATCTATGAACTGGTTGAACACACATTGGACAAGACAAAGTGCGAGTGCTTGGATATTAGAAGTCAGTGACTATGACGAAACACTAACAAATCAGAGTAAGTTTACAAAAGAATTATTGGCAAATGGACTGCAAAAGTTAGACGCTCGTGAACATCCGGGATATGAAGTCGTAAAAGATGACAAGGGTGATGTAGTATTCAAATCCATTAGAGGTGGGGGAGTAGGTAGCACTCGAAACAATGTTGTGATATGGAAACATAATACTTTAGATTGGTACAAAGCAGAGTATCTCGTCAAAGAATTTTACGACAAAGAAAACGGTTACAAAGGAAGAGTGGGCGGTAACCCATTCTTATCGGACAGACTGTTCCCATTATACCAAACCGACAACTTCAGTGATGTGTATGACGTTCATATTTCAGAAGTAAATACCGCAGACGACAAGTACAAAGAAATCGTACAAGATTACATCAACAAGAAACTAAACTGGAGACCTAATGTTTAAATATAGTGAGCTAAAACACCTTCACTTAGAGATTTCTAGTAACTGTCAGGCTAGCTGCCCCATGTGCTCAAGAAACATACACGGTGGAGTTGAGAACCCATTAGTCAATGCTAAAACATGGACATTAGAAGAATTCCAGACTATAGTTTCTATTGACGTACTCAAGCAAATTGAGAGTATTAGTTTATGTGGTGGATTAGGCGATCCTCTCATGGCTAATGAATTGAAAGAGATGCTAGTGTACGCAAAAGAGCATAACCCAGATATTCATGTCCATCTTCACACTAATGGTAGCTTACGTTCTACTCGATGGTGGGCAGACCTTGCAAAAGCCAACTTGAAGAATCTAGTAGTTATATTTGCAATAGACGGGTTATCTGATACTCATTCGATTTACAGAATCGGTACATCTTACGAAAAGATTTTAGAGAATGCCAAGTCATTCATTGACAACGGTGGCAACGCAGAGTGGGTATACATTCGCTTTAAGCACAATGAACACCAAGTAGAAGAAGCTAAAAGAATCGCACAAGAAATGGGATTTAAAAACTTCACTATGAAAGATAGTACTCGCTTTCTACTTGATAATAAGTTCCCTGTATATAACAAGAACAGAGAGACAAGTTATTACCTAGAACCAAGTCAGTATAGCACAATGAAGTTCATTGACAAAAAGGTTATCGACAACTATAAATCTGTTGTACGTAACGCAGAAATCAAGTGCGTAGTACAAGAAAGAAAAGAAGTCTTTATTGATGCGCAAGGGCATCTATACGGGTGCTGTTGGTTAGGAACTATCCCATATCAATCACAAGATGAGTGGGCTTCATTACTACCGATTAGAAAAGAAATTCTAGAACAGCATAACAAAATGATAGATAGATTCGGCGGTTATGATGGTATCTCTACCCTTCTTCATCCTATTAAAGAAATAATTGATAGTGAACCATATCAGACAATGTGGACTGACATGTGGGGAGAAAACAAAATGATAATGTGCGCTAGAATATGCGGAACAAACACTAATCTATCTAAACCAATCGACCAAACAACAACTAAAGACAAACTATGAGTGAAAAGATTCCCGGGTATATTAAACAGATTGAAGAACGAACTGGGAGTAAAACATTTTGTGTTTTACCCTGGATTCATCTTGCAACTAGACCCAATGGAGATATGCGCTTATGCTGCGGGGCGAATGCCAGTGGAGCAGGTGATGACCATGAAGTTGGACTAATTAAAAACGATTCAGGGAACATAGTTAACTTTAGTAAAGAGACTCCATTAGAAGCATGGAACAATGAACACATGCGCTCTATTAGAAAAGCCATGCTCAACGGGGAAGTTCCAAAGAGTTGTAGCAAGTGTTTCGAGGAAGAAAACAACCAAGTTGTGTCTAAACGCTTATGGGAAATGTATGATTGGTCAGAAGAAGGGTTAGACTTCAAACAACTAATCAAAGAAACGAATGAAGATGGTAGTGTTCCTGAAAAGATTCAATATCTTGATTTGAGATTAGGTCATACTTGCAATTTAAAATGCAGCATGTGCAGTCCACATGATTCAAGTCGCTGGGTGCAAGACTATGATAAAGTAGTCAACACTGTTAAAAGTCCAATCATTCTTAAACAAATTGCATGGGACAACAATTCGTTCAACAATCAATGGTACGAGAAAAATCAATTTTGGGATGATATCAACAAACAGATTCCACACGTAAAGAAAATTTACTTTGCAGGTGGTGAACCATTGATGATTAAAGAACACAAACTGTATCTCAAAGAAATCATCAAACAAGGTTACGCAAAAGATATTTCATTGCGATATAACTCTAACGGTTTGTTGTTGACTGATGAAATACTAGAATTGTGGAAGAGTTTTAAGAAGGTCAACTTTGCACTAAGCATTGACTCGTTAGAAGATAAAAACTACTATATCAGATATCCAACTGTTTGGAGCGAAGTGCTTGATGTTCTTCATAAGTTAGATAACACACCTGATAATATCGTACCTAGCATACAAGTAGCTGTACAAGTTCTAAACATTGAACACTTACCTGAGTTTGCTAAGTTCGTTCTCAGTCAGAATTTTAAAAAGATAAACAAGCATAGTCTAGCAAACTATCAAGCAGGTGGTGGCATATTTAACATGCACTTGCTTTATATCCCGACATTTTTGAGTGCTAGAATTCTACCCAAAGAACATAAAGAACGTATACGCACAAAGTTCATTGAGTTTAAGAATTGGCTATATGATAATTATAGACAAGATATTGACTTTTGGAATGACAACCCGTACGGATGGAAACGTTGGCGTGCGATTCTAGACTTTGTTGAGTCAGAAGACCATAGTCATTTACTACCAGAGTTCAAAGAATATATCAATACGTTAGACAACGTGAGAAATACTGATAGTAAATCAATCTTCCCAGAACTCAAAGAACTTTTGTAATAGGGATATCTGCGGCACATGTGCAATAGTTTCTGTCGCAGATAACAGGTTCAGTTGGAACATCGAACGTTCCATTGTAGATATTCCCTAGACTTCCACCTACCCTGCAAGTAGCACGATGTACTTCACCATCCCAGTTAATCATCAAACTCTCTAAGCCAGCATTGCACTTCCAGCCCTTGTATTGATTCTTGTGAAGTTTAATCACATCGTTGGCATGATACATTTCTTCTTTGTCCTTATAGAACAAGATAGTATTTGCCCCTACAGTAGAATCATGCTGTAAGATATAGTCTAAGTCTTTCTGGTCATACTTCATATCATCAAACAAATCATGGTCACCCTCTGTCCATCTGACTCTACGTAGATTGTATTTGATATTGTTGTTAGACAATATAATCACTGCATCACGGACTTCTTTCATCTTGTCCTGATGGCACATAACGTTAACTAATATATGTGACCCGTGAATCTGCTCATGTACAGTTTTAATAGTGTACAATACGTCAGCCCATTCATGCTCAAAATGTAACGAAAACACATACTGGTCTAATAATTGACGAGTATACCATAATGGCTTTCGTGTACCGTTAGTTGTAACTGAGAGCCACATGTTTTTGCTTTTAATGTAAGTAATCAATCGTTCAATGTCAGGATGAACACATGGCTCACCGCCTGTTAAACTAATACGAACAGGCTTACCCAATGATGCTAGTTTGTCTACTGTGTTTTGTAGGATAAAATAGTCAGTATGCGGGCTAGAATTATCGTGGATATAGCTAGGGCAGTAACTACAATCATAGTTACAACGTTTCCCAATGTTCCACTCTACTTTAATAAAGTCAGAATGTTTCCATCTACTCGCAACTTTATACATATGGTTTAAACTCTGGGTTAACTTCTAAGAAATTTTGATTGCGGGTACTGTCTAACTTCATATTGAAATTAATAGTATCATTCCACAATTCTTCATGTGTATCTTTGTGATTCATGTAATTGATGATGTTGTCGATTTGAGTTTCTGTAATCTTTTGCAAAATAGGGTTTTTGATGACTAGAGAATACCCATGAATCTTAAACTTAGTTACTAACAATTTTTCTGTGATTTCTCTCTTTAGTTCTTCAGGTAATACTTGAATGCTCAAGCACTGAGGATAGTTTACCATGTTCGTGTAGAAAACAATACCCAATTCATCTAAAAAGAATTCAATCATTCTAGGAAGTTGATAAGCATTTGACACCTGAACAGCAACTGCCCCTACTATTCTATCAATGTTCGGGAACTGTTGAATCTCTTTGATGTTTCTCAACAAGTCTGACCAGTTAGCATTTCCTCTAACATATTCATAGCTGGGACCATACCCATCAATAGACACATTGACAGCGATTGATTTAAAGTGAGGCCAGTATTCGTGTACTGTTCTATTACCTTTACCTAACATACTTAAATTAGTAGCATATTTTAATTGAATCTTATCACCATATGGCTTTAACATTTCAAGTATCTTAAAGTGTTGCGGATCCATTAGGGGTTCGCCACCTGCAAATTCTACACGACGGAAGTGGGGCAATAGTTTCTCAAAACTATTCCACCAGTTATCACTATCATCGAACGGTCCTAAGTATGGTTTGTTAACTAAGTTGAGACTATGAATCTTTTCAACTAAAAAGTTATCTTCTTTCTTGTAGAATTCTTCAACTTGATTCCAATCATTCCAACTGGTAGAGTCCATTGGATGGCACATTCTACACTTCAGGTTACATAGATTGTTTAACTTGATTTCCATTGTTGGAAATGTAAATGGGAGTATCTCTTTAAACTCTGTGTTCGGATACAAGTTAATTCTTGCTTCGGGGATAACCCCATTAATGTGACGTTGGCGTAAACTTTCTACCCCTTGATCCTCTAGAGTAAAGCATGGCTCGCACTCTTTTGGTCTTTCGTTATTCAAAACTTGTCTACGAATACGTTGCATTGTATCGTTATTCCAAATTTCTTCTAATGTATTGTCTTGAATGTATCCTACAGGTAAGCTACGACAGCAGGCTTTAATTGCGCCATCTTCTCTCGTTGCTAACCCTGTAAACGGGTGCATACAAAATGTTTTACTTTGATTCATCTATTGCCCAACTTCTTTCTTTACACCAGAAACATTCTCCGCACGTGGGTACTGGCTGAAAAGGTTTATATGTCTTGTAATCGATATTATTAAACTCACCCTCACAACTTCGGGTCAAGTTAAATAAATCTATGATATCTAATTCTTTGTACTGTTTTACTATCCAGCTTTTGTCAACAAATCTGAAAGGGTGACTAACAACAACACCCATGTGTATCATATATCTTTTGTGTTCGTTTTCATCACAGGGTTCAATGTCACGCTCACTCATGCTATTTTCTATTTTAATTGATGGGTTTCTAGTGACACCGTTGAAATATGCGTCTATTTTATACTTATGACAGATGTATTCCCCGAACGACCTTTGTTGTATATTATCACCTGACACTTTCTTACCATACTCATCAGTCAACATAGGTCCTATATTACCATACTCAATGTCGGGGGCAATAAAGTTTTTATGAAGTTCAAACTTAATGTGGGGGAACTTTTCGACTAAGTACTCATATACAATTCTAGCATCATACTCTTGCCATGGTCTAGTCTTCCACATTCTAATATGATTTACTATGTGAATAGTTTGTGTCGTTGCTTTACTACAAACCATGTATGCAAGCAACGCCGAATCGGCTCCACCGCTTACACTAATAGCGATGTTTGCCCATTCAGAATCGAACGGGATTCCAGTAAAATATTTGGATTCCATAGATTTATTTAAATATGTTTATATGCTTAGTAAATTAAATTATACAGTACCTCTAGATTTATTGCAAGCTGCAGGTATGCTTCCAGACCAAGAAGAATTCCGTTTTGCTATCAATCAGCCCACAAATGACTTCTTTTATGACAAATGGGAAATCAAACCCGAATACAAAGATACAGTTTGGGACAAGATTCTCCAGTCATTACCTGTTGATGATATCGGGGAAGCTAGAGTAATCAGCTTGAAATCGGGTACATGTTATCTGAGCCACAGTGACATAGATGACAGGTATCATTTAAATATCACCGGTGATGAAAGTTTCCTAGTTGATTTAGACAACAATCAAACACACAACTTAGTCAAAGACGGTTATTGGTATACGATTGATGCAGGGAAGATTCATTCAGCAGTTAACGTGGGTAGATTTACTAGAGTACAACTGGTTGTGAGGAAACTGTTAAAGCGTGGATTATTAGAAAACCCAATCAATATTACACTAGTTCCTAATACTAGTTGTAAAGATACTGCACGTTGGGTCTTTGATAGACATGTAAGTAAATGGCTTAACTATGCGAACAAAAGACAGGTTATTGATAATTTTAAGTTTAGTCACGGTAAAGTTAGCTTTACACTAGAACAGAAAGAACTTGATAATTTATCAAAGATAATACCCCAAGAAATTAAGTTAAACATAGAATGAAATACGTAAGAAAATATAAAGACGGCTACCCCCAAGAGACTAACTTATTGTATGTCCCTACAACAAACGATGAGGGTAATATAATGCACTGTGACTGGCACTTTGACCTATTATATTTTGGCAATAGAAACCCCATAGAAGAACAAGAGTTAGAGTTTTTCTTTGAACGTGAGTGCAAGTATCTTACTAGTGTTCAGGGTAAACCATGGGCTCCTGAACTATACAACATTGACAAAAAGAATAGAACGATTGATATTGAATGGAATAGAGAGTCATTGAATCATATCATTACTGATGACACTAGAGATATCAATGTTGAATTGCCTGATTGGAAAGAACAAATCTACAATATTCTCAGTGACTTAGATAATATGGGTTATTACAAAATGGCTATCTACCCTCATTGCTTCTTTATTGACAAGAACAAACAACTTAAAGCCATTGATTATTATTCAATCGTAGAGAAAAGTGACCCATTAATCCCAAGAAATATGTTGTCAGGGATTATAGGCGACAACAGCGCAAAACGCTTTAATGACAGCACAAAAGACGGGATGATAGACTTTACTATCTTCTTAGAAATCACCATGAAAGACTTTTTAAAGAACTCATGGATTAAAGAAAACCCGTTCCCCGAATTCTATGAAAGATTATATGGTTAATTGGCAAGAAGTTATCGATTCGTTGACAGATGGTAGGGAAGTTACTGTCAATCCAGAACGTTGGAACATGATGAACCCAGAGTATCAAAAAATGCTCGACTTATGGAAAGCACACAATTTCAATACTAATTCGGTTAAGTGGACTAACTATTACAAGTACGGGGACTTAGAATCTACAATAGCTAAACAGTTTTATGTCACACCACTACGTTCTTGGATTAGTTGTGTAGAGCCAGGATACATGACTGGTCCTCACTATGATATAGACGATAATGAACAAGAATATCTAAAGCAAGGTGAGATTCATCGTTATAGTATATTCATAAGTAAGCCAAGTGCAGGACAATTATTCATTTTAAATGACAAATACTATTATAATCAAAACGCAGGTACTGTTTTAAAGTGGAAACATTATCGTGATTGGCACAATGGAATCAACGGTTCACTAGAAAAGAAGTATATGTTCCACTTGTTGGGATATTAATCGTGCATAGTAATTTGCATGGTATATCTAGTTTTATAGCTGATATTGACACACCCATGCACAATCATTGGGTCTGACCATTCAAACACATCGCCCGCTTTATAATTACTAGAAATCTTATCATCCCATACAAATATATGCCCAGGATGATAATCTTCCAAATACATTGTATATCGAATCGGGTTTTCGACTTCAACTAAATGCGGGTCAATGTGCATTGCTTGCATTTCCCCGGGTAACAGTTTGACGAACCACCAGAAACAATGTTTTCTCTTGTCAGGGAAATCAGGTAGTTCAATGTTAAAGCCTTGCATATCTTTAGACTTGTTATTAAACTGATGGAACATTGGCGTGTTCTGTGAATATACAGGTCTAGCCATTTCTCTATATTCTTCTAGCAACGGGTGACCTGTCCATCTATCGGGCTGCCACACAGGAGTATAATCACCCTCATGTGTTTTAAGATGATTCATTAATTCTGGGGTAATCCAGTCTTTATAATTGCCAATATATCTCATACTCTGTAAAATGTGCTAAAATGAAAGGTGATTCTTGGGTTGTATCCAATGTTACATGCCCCATGTATTTCTTGTGCGTCAGGATATTCGTATACATCACCCTTCTTGTAATTAGTCAATACTTGAGTGTCGTACATAAAAATATGCCCGGGTTCATAGTCTTGAAACGTCATCCAATAACGCTTAACATCACGAAAATCTGTTTGACTAGTGTGCGGGTCACGATGGAACGGCATCTGTTGTCCAGGTGTCATCTTAATAGCCCACCAAATAAAGTCGCCATCGTGCTCGAATGGTAATGTAACAGTGAACGGGAACGTATGAGATTCATAGATATGCCACATTGTACTTGATAAGTCATATCCAGCTTCTTTGGCTTTCTTGAATTCACTTACATCAGGATTGGGACCGCCACCGGGGCGTGTTGTTCCTGGATTATTTAAAATATATTCGATATATTCTGGTTTAATCCAGTCACTAAAATTACCTACATATTTCATATCTTAATATCTTCGCAGTCAAAATAATCTTCAACATCCATATCGTCTTTATGTTCTGCGAATCTAATAACCAAGACAAGTCTAATTTCACTGTTTTTAGTATTATCTACGTTATGATAGATGTTTGACTTGATAATAGTAGGCTGGTCTAGAACTACTCGATGTTGCGGGCGTACATTAGAAATATCATCAACACATGACACAAAGAACTTGTAGGGCCATTGCTCTCGATGATTGAACGAAACTCTTTCGTTTTCTGGAGTAACATCTTCATTGTGATACCAAATGTTTACAGCGTCTTTATATCCAGACACTGGAATAATCAATGTCCATTGATTGCAATAGAATTTGTCATCCGTGACGTTTCGAGTAGTGATATTCTTGTCTCTAAGTCTTTCAATCCAGTTTGTTCCCCATTCGTCAGGAACGTCAGTCTTTTTGCGAATACCATCAATGTGAGTACATGTCATAATACCGGCGGGTACAAAACAAGCGGTAGTTTCAACAATCTCTGTTCTAGTGCGTTTACCGATAATTCTACGTGTTTCTGGTAATCTATCCTCAGGGATTTCCAAAAAGACTTCTTCTTTTTCTTCTAATTTAGGAGGAAACTCTTTGTAATAGTCTAATACTTCTTGTTGAATTTTCTCTAAATTGTCTATTTTTACTTTTTGATAAAATCTCATATTAATATGTCTCCAAATGACTGATGCCTAACTTCTCTCTGAACTCATCAGTGAACTTACCGTCTATTCTAATAGAGTAAGTCTGAGCCATTACTCTATTCCCACCGTGCCAGTCAACATCATTCCACCAAGCAGCACGTGTGTTGATCCCAAACTTCATTTTCTTCTCGGGATCCCATAGATAGAATTGGTTTCTAGTATCGGGTCTAATATGAATAAACTCATTGCGATGGGGTTTAACAACGTTAACACCGTTCTTAGCATCTAAATCTCTATGCTCAAAGGGTAATCCATCATGCTCACAGTGAAAGAAGATAACTCGTCCAATGTCTTTGAATATGGTTCCAACCATTGATTCTACCCATTTAACAACGTTGGGGAAATATTGTGCTTCATCTGTTAGTTTACGGGGTGCGGTTCTATCATCCCAAGAACCTTCTTCCCATAAATAGTAGTATATATACGGGTCGTATGCTCCCATAGCCATCTTTAAATATCTAGTGAATATATTTCGTTCTTGAAAGTTCTTAAAGTCTTTGGGCATTAATTTCATACCCTCAATCTTGATAGGATTATCGTCAGGCAACTGATGAAACTCTTGCATTGCTTGATAGATAGGCTTCCAATTATGCTTATAACTCATATCCTCGAACGTAAAGCCCGGAGCCATCCAAGTGCCTTCCTTAGCGTATGGTCTAGCTACTGCAAACCCTGACATTATCTCGGGTTGTAACTTATCGAACGTATCCATGTCTATATACTGTTCTAAGTCAAAGTATTTTTGATTGTTGATTCCTAATATTGCCATAATTATCTATATATTCTTGTGGTATTGTATCGTACAAAGGCATCTTTTTATTAACATGAGCGTCACGTAATAAAACTTGATGTACTAAGGGGCTAGGTGGCTTGCCGGGTAAGATATCAGCGATTGCTTCTGTTTGAATCTCTGACAAATCTAATGTAGTTGCATCAGGCCATTGTATGATTTTAATCAAAATACCGTTAACTGTCAAGGGATAGTGAGCACGATTACCATGTAAGGGCTTTTCTTCTACTTGCCAGTTGTTTTCTTTACTGATTCTTTTAACTTCTTTGATTAACTCTGACAGATACATTTTGGGTCCACCGGGATATCGCCCGATATTTGCCCCGCAACGTATTCTATACTGTTCACATATACTAAGCCCGAACTCTTGAATCTCTTTCAAGCAGTATTCCATTTGGTCTAGTGATTCTAACGTGTATGAAACGTTTTTAATACGCAATCCACAATCTAGCATGTTCTTAATGCCCTCCATTTGCTTTCTACGTACTGTTCTTCCTTGATAGTCAGGGTGATTTAACCCTATTGTCCACATTAAATCTTTAATATCTTTAAAGTTCTCACAATATTCTCTGTCACTCATATATACCCCGTTAGTTAATACCATAACTGAACGCTTTTTCCCGGGTAATGAATGAATACTATTAATTAACTGTGGCAAGTCTTTTCTTGTTGTGGGTTCTGCCCCGACAAGTGCGACAGGGTATCCATTGTCAGGCCAACTCTTAATCAAATCTAAAAGATAGTCTACCGTGGGGTCTATCTGGGTATTGTCTGGTTCTTGATAGCAATGAGGGCATTGTAAATTACAGTGGTTAGTAACTTCTAAGAAGTAACTTAACAATGCTTTTCTTTCATATACATAGTTTAAATAGAACTCTGCATCGGGTTCAACTAAATGCTCACTATACCCATGAACTTTACACGTTTTACCCAAATAAATATGACCATCACGCTCAAAACGAACTGCAGGAACGTGTCTATAACAGTGTTCACATATAGATAAGGTATCTTCAAGTTTTTGCATATTTCTTTGGTATTGTATCAAATAACATTAGTTTTTCGTTAATTACTCTGTCTCTTAATATAAACTGATGTAGTAACGGGCTCATGGGTTTATTGGGTACTAATTGTGCTAGACTTTCACTATACGTTTCTTCCATATCAATCGTTCTAACATCTACCCACTTGATTAGTCTATGGACTATTCCATTAATCTCAACTGCATAATGTGTTCTATTACTTAAATCATAACGGGGCTCAAACGTATATTGTTTCTCTATACAATAGTTCTTAACGTATTTAACTAAGTCGCTGAGATACAGTTCAGGGGCTCCCTCTTCCGGGGTTCTGCCAATGTCTACGCCCAACTGTATTCTAACGTTATCACAGATATTCTCTTGTTTCCAATGTTGTACTTCTTCTAATATATCAGGGATATCGTTTAAATTCCCTGTTGTATATGTAAAGTTCTTAATCTTTTGATTATACTTAACACAGTTATCTATACCCTCTAACTGTTTCTCACGGATATGAGTTCCAATATAGTTCTTATGGTTTAATCCAAACGTCCAAGATAAGTTCTCGATACCCACGAACTTTTCGATATAATGTTCTTTGGCTAAGTTTACCCCGTTCGTAACAATCATAATCTTACGTTGTTTGCCGGGTAATTGTTGGATACGTTTAACTAACTCTGCCAAGTCTTTTCTAGTTGTAGCTTCTGCACCCACTAATGATATGGGGAATCCATTGTCTGGGAGCATTGATATCTCATGTAAGATATAGTCAATAGAAGGGTCAACACTCTTATTGTCTGGCTTTTGATAACAAAACGGACAGTCTAAGTTACAGCGATTTGTTATATCTAACCAATAGCTACTAGGTTCACGTTTAAAATACTGTTGTTCTTTAAAGTAAAAGTCACTGTCTGATTCAACCAATACTTCACTATACCCATGCACTTTGCATGTTTTGCCCAAATATACTTTATCGTCCCTGACAAACTTAACCGCAGGGATATGTCTATAACATTGTTCGCATAGACTAGTTGTGTGATTTATTTGGTGCATGATATTCTGAATTAAATATTTATATGATATTCGACTACTATTATAATAATGTGCCCGGGGTCGGTTTAACCAGAAATAACTTAATTTATACCAGCTTAATGTCTAAGGACAAGAAGGTGTTTGTCCAATGGTATCATAACGATACAGAATATCATCAAGGACAGAATCAAGTAGTTGACCCAAACAAGATGGAAGAAAAGTGGCAACGAGAGTTAAAGTATCTTAAACTAATGCATGGGGCATATCCAGACTTAGTTCCCAAGATTCTAGATATTGACGAAACTCACAGAAAGATATATCTACAAGTTGATGGTTTAGACTTCTGGAACAAAGCAAATTGCACTACAGAGAACTATAATATAGTTGTACCCGACTGGCAAGAGCAAATGCTAGAGATAATTAAGGCTCACAAAAGTCTAGGACTGCACAAGTATAGTATGCACCCATCAAGCTATTTTGTCATTGACGGTAAACTAAAGTCAATCAATTATTTCTTTACGTATCATAATTCTGAACCCAATATTACTATTCAGGATGTTGAAAGTCACATCTATTCAACTAGACAAGATATAATGAAAAGTAACTTAGAATCGTTGGGTATCAAATGGGATGAGAAACAGTCTTGGGAACTGTTTGACAAGTTATGCTGGGAAAGTTTTAAAACTAATTATCCATTGGAATTTATCGAAAATGTACAAACTTATTCCATGGACAAGTGAGTTAGATTTAACTAGCTTCTATGAAGAAGCAAACAAAAGGGGCTTTACTAATAACAGTAGCCAGCATATGCTCGTAGACTGTTTTAAGAATGAGACAGAGAAACAAGTTTGGATCTTATATCATAATGATGTTACAGTTGGTTCCGTCGCAGCACACAGTTTCCCTGAGATGGGAGAAAACTGTTATAGAATATGTGCTAGAACCTGTGTGTTTAGCGATTTAATACCCACACCCAGCTTACGTACTAGAAACCAAATAGTAACTCATCAGCATATAACTAGTCAATTCTTTATCCCACAATGCTTAGAGTGGAGTAAGGGAAGAGTATTCATAACAACCAATGAGAATAGTGCAGGGACGCAACGATTAGTACATAGTATATTCGCCCCTGCTATGGTTCGTTCGGGTCAAATGCAAAAGATAACCGATATGTATTATCGAGGAACAAACCAAACTGTATGGGAGTTATTCCCAGACAAGTTCTATGAAGAATTAAACAAATACCCAAGGTGGAATTAATGATTAAATTTAACGAAAACGGCACTAGCAATATAGTCTATTGTATTTTAAATAACCTAGACGAGTGTGACAGTTTAATGAGTAAGGACGTTGCTATAAACACCACAGACTTTCTTATTCGAGAGATTATTGGGTACGGGCATGATGTATTCATTAGCACAGATGAAACACTGATGCTCACAGAAGCCAGTAAACAAGACAAATATACACATGCCGTTATAGTTGCAACGGGTACATATCTATGGGCTGGGGCGAAACTATTAACTGAAGTTGAGAAACTATGCAAGCAAGACTTCTTTGTAGCCGGACATGTTTTAAATAGGGGTTACTTTTATCTAGAATTACACAATCAATTCTATATTATGAACCTAAAGACATACAGTGAATTAGGTTGTCCTGTAGTTGAAAAAGGACAGTGGTTTGTCGATGACGAGCATGAAGAATATATCCCCGTAATTACAGAGTTTAAAGACATACATGAGGAAGTTATTCAGTCTATGTACAATAGCACTGAAAAGAAAGTCTATAAGAGTAAGTTGCATGGATACAATATACTTAAACTAGCACTAGAGAATAACTTAAAAACCATTGACGTGGGTACTAGTATTAGACTAGCTAAACGCTATCTTTACCATGAATATGAGCATGTGTTTGTGAACGAATATCCAAAAGTCTTTCATTTACAGTTATTGTGTCGTAATATTGTCTCTCACTGGAATAGTGATAAAGTACATACTGATATCCCGTTTGAGGGTCCAGTCGAGCAATATATTAGCGTGGGCACGGGGTTGAATTGGATTAGAAACTTAGTCATGGTGGGATATACAAAAGATACTAGTGTTGTTTTCACTGATATCAACTATAACTGTCTATTGTTTATGCAGAAGTTAGTAGAAGAATGGGACGGGGTTGATTATAATAAGTTCTATCATAGTTACAAGCAATATTTCCCTAACGGTATCCCTGAACATGTTTTTACTAGTTTATCCGCAACTAAAGAATTTGAAGAATTTAAACAGTTCTTTGATGACTGGGATAGTACGTGGGCAGAGATGAGACAACTTAGATTCGATTATAAGTTAATTGACTATACAAGCGACTATGACTTATCTTGGATTGAACCGAATAAGAAAACATTGATTAATCTAAGTGACTTGTTTAACCATCACCCATTAGTACATTTCCAAAGCGTTAAGTATAGAATTGCGGCAGAGAATAGACTTATCCAAAAGTTCAAGGATATTGACAGTGAAATGACTGTTATTTTGTATTCTAGGGCAGCGAGTGGGTTTAAACAGTTCAATGACTTATATGTAAGTAAATCTTTGGCATTTATTGGAAAAGTCAAAGATATTGAATTAACTAATATCGATGACTTAAAGAAGCTGCCATGGCATGAAAATGATTGGGTAACTAAGGGGCGCAGACCTTTAGGTCTTTAAGGAATACTGTCTATTGTAATGAACTCGCCCTGAACGTTTTGACGTTCAGCGGCATCAGTCATTAGTTTCTTCCACTCGTCAGTTGAATCTTGTCTACTAGCGATAATGAAATATCTATCTTCATTGCTATTATTCCATAACCCATGATGATAATGAATGTTCATAGCATAAGCATGTCCGGGAATCATTTCCATATCAGGAGAACCATCTTGCCACTTCCATACAAAACCCTCTGGGCTATTCAATACAAAAGAGATATTGTCAATTAATGGTCCCTTACTATCTGAATGATAATTAATATAACCGTTCTTTTCTAATAACATAAAGCGGACACGGCTATAGACTTTACACGGGAATTTATTGATAAAATAGTCTTTAGTTACGGGTGCTAAATCACTTGCGCTAGTCCAACTCATTAAATCTTTGACTTTCGTTGGGTCAGTTATTCCATACTGTTGCCAAGCCCCTGTTTTATGCTCGTCTAATCCGTGTAATACTAATCCGTACCATCCTTTACTTTCCCCGTCTCTATGCTCTACGAAACGGTCACGTAAATTCTTTGCTTCTTCTAGCATTGTTTCGTAAGGGAAGTCTACATCTAAATCTAAGTATTTTGCATGGGACGCAAAGTATTCTCTCATAATTTCTCCGGATAATCAAATGTTGCTCTATGAACCATTCGTTCACTCATATTATTAAATTCAAGTCTTTTGTGTATTCCTAGCCATTGGTCAGACATAGATACATCCCCGTCTTGCCACTCATGGAAATAGCAATACTTATCTTGGGTCACGAACTTAAATAATGGCTCTGCTATCTCTAAACTCTGTTCTCTTGTCATGTTTTCAAAACGTTCAAACTGATGTAAACTAAGATGAATACCAGTTTTTCCCGCTTGGTTTGTGATAACTAAAGGAACACTCTTATCATATACTTTTCTATTATTAAAGTTATCTTGGGTTCTAGTAACAGCATGGTTTACATTTCCAAACTGAATAACTCTCAAGTCTTTAATCTTTTCTTTAATATCGTTGGCTAAGTCTTTATATGCTTCTATTGTATTGTTCCATACAGTCACAGAACCCTTAACCCCGGTCTCTGCATATAACCAAGCAATACTAGAACATCCACGTTCTGCGGGCTGCTCGTGATGCCAAAGCATTTCTTCTTTATGCCCTGCAATACCAGAAACACCGTCACTATTAGTTTTTCCAGTAACTCTGCATATATACCCTTCAGCGTCTAGTGCATAGTGTTTAAACCGTTCATGCTCAGGGGAATATAATAAGTGAGGATTATTAAAACTCTTTACAATCTCTGCTTCACGCTCAATGGATAACTGTTGATTTCTAATCTTGACACAGGTATAATTAGCACACAATGTGGCTAAATCGTGCAATTCTTCTGTGGAACAAGTGCTTAAATCAACGTCAGCAAACACCGTCCATTTGTTTTCATGTAGACGATAATCAATCATCTTTAAATTCCAAAGTAGATATACTGTCCCATTTAGAATCATCTAAATCTTTAAAAGCTGATATGAAGTTGAACACGTTATCTACTGGTAAAGTCTTTAATATATCTAATTTACAATTCCACCATTTAGTTTCTAGTAACTGACTTTTAATTGTGTCGGGGAATCTATCTCTAATAGGTTTAGCGGGTATTCCGCCTACAATAGTATAGGGTTCAACGTCTTTAGTTACTACGCTATTGGCTGCAACTACTGACCCGTGACCAATAGTGACTCCGGGCATAACTATTACCCCGTCACCCAAGTATACATCGTTTCCAATGATTACTGGCTTACTGTTCATTAATTTAACATCGGTTCTGTCTCTGGGGATGTTCAATAACTCTAGTTCTTCGTCGGTATAGTTTGACACTTTAGCCATGATTGTATCAGAATTAATACTAACACCCGAGAAGTTGTGCATACCCGCGCCGATAGTACATCTATACCCAATACCGCTATGTCTGCCCATAAAGAAATTCTCACGCATATATCCACTATGTCTTATACTAGAATATGCGCCGATGAATATTCTATTAGGATTATGATGGAAGTTCTCTGACTTGACCATTGAACCTTTTTCGAACAAAACACCCTTTAGAAAAAACAAATCTGTTCTTCTAATATTGTTACTATCTAAACCGTTGACATTGACAATTTCATCGGGTTTAATAGAATGGCTTAAAAATTGCTCAAGTTTGGATTCAATCATAAATATTATTTATTAGTGAATGGCATGGATTTAACAAATTTAAAAGCGTTTGAGGTATATCTAGACGTTGACGACAAACAACTTACCCAAGAGTTACTCAATCTTCCTGAAGGAAAATGGGAGACTAATACCGACCCGTATAGTAGAACATCTTGGGCAACAGTTTGGTTGACGACAAACCCACATAAAGTGTTTAACGATTTTAAGTCTGCAAAAACTATTCCGCACTCTGATTGGTCTTGGGACAGTACATTAGATATTTCATATATCAAAAGTCTAGTTGAATCTTTGCCGATTAAGACCATTGGAATGGTTCGTGCTTTTATATTAGACGGTCCCCTAGTATCTCATGTAGATAGCGATTCTACTACTCCCGATGATATTTCATATTCTTTGGGATTGACAATCGCATCAGAATTAAATGACCCTATGGTTCTTGATGGTACGGTTATTAAAGAAAAGTATGTGTTCTTTAATGATAGTTCGAAACATGGCTTCCCCACAAGTACCGGGAGACAAGTTAGTATTAGAGTATTCGGGGATTTTGATTATGAGCAATTTAATATAGGCAATACATATGAACGTTGAATACTTAGATTTCCCTAGAATTCCCGATGAATTAATCGTTGACATTTATCAAACGATTAGAAACACGCCTGCTTATAACCGTCACTCAGAGCCAAAGAATACTGACGCAGAGAAACATAATGCTTGGAATAGTATTAAAGCCAGTGATAAACTAAAAGAGTTTACAAAGAGTATATTTGACTTTGAGCATGACGTACATATCTTTATGTTGTCCGGAGACTTACCGGTTCACAAGGATAATGCTAGGGATACTGCATATAATTATGTTTTAGAGACTGGAAATGCTAGTACTAACTTTCACGATGAAGATAAAGTATTAGTAGAAGAAAACAAGATTGAACCGTTTAAATGGCATAAGTTAGATGTTAAACAGTTCCATAGCGTATTAATACCAAATCCCCCAAGAGTGTTAGTAAGCGTTTCTATATTATGGAAAAAGTAACATGCACGGGTTAATACTTACTGGGTTTAGTTCACATTCTACACAAGAGCCGTCAAGTAAAAGAACTGCCGGGGCGCATAGAATTGCAACTTATCTTAGACAACGGGACTGGGATGTTGAAGTTTTAGAATTCATCATGGGCTGGAACTTAGCCCAACTTAAAGAGTTCGCTAAGTCTAGAATTACTAGTAAAACAGTTTTTGTAGGGTTCGGGGGAACTTTCCCAATATGGTCATCGACTATTGAAAGTTTCTTTTCATGGCTTAGAGAAACATACCCTAATGTTAAAATCATAGCCGGTGGTCAAGTATCTAACTTATATAAAATCAAAGCTGACTGGTATGTACATGGGTTCGGTGAGAGGGCGTTTGAAGCACTATTAAAACATATTGTTGGCAATGAGCCAGTCAAATGGCAGTTTGGTATAAATGGAAGAAAAGTTGTCAACGGTAATTTAGATTATCCTAGCTACCCAATGGGTGATTTAAGTATCAAATATGAAGATAGAGACTTTATTCTCCCCGACGAGACATTAACTACTGAGTTGGGTAGAGGGTGTGTCTTTAATTGTAGTTATTGCAATTTTCCTATATTAGGAGTTAAGACTGACCACACTAGAGATAGTGATAACTTTTATAATGAATTACTTGATACTTATGAACGATTCGGAGTAACAAAGTATATCATAGCTGATGAGACTGTCAATGATTATAGCGAGAAATTAGAAAAATTTGCTAGAGTAATTAAAGACTTACCGTTCAGACCAAGAATGCATGGATTTGCTAGAGCCGATTTATTAGTCTCTAGACCACATGACTGGGATACTATGATTGAGATGGGTTTCATCGGACACCATTATGGTATAGAAACAACTAATCACAAGGCAGCAAAAGCTATCGGGAAGGGCATGGACCCTGAGAAATTGTTATCAAGACTACTAGAAGCACGAGATTATTTTAAGAAGCACTCTACATATAAAAGTGATGTTAGTTTGATAGCTGGACTTCCACATGAGACACGTGATTCGTTAAGCAAGACTATTAATTGGTTTAGAACTAATTGGAAAACCGAATCAACTATATTGTTCCCGTTATATATACCTAAACCAAACTTAGATTCCCAGTCAGGTTTGAGTTTTGAGTATCAGAAGTACGGGTACAGAGAATCTTCAGTAGATTATATGGAAGATATTAGAGAATTATATGCTAGAATCCCTGCTCAGTATGGATTGGGTGAGGGTTTATTACAAACTACTGGAATGTGTTGGGAACACGATGAATGGGACTTGAAAGATATTATGGAAATAGTAGTAGATTATTACAAAGACTATGATAAGTTTTCGGGGGCTTCAATATGGAGAGTGGGTGAGTTTGAAAATATATTAGGACTACCTTCTAGTGCTTTTGCTGATAAAACAATGTCAGAAATACCCCATGATGATTTCGAATCAAAAACTAAAATTTTTATTGACAACTATATTGAAAAGAAACTGAACTGGAGTCCAGATAAATGAAAAGAGTGTTAGAACCAGAGTTAATGATAGACCAAGAAAAATGTAACGAGTATAATCAGATTAGTCATAGACAATATGGTGACGGGAAATTCATATCTGCGTTCAACAAGTATTGCGGTTTATCAGAAGGAACATTGATTGATTTAGGTAGTGGTCCGGGGGTTCATTTAGAAGAACTAGCAAAAAACTTCCCAAGTCTTGATATAACCGGGTATGAAAATTCTGACATAATGATTGAACTTGCTAAACAAAATACCTCAGTTCAAATTATAAAGGATGATTTCTATAATATTGACGCAAGCGCAGACATAGTTATGTGTCTATACACATTGCATCATCAAGTAGATCCAATCAGATTCTGGAGTAAAGTATCTCAACTATCTAAGAATGCAGTATACATTGAAGATTTTGAAAGACCTGAGGATGAATCATTCATAGATAAATTTGAAGCGATAGATGATTTTAAACATTCTCTCAGGGCTGCATATACAGTTGATGAAATCAAAATGCAGTTAACTAGTTTAAACTTAAATTACAAAGTTGAACGAGAATTAATAGACGCTGATTTTGAACTTTACAAGATTATCGTTCACCAAAAGATATAGAGCACATTGTCTTTGACGACTCCGTAACCTCTAACAATCACCCGCATATCATCACTCGATGAAAATTGAGCAGGGCTTGCTCTATGTAAGAACCTTTGTTCCTGTATTAACAATGTACCTTGCTTATACTCGATAGTTTCATATTTGTTTAAGGTACAGTCTGGATTAGTACATTTATCACCTATAAGTTTCACGTGATCCTTACAGTAATAGTTTTCAATTTCTTCCTTAGGGGTATTCTTGTATTCACTGACTGTTTCAGGGAAATAATCAAACTTATAGTCTCCATTAGAAAGCATCAAGACGAAAGTATAGCTTTTTTCAAAGTACGAATGAAAGTCTTTGTTATAGTCTGGAAACTCATTCTGATAGGGGAACAAAGGAAGTTCATTGTCATAGTGCCATAGATATGAGTTATCTTGGTTTGGTAAGATGATAGTGTAACCAGGTTTTCCCAATGAAGATGTGAATTCAACCTTAGGAAATATAGTCATAAGACGTTCTTTGAACATCTCATAGACTTTTAAATTTAAAGTGGTTTCTGTAGCATAGTTATTAGAGTTCGATAATCCCAGACGAATCATCGCACTGAATAACGAATTACCCAGAGTTCTAAATTGAGTTACTGGGTTAATATTCCAAGATGTTCTAAACTCTTTTACTTCTGATAGTAAAACTTCACATTCATCAGGGGAGAAGAAGTTATCATATCTTTGTAACATTAAATTGTCTTCCAGGTACTTCCTGATGATTCTAATTTACGTTTTAGAAACGTCTTAGAAGATAGGTCGAACAAATCCCCGGTCTCAAACCCATTCAATATACATTCACCATTATCGTTGAATTCAATAGTGTGCCCTTGAATTGGCTTAAAATCGAATGACTCAGAGTTATATCCCACAAAGACAGGCGGAGGCATCTCGGTCATTCCGTACCAATTGGCAACAATCTTAACGCCCTTTGATAAAAAGTCATCTATCATTTCTTGTGAGACTTTACCGGAACCCGTGACCATATAACGAACACAACTCAAGTCCATGTTATCCCACTCTTTGTGTTCTTTGAGAATTTCCCAGTGTCTTGGAATCAAGCCAATGTAAGTTGGACGATATTGATTGAACTTCTGTAGATAATCGATAGCTTCGAACTTAGCTGAGATTAGTTTAGCACCGGCTCTGTATGCTGGCATAGCAGTCACAGTATAATGTGCAATAGTGTTGCCTGGGAATACATCCAATACAATATCAGAAGAAGTTAATTTAGTTTCGCTAATTGACGCTTGGATAAACTTTTCTATACTATCCCAAGAATGTTCAATCGTCTTGGGGGCTTTAGTTGTCCCCGAAGTTAATAATGTGAGTGACATTAGAACACCATTTGAATCTTTTGCAGTCTAGTGAGCATATCATTATACGCTTCATGCCCGTTAACTTCTAGCAGATAGTCTGGTTGCTCTTTTTCTTTAGGAACTGCTAACAAGTTAGTTACACCTGAGTTACCGAATGGGTTCTCAGTTGAGTTCTTATAATTTCCTCGAATAGGGCATGTTCTAACCGCAATCCAGTATAACTTATAGTCTTTAGATACTAAATGGTCAGCAACACTACGCCAATCACTTTCACCCTCGACAGCTTCACACATAATGACAGGGCGGCACTTGTTGATAGTATTCTCTGCACCTTTGAGTACGTTAAGTTCTTGACCCTCAGTATCAACCTTCATAACAGTACATACTTCAAGTTCTAGTTGGTCGATTGGGATAACTTGAACTTCAATAGTACCTTCGTCTTTGATAGCAACAGTACCAAAGTTAGATGAATCATCTAAGTTAAAGTCAGAGATTTTAAGTACGCCGGGCTCTTTTCCAACTGCGGCGTTGTATAGTTTAACTTGTGTGTTTTGACAGTTATATGCGGCTACTGTGAAATGTGTAAGATGTGGTTCAAAAGCAAGAACCATACTCTTAGAGCGTTGTGCAACAGCACGTGCGTGATACCCGATATTGGTTCCGATATCCAAGTACAAGCTATCTTCGTTTAGATACTTGCACATAATTTCTACCTCTGCATCACAGTATTCACCGTACAAGTGAATAGCATAGCTAATGATGTTATCATATTTGTAGATAAGCATCTCACCGTTTTTAGTATCAGTGAGTAAACAATGGTCTTTAATTTCGTTAAGTTGTTCTTCTAGGTTATAGGTCATTAAGTATGTATCAATCTAGCGGGTAGCCTTTATTTTCTTGAACAATCCAGCCCAATTTAAATAAATCTTCTTTAACTTCGTCTGTGATACGACCCTCACCTACAAAGTTATTCTTTATCCAAATATAACGTTCTTGTTCTTCTTTGGTTGCGTTGTTGTATTCTTCATCGTTCCAGTCATTATGAATGCCAGAACAATACCAATCAATATAGTCACCTTCGCCACGCATGTGGGCAACAATGCCACCGGCACTGCGCCAACTTGCTGACCATGTTTTCTCTTGTAAGATATTCCATGGCTCATTCTTAATGAAGTCATTGTTACACATGGCTGCGTACAAGTTTTGAGCATATTCTTCCCTAGCCTTAACTTTAGCAACTAAGGCTTCACTTGTACGCAAATCATATTCCATGTTGTCAGTCTGCCACTCAACAGTCTTTTCCAGTTCTTCTCTCTGTCTATTCCAATCTAGTTGGAAGTCAATCATGTCTTGGGCATTGGTGTCATCAGGATTCACCTTGATTCTTTCCTGATAACTGCTCATGCTGAACGAACCTCTGTCCGGACTTTTTGCTAGATTTGCCATGTTTCTTATGATAGAATATATGATTACCAATACGCTTTACCACTGTATGTGGATAAGTGTTCTTGACACTCGTATTGTGGAAGAACAATACTGATTTGGGTATTACTTCTTTATACTTGTCATATTGTAACACATCCTTAGCTACTTGTAAACTAGTTTGGTAACGATGACTATCACGATTTGGGTTTTTCTTCCCCTCACAAACCCATGAGAATTGGCAAACTTTTACCCAGAATGTTTCTTCTGTTTCTTCGTTGATTTGTTTTACTTTGGTTGTTTGATAAACAACGTTGCATGGTGTGTTTGCAAACCCGTGATTGACTCTGTTGAGTACAACACGAGCTACGGCTGCTTTACCCTCAATGGGTTCACCACCTGCTTCATAGTAGATATTGTCAGCTAGACATTGTAGCTGTTTCTTATCTACTTCTTTGGCAACTTGTGGTTGCTCAATTTCTTGCTGCTGCGGTTTGGGTGATGCTGAACATAACCCAAAAACAATTATAGGCAACAACAGAAACATCTTAACGATGCTCTTGTAGGTCATAATTGACTCCTTTCTGATTGTAATGATTAGATAATCATTGTTACTTGTCCCAGCAATCGCAGTTGCAAATCGTTACCGATTCGATTGCTTCGCTAGGTTTCAAGACCGCCTTAGTATTAGAAGGTGTGTTAAAAATACTGAGATTTGGCGGAATAAGAGTTGTTTCAGGACTTCCCGCTAAACTGCCCGGAACAACTGCGGCACCTGTTACTATCGGGACTCCTAAGCTAGTCATAGATCCTGTAACGGGTGCAGTGACAAGAGCATTGCTAGATATTTCATTATCTTGAACAGCTCCGGTCAAACTTAATTTCATTGCGTTTCTTGCCTCACGCATTGATGCATTTAAACTTTTTCCTCCTATGGTATTAGTGTTTGCAATATTTTCAAGTACCCTTGCAGGTCCTTTTAGTTCTGTTTGGGCGCTTAGGGACCCAATATTTGATACAAACAATGTAACATCAGTTGTGGTTGATGTTATTGTTGTTAAATCTGATGTTAACGCTAAGTCTCTAGCGTCTTGTTCTTTTTGTAAGTATGTTCCGAATGTATTATAAAGTGTATTCAGTTTATTGGCTACTGCTGTTTGTGCGTTGTATATTCTACTTATTTCAGTATTGGCTGCTGTAATGTAATTTTGTAACAACAAATAGTTATCATTGCTAGATTGATTTAGCATAGTAACCATGTTTTCATATGCAGTTCTTAATGTAACTGTTTGAAGTGATTTGATTTGAGCTTGTAAAGAAGCCCAGTCATAATGAAGGTCAGTCATTGATCCAAAGAAGTCGCACATGTTATATGTGCCGTCACTGTTTGAACCTTTTGCCATTAATGGCAATGCAGACGCAACCGAAGCAGTATCAGTAGGGACCGCTGATCCATTTACACCCAAGTCAGATACGGGTTCTAAATTAGCAACTACTTGACTGAACTTCTCAATATTCATCGACTTGATGTTTTTGATTTGCATCATAGCCATACTTAATGCACCACACGCATAAGCGATGTCAGAAGGTAAAATGTTAGTTAATCTAATACCGATGGAGCCTGACTTTATATCTACTTCACCGTTCTTATACAATAAATGATAAGTTTTGCTATTAGTTGGTTTGCTTGTGATGTTGTATTCAGGATATGTCAATGTTTGAAAACTGTTAGGGAACAGTTTCTTTGGGTTCAACAAATCAGCAAGTGTTTCTAAATCTTTTGTTTGAATGTTCAATGGTGTTAAGATATCTTGCAAATCTTCTCCCATTACTACACTGAAACAACCGTATAATAAACGTTGTTGTTCAACAGTTGGTTCTTTGCCATTATAGATTTGCTCTAACTCAGTACTAGTCATTCCAACAGCAAGTAATGCAACATTGAGACCAGTTGATGTTGCTCTGTATTTGTTGATAGTTCTAAGCAAGTTTACAGGGTCACCGAATTTATCAATAGTTGCTAAATCGATAGCTTTACCAGATGCTATTAAATCCTGTCCCCAATACAGTGTCGATAAACTGACTCCAGTGATATCACTAGTTATCAGGTCATTCATATTACTATATGTTCCACTCAAGAAACTCTTAGCAAGTGTCATCGCAGTGATTGAACTATTGTGAAGTTGTGCTGTGGAATTGCAAGCCGTAAATGTCTTTAAGAAATCAGAATACTTACCTGAAGTAAGATAAAACTCATTATACGCTTGATATGGAATTAATCCCAAAAAGCCGTTACGTGCAGTAACACCTGTATACGTGCGAGTGTATGTTGAAGGCTTGCTATTACCAAGAGCAGGTATTGACTGACTACCGATACTAGTGATGTTCGTGTATAATTCGCTACTTAGTTGACCTGCTTGTAGCTTTGTGTACGCTAAATTAATTGCAGTTACTAAGGGGCTTAGATATGTATCAGTTACGATTGTGCCCGGTGTATAACTTGTTGGTGCCGAGCAAGAACCCATATACTTAACTGCATTTGCATTGATTTGTAAACCGGAATTGATTAAGAATGAACTTAATACATTTGTGGTTAATGGGGTTAGCTTACCGTTATAACTCATGGTACATTAACGTCAGGTGAACCTTGTGCGATACTATGCCCGCAACTGTTGCCTGATCCTACTCTAAGAACAGGAACACCTTCAGCAAATACTGTCGGTGATCCTTGTGTAGTTGTTGCCGCATGATGCGGGGGATGTGGTCTACCCCACGGTGCGTGTGGAGTAATTTGACTGACATGTAAGCCGACAGGGATGCCATTGGCGAATACAGTTCCGGCGCCGCGCATGATGGCGCCACCTACTTGATTTGTATCTCCCTTACGACTTAACTTTGCCATATTATCCTACTAAGATTTTCTTCTCAGGAACTTGAATTCCTGTTGTAGCCTCTAGATACTTCATTTTGATAGCATCATCGGCTTCGCAATACATTGCGAGACTATTCATATTTATCTTCACAGGTTTTGACGGATCGCTAGTAAATAGACTAGGGATTAGACCCATGCCCTTAGCGTTAGGTGCAACCGACAATGGCTCAGATACCTCGAACCAGTTTGATTGTAATAGTGCAGAGACTTTACCAATCATTTCTTCACCTGAGTTAAATTTGAATGTGTATACTACACCTTCGTTGATTCCATATTCGTGTTGCATTATTCGCTTTCTGTTAAACGTGTTTTTAGTTCGGGGAAGCCGCCAATCAATTGGTCGTCTAAGAATACTTGTGGTACTGAACGTGCAGTCGGGACTGCATTCAATAAATCTTCTTTAGTATAACCACTTCCGATTTTCTTTTCTTCAAATTCAATTCCCTTTGATGTTAATAACTGTTTAGCCATTTCACAGTAAGGGCATTGTTCTTTACTCCATACGATTGCTTTCATATATTTTCTCCTTATAGTACTGGTAGTTCGTCAAAGTCTACGGCGTCTGACATGACCCCGATGACGTAGTTGGTGGATTCGTTTTCTTGAAGTGCCGTTTGCTTTTTGTTGATGTTGACATGCTTATTGAACCAAGGGATAGGACTGGACTTCGGATGATTTTCTTGGTACTTGATACCGATATCCTTGAGCTTCTGGAAAGCAGTGTAGTCAACGAAATCTTTAAGGATCTCTGAGTTAAGACCAATGACGACTCCTTTTTTAAAGAGATACTCAGCCCACGCTTTTTCTTCGTTAATAACGTCCATGTACATACGATATACTTCATTGTGCGTAGCAGTCTGTATTTGTACAAAGTCTGGATCGTCTTTGGTGACATGGTTAATAAGCCATGCCGTCCATTCTGTATGTAATAACTCATCTTGCAAAATCAACGAAATGATATTCCCGTTGCCTATGTAAATCTTATTCTCGACCATTGCCAAACTTGTAGCAAATGAAACCATAAAGCGGAGCGCTTCAAGTGCGTAACTGGCGTGTAGAGCCAACCATATTGCCTTCTTATGCTCCATTTTATCCACGTCCTGGCCGAGCTCCTTCTTACAATTAAGTTGGTGAAGGTCTTCGTAATAGCGTCCAACGTTCGCTGCCATCCCGACGATTTCTTGGGTGTCGTGAATTTTATTGAATTCATCCTTAGGTACGCCGTAGACATTCCTAATAATATGGCTATAGCTTTTGGAATGAATGCTAGTTTCAAAGAAACCCCAAGTAAGTGTAAGTGCTTCAAGTTCCGGAATCGAACAAACGGGGCCAAAGACTTGACTTGGCGCACGACCTTGTATGCTGTCCAAAGCAGTCTGGCGCAAAAGATTACTAGTAAAGATATGCTTAATAGCATCTGATGCCTCCTTGTGGTCAATCTTATCTTTGGTTAATGAGATTTCTTCTGGAACCCAGAAGAAGCCGCGAGCCATTTCTTCAAACTTCTGTAGCTTGGGATACTTAACTTCTTCAAATCGTTGTACTGTTACAGGACCTTCAGGGTCCAGGAACATTTGACGTTGTAGATAGTTTGTTTGTTTACTTAAATTGTATTGTTCTTTACTCATTCTTCACCTAAATATTCTATACATAATCCACCTTCATCATCAACATAAACTTTATCTACATCAGGACTAGTTAAAGCAGTCAATATGTAAGGCTTTGCCTCTTCTTCAATCTCAACAGGTGTTGTAATACTATAAGAGAGAAGAACCTCTCTTATCTGTTTATCGATATTATTCATTCTGTTTTTAAAATGATTTTGTCACCTGAACTATCAACATCAATGACAGTTTTTAGTTCACCGTTTACTTCAACGTATGTAGGTACTTGACCTAACTTCTCACCTGCTCCACTAGAACGCATAGCGAACTTTCTCCATGCGTCCATTAACATAAATGAAATATTGTATGCGTCTAGTTTAATCATAGTTTACATGCCTCACAGTCATCCATGTCATCCATCAATTCAACAAGTTCTTGCTTAACGAATGGAATAACATTGTCTTCCTGATTCATTGCAGCCTTAGCACCCATCTTATTAATCAATGAGTAATAGATAGTCTTGATACCCCACTTACTAGCAAGCATTAAGTTCTTGCTGATAAGTGTAGCAGGTACCTTGCCGCCATCAAAATATGCAGGGTTATAGAATGTGTTAGTTGATAATGACTGGTCAATGTATACTGCTAGAACAGCCGCTGTCTTTAAGTACTCTACACAATCTTTTTGATCCCACATTAATTGATAACGTGACTTCAAACGTTTGTATTCAGGTACAACCTGTACAAACGATCCAGCTTTCGATTCCTTCACAGAAATCAATTCCATCGGCATTTCAATTCCGTTGGTGGAGTTTAACACAACTGAGCTGGACTCTACTGGCGCTACAGCCATTAGTGTAGCATTACGAATACCGTATTGCAATAGTTTCTGGCGCAAAGATTCCCAATCTAATGTTTCACTTGGGGTGAAGTCTGTTAGTTCGTTAACACCTTCTGCTCTACGCTCCCAAGGGAATACACCCTTACCATAGAATGTTTGTGCTGACTTTTGACATGCACCTTTTTCTTGTGCTAGTTCAACAGAGGCTTCAATTAGATAGTATGCTTGATGTTCCATCCAACGTTTAACTTCTGCTAATGCTTCTGGTGATCCATAACGCAAGTTACGTTTTGCATGCCAGTAAGCTAAGTTGGTAATGCCTATACCGAGAGGTTCAAAGTCTAAGTTAGCTAAACGACTTTGTACGGATAGAAAGTCTTGATAGCTAAGGAGATTACTTAAACTTCTTACTAATACTCTACAACTCTTACGCATTTCTTGTGGGTTCTTAAATGCGCCCCAGTTCTCTGAGCCCAATGTACATAAAGCAATACGTCCTGCTTCATCTTCAATACGTTGGAAAGGCTTTGTAGGTAATAGGATCTCTTGGCATAGATTACTCTGATAAATCGGATCGAACTTGGTGTCGAACGGACCTTGATTCATTACGTTATCGATATTAACTAAGTAGATACGACCTGTATCAGTACGTTCCTTTAAGATACCGTTCTTGAAGATTTCAACTGCTGGCAATACTTTCTTTTTGATGCCACGCTTGTGTTCATAGTGCTTGTAAAGAGTTTCGAATTCTTCTGTATCACGATAGAATGCTTCGTACAAGTCTGGAACTTCATGCGGATCGAACAATGTAATGTTTTCATTGTTGCGATAGCGATTCCAGAACATCTTATTAACTACTACTGAATAGTCTAACTGACGTACACGAGTTTCATCAGTACCTTGATTATTCTTTAGAACGATAAAGTCCTCAAACTGATAGTGCCATACAGGCAATGTAACTGTACAACTTGCGTTACGAATACCACCTTGTGAACATGAACGCAAGTCACCGAACCACTTCTTCAAGAATGGAATGAGACCTGTATGCTTAATTTCACCATTACGAATAGGTGCGCCTACTGGGCGGATACGCCCAATTTCTAAACCAATGCCTGCTCTCTTAGAGGCATACTTAGCCATCATTTCTCCGGCTGCGAAAATAGAATCCAAAGTGTCATCAGCACTGATGAGAACGCAACTACTAAACTGCTTAGTAGGCGTGCCAAGACCAGCGAGAACAGGTGTTGCAAGTGTGAAATGACCGTCACTAGCACATTCATAATAATCTTTAACATACTTTAATCTCTTGTCTTTTGGCTCTGCATGGAAAGCAGTGGCGGCTGCGATTGCGTAACGTACTTGAGGAGTCTCAAAGATTTGACCAGTAGCACGGTTCTGCACTAAGTACTTTTCTGCCAATTGGGCGATAGCCGCATAGGTATAATTTTCGTCCTTGCTATGGTCAATGAATAAGTCAATGATATTCCATTCATCTTCTGAATACCATTCTAACAATTCAGGGGAGTAAACTTTGTTCTCTACGTTCTTTTTAACAATGTCATATAGCTTCGGTGGAGTATAATCACCATATACTTCTTTTCGTAGCATAGAAACTTTTTGTCTTCCTGCTACATATTGATAATTTACATTGTTAATATCTGGGTTTTCAGATTCATCAATTAAGTTGACCATTGCCTTTAGTAACAATTCATCGATTGTCTTAGTTGACATTCCGTCATGAAGTTCAATCTGAGCTTTAATTTCAATCATGCTTGGGCTAACGTTATCGATGCCCTTACACCCGTAACTTACTTGTCGTTGTATCTTCGAGATATCTAGAGGGACGCTTGTCCCATCACGCTTAATTACGTTGATGTTGTTCATTATTCTGCCTTAAATTTTAGTTTTTATATTGTCAATACTGACGGTGCGTTTGATGCTGAAATCGGTTAGTTTATTACTTAGTACCGTATCTGGGAAGTAATTAAGTATATATTTTGCGTTGTCAACCTGGACTATGACTACATCATTGCCCATTTTATCTGTCGCTTCCGCCATCGAAACAGCGTTTTCGTCAAGTAGTAGCAAAGTATAACATATTCCCAACGCACGTGCAACCTCATCGTAGGTATTTTCTACCAAAAGTTCCCACGGGTCAGGCCAGTTTTCGGAATCTAGTATATGTAAATGGTGTGTAACTAATGGGGCACGTTGCCACCATTTGTCTATCTCTACACACTTTTCCTCCAGGGACGAGCCTTCTAAACGGACTCTTAAATCATACCAGTCTGATAGTCTGGCTTCATAGTTTAGCTGAAATACGTTCATATAGATACGTACTTATCATAGGAAAAGGTTGATTGAAATTAAGGTTAAGCGTCAATTAGCTCAGTAGGCGGTGTGAAATTGCCCGTATATCTTGCATAACCATTTGTTATACGCAAATCGTCAATGTTGCCAACATAACCTAGTTGTGTAGTTGAGGCGCCACCGTCACTAGGGTTATTACCTACTACTAGTGTTGTATAATCCCATACAGCAGAGTTTGTGTATGGTGTTCCAGTTGAAACCCCATCAACATACAGGTTAACAGACGTACCACTTCTAGTAACTGCAACATGATGCCAAGCACCGTCTGTTACTGTAGTGTTATGACTCATAAACATACCATAAGTTGTGTTGTGTAAACTAATCTTATTCAGTGCGCTTGAGTGATTATATGCTACGTAATAAGGTCCTGCGGAGTATGCTGCATTTCTAGACAATAATAATGGCATAGTGCCTGTTTGAGTACCACCTTTAACCCACATCTCAATAGTAAAGTCACCTACTAAATACAATCTAGGATTGTATGACCCTAATAGGTATGAAGTTCCTGGGAAATACACACTAGTCGATCCATACTTTCTAGTTGAATGTGTCATAACTGCACCGATACTATCAAAGTCAGTTCCACCTGAACTATCAAATATACCGGAGTTAGTGAAGTTCAACAATAACGTAGTATTCTTAGTAGGTATTGCAGGTGCAACTGGTGGGATAAAATTACTAGTATACAATGCAGTACCATTAACAATTCTAGCATCAGAGATGTAACCGTTTAATGCAGTATTTGTCTCACCAGTAGACATTCCTAGTTGCAAGGGTTGTGTTGTATTAAACGTACTTGTATTAGCTACTGTTACACCCTGAATACCGTTCAAGAATGCTCGAAGCGTCCCGTTAGACCTACATAATGCAACATGATACCAACAGTTAGGAGAAAGACCAGTAGCAATATTAGAAGCGTTCACAATATCCCAAGTTGAACCGTTGCTACTTACATACAATACTAAGTTTGTCGTAGCTGCCCATATCAGGAATGGAACATAACCTGCCGTTCCAGTTGATGCCGTTCTATGTGAAATAATAAGCTGTTGTGCCGCAGTCACGTTGTTTAGATAAAACCAAGCCTCAACTGTAAAATCAGTAGATGTATAGAACGAACTAAATGCCTTGTTTGTAGGAATAGTAAGATAATCACCGGTCCCATCAAATGACGCACTACCACTAATATCACTAGGACTAAAACTTGTTCCGGTGTTATAGGTCAAACTAGTTGAAGATGTGCTAGTAAATGGTGAGAAGTTTCTAATGAATGGAGTCCCGCCAGCAGTATTTACGTTGAAACTGTTTACCGAGTTATCAATCTGTGTGTTGTTTTGAAACCCTAAAAATGCTGTCCCAGTGATAGCAGTCAATGGTGTAGTTGGTGGCGTGAATGCCGCTGTGTATAAGCCATTACCGATTACAACCCTAAGGTTAGTAACATAACCAAAGAAACGCTCTGTGCCCGTTGCGTGAGCAGAAGCACCGACCATCATCGCTGCCGTTGGACTAATACTTGCAGTATTAGATAGCGTTGTACCGACTTGAACACCATTAGCCCATAGATACAAACTACTAGCATTACGAACTAATGCTAAATGAACCCAGGTATTCAGTGGCGCAGTACCGGTTAAATACACTTGAGTGTTAACAATATATATACTATATGTTTGTCCTTCGATGCGAATGAATATCCCGTTCGTATATTGACCTAAGTTGAAGATTGTACCATATGTTGCGGTTTGAGTCATGTAAAACCAAAACTCAACAGTGAAGTCTTGCGTACCGATGTTAGTAGCTGCTGATGCCGGCGTAGTCACCCAGCTAGATCCATTGAATTGGGTAGAAAAATAACCAGGGTTCGCAACAACAGTAGAACCTTTAAAAGGACTATGTCTGAAAAATCTAGGTGTTCCAGTTCTCACTACTGCATAATTATTTTTTGACATATCCATTAGCATGCCAGTATTCATTATTAACAATTCAGTTTGACTCGTTGCAGTTAACGGTGATGTACTAGGTGCGAATGTACCAGTATATAACGCAGTTCCCTTGATAACTCTGAGATTAGAAACATACCCAGTAAAGCTATAACCAGCACTTAACGGGACGTTGCCGTCAGTAGCAATGATGGGTCTTGATGCACCTAATAGATAGTTTACTGTATCAGTGAGGGTGCTTCCAGTTTGCACACCATTTAAAAACATCCTAGTACTTGAACCTTGCTTAGAAACAGCAATATGTGTCCAAGTGTTTAATGGTACAGTGCCGCCGGCAATTGATCCTGTACTGCTGTAAGTTAATGCACCTGATGGGCTTATGTTTATAAGTTGATACCCAACGGGAGATCCTGTTCCTGCAGGGCGAGTATCATAAATCTGTGCAGAGGTAGCAGCACGTGTTGTTTGAAATACCCACAGTTCGATAGTCCAGTCACCAGTACCCAGTGTTGTATTAGTTGCAGTTGTGTGGGTTAGATAATCCGTAGAACCATTGAAATAAACTGACCACGAACCACCGTATGGTGTAAATGTGCCTTGTGTTGCATTACCTGCTCTAGTAACTAGTGATGCTATATTACTGTTGTCTACAAACGTGCTATTAAACGGAGAGCCGTTATATTGCAATGTTAGTAGACTAGTACTTGCCACAGCGGCCAATGAAGTCGTTGGTAATGCAAATGTTGCAGAATATACTCCAGAGCCATTAACTATTCTCAAATCACTAATATAACCGTTGAAATATCCAGACCATGTTTGAGAGAAACCTACATATAAAGTACCAGTCGCATCTGTAATAGATACGTTGCTAGTGCCGGTTGAGTCTAGCACTCCGTTCACAAACCATCTGACAGTAGTACCAATTCTAGACACTGCATAATGCACCCATTGAAATGAGGGGACATCTGACGTTGTGAAGAAATTATTTTGTAGTGCAAAACGTGCGTTGAGCTTTGTAGGTGACCCACCATCTTTATAAATTACCCAACCGTTTGTAGTATCATTTGCTTTTTGTCCTACAATGCCGCAACTTGCAGGTTGACTTGACCAAGCAACTGCACTATAAAGCCAAAACTCTACAGTAAAATCACTAGTTCCAAATTGAAATGCAGCGTTATTAGGATAGCTGACAGAATCTGTTGTTCCATTGAAATAACCACTTCCAAGTATTTTACTTGCTGTAATTGTAAAAGGAGACGTTGGAACTACTTTCGGCGTAGATGTTACAGTTACTACCTGAGCCAATGGAGATTGGTCAGTGAGAGATTTATTATTACAAGTTAGAAGTACAGTTCCGGGAATTGCAGTCAATGGTGAAGTCGGCGGGGTGAAAGCCGCAGTGTAAACAGCAGTGCCGTTAACGATTCTAACATTACTAATAAAGCCCGGCCACCAGAATCTTGGACCACTTGCGTCAGCTCCAATCAATACTGGATATGCTGAGTTGTACCCCACAGCGGCTGCGTTAGTAGTAGTATACACACTCACACCATTTTGATACAAGGTGAACACTGTACCGTTACGAACTAACGCAACATGAACCCATTGACCAAATGGATATAATACCGTAGCATTTGCGGTTGCAACTACGCCAGTCAAAAATATTTGTAAGTAGCCAGCAGTAGCGTTTAAGAACACAATCCAGTCATAAGTTGCACCTGAACGTTTTTCAAACAAAGTTAATTGAGTTGTTGTAGTTGTCCAGAACCAACCCTCAATCGTAAAATTACTTGTACCAAAGTTGAAGCCTGCGTTAGTGCCCGGCACTGAAAGATAATCAGATGTACCGTTCATTGAAACACCGTAGAATCCATCACCTAGATAAGGAGTCACCCTATCTGATTTCGCACCACTGTTGATTGTTAGTTGAAAATTATTAGTACTTGCATCGCTGATGAAAGATGGTGATATAGTGGCAGATGAATCTAACGGAGAACCGGTATTCCCTTTCATTAACAGAGCAACTAAATTAAAATAAGGCTCAGATGCTCTAATCAATCCACCTATTTTCCGAAACATACTCAGTGATGCTGCGGCTAAACTTGCAATTAGTGGCATGTCAACCCCTTATGCAAACTTAGTTTGACTAGCCAATACACTAAATGTAGCGTTACCAGTTTTAATTACAGTATAGGCGTATGAATCGATTGAAGAAGCATTGCCGCTAGTAGGTGCAACACCGCCGCCCCATTTTGGTGTGACGTTAAAACCATCAACCATCAATGTTGATGAATAATAAGCAGTAGACCCGTTCGTCACTAACAGCACTAATGAAACACTTTGCCCAATTGCCAACACTGAGTTTAAGTTGACGTTATCACTTCCTGTGATATTCAATGTCCAGGTGCTAGTAGCCTGTGCAGTAACATACGCAACAGTTTGAGATGTTACGTTGTATCTGACTACTCCGACAAGAGGAGATGCCATTAAACTCACATTTTCTGCAATGTTAGTAGGACTCAAAGCCATAGATGTTTGCGAACCGGTGAGTGCCACATATCCGTTACTACTTAAATTACCGAAAGTAATGCTATTTGCAACGTTAGTTTGTGGTAACTCGCACCATTGAGGAGCGAGTTTGTTTACTGGTAGAAACTTATATAGCTTATTTGATGTCGGGTTAAACCACTCATCACCCACTAAACCATTTGCTGGCTCAGTAGATGATGTAATAGTTTTGTTAAACTGCTTACTTGACACAAGCCTATCCTTTTACGCTTGAGCCTCTGTCCAAGAGACACGACCGAAGATGTTAGCTGATGCAGATCCAATGTTACGACACATGATAGTAATCATATCAGGACCATTAGGATACATACCTGCATTGGGAGCAGTGCCGCCGCCCGACAAAATACTTGTACCCAAGTCACGAACCAAATTCAAGTCAGTTGAAGTTGCAGTATAGTTTGTACCACCTGCCGAGTTCAAGTAGAAACCGTAAATTACTTCGCCGCCAGTAATTGTAGTAGCTGTTGAATGGTTAACGTATTGTGCGAGACTTGAGCCTCCAACGTTTGACCAGGTAGGGGTTGCACTTGACACTGTTCCATTCAGTACAATAGTGACCAAGAACTGCCCGTTTGAGAACAAGTCAAGTTGACGCAAAATCATCTGCATGCGGTTAACAATTTCTCTATCACCTAAGTTACTAGAGATAATACCGTTGCTTACTGTTGGTCCAACTCTAAAACTCATCAACGCATTAGTTGCGGATGCGGCGACTGCTAGTGCAGTTGTTGTACCTGATGTAAACACGAATGATTTATCGTCATCATATCTACCGTCCATGATAACTGAAGTACCCCAGTGACTGATTTGCGGAGCAAATTGTGGTGAGTGTAATTCGATTGCTACCGGCAACGTTGCACTATATGTGAATGCTTGTGCTGCACCAGCCATTGCCAAGAATGTCAATGAGACTGAGCCGGACGCTGTTGCGGCTTCACTAAGTTGAACACTAGTATTAGTTACGAAAGAAACTACATAAGCATTATCAGGAATACCAGTACCGACTACGTATTGACCAATTTGAACACCCGAAGTACTTACACCAGTTACCACAGGACTACCTGTTGTAGTTGTGAATGTTAACGCACCACCTGCCTGAGCACGAGTTAAGCCAGTTAACTGCGGATCAAATGCAAGTGTAGTAGATCCGGTATACTGTGCTGGCAATGATAGAGTAACTGATGCATTAGCTGAGATTGACATTACAACTGCGCCCCATGGCGTATTAGGACTTGACACTGCTTGCCCAACAACGACACCTGAAGTATTTGACATAGTGACAACTGTGCTGCCTTGCATAGTAGTACCTGACAACAACGCTGATTGTGTCTTACCTGTAAAGTTAATATATTCAGTCTGTGTATTATTACGTACAAAGATTGTACCTGAACTTGGCCAGCCTTCGTAATTGTTAATGTTAACACTAGTACCGCCAGCACTCAATGATGCCGTCAATGTTGATAATTTACTGAATGTATTAGTTTCATAACGAGCAGGTAAGTTACCAGAACGCATATATGCTTCATAGTTAACGTTGTTGTTTACCATCTTGTGGCAATATGTTACGTTACCGTTTGCCCCGCGGAATCCCCAACGAATGAAACCAGCACCGTACCATGAGTAATCCATGTAGAACATTTGCATTCTGTGAATGTCAAGAATCATACCGGATTGACCTGTACCATCCATCTTGTCCATGTTCCACTGCGATTGTGGAATCTTTAAGTCTTGGGTCTTACTAATGATACCGTTAGTCAAGTTACTTGCACCACGATATGGAGGTTGAATTGTCATTGACGTATCACTTGCAATACTTTCAACACGATAACTCATACCACGAATGACGATCCAATCACCCGGAGATAATTGCTTACTAAACAATGTTGAAACACCGTTAAGTGTAGCCCCAGTTACAGTCGAGCTACCTGCAGTAATGTTAACTGTCCCGGCGATTTGATATGTACTATTTCTGCGAACCGCATACATCGTTTGACCATCAAACTCAAAAAAGATACCGTTTTGTGAATCAAACATGCCAATACGTGTTGATGCACCATACCATGAACTTACTGAGCAGTATGGAACGCCACTAGCTGTAGTAACAGTAGGTGCAACTGATGCAGTGTACTTGAATGTGTAAGGGTCAATAACCTGTGTTACAGTATACGCACCGTTAAATCCAGTTTCGATTGCACCAGCAATCAATACAATAGTTGAAGGGTTAATTTGATGAGGGACTTTTGTTACAACAGTAATTGTTGTACCACTTGCTGTCAATTGGTCAATCGAAATGTTAGGGCGTAAGATTGTACCTGTAGACATTTGAATACCTTTACCCGATTGATAACGGAAATATCTACGTGTTTGACGAATTAGTTGCTGGTTGTGACTTTGTGCCAATGTACTAAATTGAACGCCACCATCGAATGGTCTATGGTATACTAAACCTGCTGGACGCACATATAATGTACCACTAGCAACTGTACCAGTTGGAGTGCCAACTGATGAATAGAATGTGAATACTGTTGGGCTTGTTACACCAGCTACTGTCCATGAACCGTTCGGGGCATTAGTTGTAGCTGTTGAACCAGTCAATGCAATTTCATTACCAACACCTAGACCGTGCGGGTTAGTTGTTGTAACACTAATCAAGTTACCTGTGTATGAATATGATGTAACTGCGATAGATGCTCCAGTGAAGACTGATCCTGAATAACAAGTTGTTTGTCCGCTATTATAAATTGTACCAGTAGTACCAGTAAAACGCATCTTAGCTGTATAGTTGAAACTAGTGCCTGCAACAATACTATCTACGATGTATAGACCGTCTGCTGCACCCCATGTACAATCTGTGATGAAGATTGGAGTGCCTACTGTCGGTGGTGTTGTTGTTGCAACTGTAATTGTTCTTGAGTTGTTTGTAGCAGTTACGTTTGTAATTGTAATAGGAGATTGTGTGTTGGCATACGCAAAAGGACGATTGTTAATCATTGAAATACTTTCCCATTTAGTAGGCTGGGTAGAGTATTCAAAGTCAGTATCAATCATTGACTGTGGTGTAGAAACACGCATCTTGTTGACAGGGTCAGTCATTGCTTCTGCTGGAATAATAGCAGTTTCATATTCATCAAACATGATTGCTAACCTATCAGTAGCAGAATGAGAAGCAGTATTATAGTTCAGAACAATCGTTGTCGTCGGGGTCATACCAGCAACGGTTGGTGTTTGAATTGAGAAACTTGCCATACCCAATGCAGGGTCACTGAAATTATAGATGACCGTATTCTTAGTAGTGTTAGTAATTAAAAGAATTTCTTCTTGTAAGAATGCTCTACCGACGATAGTAATCGTTTTAGTTGTTGGGTTGAACGTGTATTGTTCTGTTAAAATATGCTTTGCCATTTGTTATAGTCCTAGTGCGATTGTTGTTGGGGAGAATGGGTATTTACGAGTTTGTGCAGTTTGACTTGCACCTGTTATCATTACAATACATGTATCGCCTGCATCTGGTGCATTGTATATACAAAGATTGCTACCTGTCACTCTATATCCTTTTGATGAATCGTATTCTGGTATCCAAGGATATGTAATTTCTTTGACATATGGTTCTAAATAACGACCATTTAGAATTACAGTAACATCTTTGGAATCCGTTACTGTATTTATGCTGGTCTGAGACACCGTTAAGGGAAAAACAGTCTTTGACCCATCAAACATGTTGCTTATGTTATCACATAACGACGGTGAGATAACCGGAGAGGTTGAGTCAAAGCTGGATGATTTGATTGTAGTTAGTGCCATATGTCAGTCCTATACTATATTTATCGTATTACTGATATTGATATCTGATAATGACAATACCAGAACCACCATTACCTGAAGTATTACCAGAGCCACCGCCTCCACCACCACCAGTGTTTGCTGTCCCGGGAGTTCCGTTTCCGTTAACACCTGCGCCACCACCCCCTGTGCCGCCTGCACCCTGTGTAGTTGCTGCACCGCGGGCTGCTCCGCCACCACCTGCATAGTATCCAGAATGACCGGTTAATGTTGCAGTTGCCCAGTCTGAATAAAGTCTGCCTACACCGCCTGCTCCGCAAACGCCTGCCGTGCCAGTAACACCTACTGCGCCTGCACCTCCACCGCCGCCGCCGGCGCCAGTTGAGTCATTACCCCAAGATGCTCCACCGGCAAAACCATATCCACCAGAAGCTGAACTGGGTTGTGTTGCTGTGCCACCTGCTTTGCCTTGACCACTACCAGTTGAGGGACCTCCGCCACCTGAGCCTCCATTTGCACCAGCAGTAATAGCTTGATAAGGAGTATATGACCCGGCGCCGCCGCCGCCTAAAACAGTGAACCCGAAGCCAGAAGAGTCACCTCCGTTAGTTGCCGCAGTGAATGTTGCTCCCGAGCCAGATCCAGTACCAATACTTCCAGTACCGCCGGCACCAATTACAATGCTGTAGCCTGTAGCTGTTACGGTTATTGATGCAGTGTTTACAGTCAATTTATCAATCAATCCGCCTGCACCACCACCTCCGCCGCCAGCGTTTGCTCCCCAACCTGCACCAGTTCCGCCGCCACCGCCTCCTGCAACCATGAGAACTTCTACTTTATTACCGATTGTAGGGGTAGTTCCAACCGTTGTTACTGTAAAAGTACCAGATGTTAAGAACGTATGATATTTGTAACTACCTGAAGTAGTTACTACACCGCCGGACGCAGATAAAAATGCACTAGGGGGTAATGATAACACTCTTGCACCCGGACCCACGAAGCCCCCAGCAACTGATGAAAACTTAGGCATATTATGTATAATTTGAAGATTGACCCATCACGATCCATGAACCAGTGTACATACATGATAATGATATGATATCAATTTTGTTACTTGATGCAGAAGGTGATGTTGAGTTCAACCACTTAACAGTGACAGCAGAGCCGTTTATTTGATATGCACTCGGTGCATAACCAGTAGCACCTTGATTTATAATAAAGACTGCAACCATAATCCTGTTCGCAGTTGTAGGTAAGTTAGTTAAATTAACAACCCATGCAGATGATGGTGCGGCGTGATAGAAAGTTCCACCTGTTGTAAAATCGTACACTACAGTACCTGTAGGAGAATTTACAACGTTCAATACTTCAAACGTTTGTTGCAACGTCATTGCGCCCACAACCGATAGATTACCTGAAACAGATAAATTACCTGTCGATGTGTTTCCTAAAATGTTTGCGCCGGATGCAACACTCAATGCTCCAGTAACAGTGGCGTTTCCAGTAGTACCAATTGAGAATATCGCATTACTTGCAATGCCGTTGTTATAGAAACTAATTCCATCATTAGTACCAACTGAGATTCTACCAGTGCCAGTAACATAGTCAACAACAATACCATCAGTGAAGGTTCCCGAGTAATCATTAGTAGAGTATAACCCGTTTGCCACTTTAACTGAAGAATTCAAACTAATGTTACCAGTGATGCTACCACCAACAACTAAGTTTCCAGAAACAACTGAACTACCCGAAAGAGAAATGTTAGTAGTTGATAACGTGTTTGATGTAGAATCAAATGACAATGCAGGTGATCCTGACAATGTACCATTGGCGTTGTATTGAATATGTGTTGAAGATCCTGCTGCCAACATTGAAGTGATAGCTGGACCAAATGTCATAACTTCTATCACAGCCGAGTTTGCAGGAGCACTAGTAAAACTCAAAGTAGAGCCTGATACAACATATGATGGTTTCTGCTGAGTCACGCCGTTAACTGTAACTATAGTAAAGTTCCTGCTTGTAGGTGAGACGCTTAGAACAAAATCAACTTGAGACCCTGTTCCTGTAAATGTATCAAATACTAAACCAGTCAATACAGATGATACTGAAGATACCATTGTTTTCACTTCAATGACAGCTCCATTTAATGGTGTACCTGTCAATGTCAAAATGTTTGAACTTAGTGTATACGCAGTTTTTTGTTGTAGCACACCATCAATGTTTACCGATACAAGTTCTTTTGTGCTAGGTGTTACACTTAATGTGTATTGAAGTGTGGACCCGTTACTAATGAAAGTATCGACATTAATCGACATGGTAGGAAGAACAGTCTGAACACGAGTCCAGCTATTCATCGAGCTATCGTAGGTGTATGTTATACCATTGACAGTTGAGAGTTGACCATTAATTGGATTTATTGGAAATGACATGTATTGAACCTTATTTAATATTTAGTCTGTACATTATTGTCATATTAACCGAATACAGATGATTGTCCGTAAACTACCCAAGAACTTGAAACTCTTTGAAGTTTGAAAGTTACAATATCAGTCTTAGAAGCATTTCCGCTAGGGGTCGAACTACCCAACCATTTAACCGTCTGAGAAGAACCATCTATTTGAACTGTTGTAGGCATATACGCGGTGCCGGCTTGTGAAATAATGAGCGAAACTTCTATAATTCTTGAATCAGTAGTAGGCACATTAATGAAGTTGGCAGTAAAGTTAGCTAACGGATTAGTATGGTAGAAAGTTCCACCAGTAGATAAATCATGGCTAACGATACCGGTTGCTCCTGTCTGGGAAACATATACTTCAGATGTCAGTTTTATTGATGTAGTACCACTAACAGTTAAACCACCGGATACAGTAGCACCAGTATTCGATGCAACTAATACGTTGTTTGTACCTGCAATATTGATTGATAAGTTTCCACTTTGAGCCAAAGAAATGCTACTATTTCCATTTTGCATGATAGTTGATGCCGATGAGGAGATAGTAGGAGATTGTACATCAACCCAATAGTTACCAGTACCGTCATTGATATATTCATATAACGTTTGTGATGTGGTATTAAACCATTGGTCACCCGGGCTGTTGTTAGCTGAAGGCGGTGTAGTTGTTGCTGTAAACTTTACGGATCCTCCCGAAAACGCCTGTCCGTTAGCATAATAGAAGTTACTAGCAAACACATTACCGAATGCGAAGTTTGCTGAACTGTTTGCTATTTGTGGTTCTAATTTTAAAATTGACATTTTTTACCTTTATTGGAATCTATATTTGACTATGACAATACCCGAACCACCGTTGCCACCAACTGCACTAACTGAACCTGCGCAGCCGCCGCCGCCGCCTCCGGTCCCGGCTGTACCGTTACCACCAGGTGTTCCTGTTGTGCCTGCACCACCTCCTCCGGTTGTCGGTGTTCCGTTGTTTGTTCCATTTCCGCCGCCGCCACCGCCTGCATAATATGAAGCTGACCCGCTGATATCATATGACTTACCAATTCCACCTTGACTGCCTGAGCCGGCTGCACCTGCGCCACCGCCACCACCCCCTAGTGATGTTGCTCCGTTTGCGCCTGCGTTACCGAAACCATATGTTTTAGAATCCGCATTAATTGCGACACTGGTTGTTTGTGTTCCTGCTGCACCTGCGGTACCGTTATGTGTTCCACCACCACCTGAACCACCCGATTGTCCCACTCCACCATTACTTGCTCCGGCGCCACCACCCAATGCAGTAAATAATGAACCGATGGAACTGTTTCCTCCACTTGCAGCCGATGCGCCACCGGCGCCAACTGTAACTGCATACACATCACCTGTATTTACTGGGGTGCTTAATTTGTAAACTAAACCACCTGCACCTCCGCCACCTGATTCATAACTTGAGGAACCACCGTTGCCGGCTCCGCCCCCGCCTCCGACTACTAATACTTCTATGCCGTATGCTGGATTCGCAGAAGCTATCGTTAATGTCCCGCTACTAGTAAATGTATGAATTCTATAATTACCTGATGTAGTCACTGAAGAACCACCTGTAGCAAATATGCCACCTAAGTAGCTAAATCCAATCCACGCATTTCCAAAATATGCTTCGAGATAATTTGTCTCGCTGTTGATGCGCAAGAATCCTGCCGCAGGCGAGCTAGGGCGCTGCAATGTGTTTCCGATTGCTAACGGAAAGTAACCGGTACCAGCGGTAATTTTATCAGCAGTAACGGCGCCGGCGGCTAACTTAGCATTTGTTATAGAGCCATCTGCCAGTGCTGTTGACACAGTTGCCCAAGATGCAGTTGTACCATCAGTTGTTAGATACTTACCCGAGTTAGTAGCTTGATTGGGAAGTGAGTCTACAGTAGCCCATGATGCTGTTGTCCCATTTGTGGTTAGGTATTTGCCTGAATTACCAGTTTGACTCGGTACTGCTGCACCGGCTGCTAATTTAACTGCTGTAACTGCCCCGTCGGCAATTGATGTTGTCACTACTGTGTTAGGTCCCGCAGTTTCTAGAACTACTGGGTTTGTTTGACTCCAAACTGACCCATCAAATATCCATGCTTTACCATTGTAAGTGTATATTTGATTTGTAGTTGGGTTACTTGGGAAACTGAGTGCCATTATTTATCCTTAATAGAATGTGATTGTTCCTGATCCAGTGAAAGTGTATACTCTATACGATCCCACGATTGCTGATGTTGCTGTACCTGTAATAATGCCGGGAGTGTATTGAACAGGATGTCTAATTATCACTATACCTGAACCTCCTGCACGACCGCCACCACCGCCGCCGCCGGTGTTGACTGTGCCTGCGCTAGTATTTCCTGTACCACCACCACCATTGCCACCAGCACCGCCCGGTCCGTTCAAAGTTGTACCACCACCGCCGCCGCCTGCATAATATGAAGCTGACCCAGAAATACTATACTGTAATCCTACCCCTCCGGCGCCGCCCTGTGCGCTGGCACCAGCAGTTCCCACTGAGAATGCGCCACCACCTCCACCGCCTGCCGCGTTTACACCCAAGTCACCTGTACCGTTACCACCTGAATATCCTTGTCCTGCGGTTCCTGCTCCACTGTTTGACGCAGCACTACCCTGAGTACCTTGACCATATCCTGCTCCGCCTCCGCCTGAGCCACCGGATGCGCCGGCGCCGCCATAGTCTCTACTAGCAGCTCCGCCGCCGCCAATTGCGGTGTATATAGCAGTAGCTCCGTTTAATAAAACTGTATTTGAGCCGTTGGCTTGAGAAGAGGAAGAACCATTAGTATTAGGAGCTGTTGCACCACCTGCTCCGACAGTAACTGTATACGTAGTACCCAAAGTAACTGACATTGCTGAACCGCTAGGTAATTTAGGAGTTTCTGCACCATAATATAAAAGACCGCCGGCGCCACCACCACCGCCGCCGTTGCCCCCTCCGCCGCCGCCGCCTGCTACAAGTAATATTTCAACTGCGGTTACCGCTGTGGGCAATAGTCCTGACTTTACTGCAAAAAAGTGATCCATAGAGGAATAGGCTGCTCCTGTCGGCGGCGATGATTGTATAGCTCCTATAATACCGTAGTTTGCTCTGGATCTCATTCATTAACTCATTAATTCATAACTAGCTATTATACTCACGGTTGCTGACGAATTTGCTTGCAAAACGTCACCTTCTTCTAAGTATACACTGGTGTCTTTACCTAACAAAGCCAACGTTGAGTTGGCAGGTATAGCAACATTTCCACCTATGTAATACACCGATGAACTACGATTAATCATTACATTAGCAGTGACTGCCGTTCCTGTATTGTTACTCAACACAATAGCATTTAATTTATCCACTGTGCTACTGGCACTTGAATTTGTAATAACGTTACTTGTTACTGTTGACAATGTTGCTAAAGCTGTTTTTCCTGTTACTGTAGTAGTACCTAATAAATTTGGTGCTGCCATGTTATCCTCCGAATATAATACCCATAGTCATTGCTTGGGCTCTAATTGATGTGTTACTTGCACCGGCAGAAACGGTTGCCCAAGATGCAGTAGTTCCGTTTGTAGTTAAGTACTTACCTGAATTGCCAGTCTGGCTAGGTACTGCTGCACCGGATGCTAATTTAGTTGAAGTGATTGCACCGTCGGCAATTTGTAGTGCTGTAATTGTGCTATTAACAATATTATTACCAGTAATAGTAGTATTGGCAATCATAGATCCAGTGATTGAACCTGCGGCAATTGTACTGTTGATACTTCCGATAGAAACCCAGCCGCCGAGCGCATAAACTGAAATAGTTCCAGTATCTGAATTCATCCAAAGTTGTCCTTGAGCAGGATTACTAGGGGCAACGTTTGCTAAATTTACGTTTGTTGATGCCTGTGATACTGTGTTAGTTTTTGCTACCCAGCGTTTTCCGTCATATGTGTATGTTGTACCACTATATGTATATGTTTGTCCGTTTGTCGGTGATGAAGGAAAACTTAGAGCCATAATAATATTTATTCTTAGAAAGTGATTGTACCAGACCCAGTAAAGGTATATAATCTATAACCCAACAGTGTAGTAGATGTAACTGTCCCGGTAGTAGTCGCAGCCAAAGCTGTCGCAATTTGTCTAACAATTACCACACCCGAGCCTCCATTGGCGCCACCGGACGATGCATTTCCACCACCGGCTCCGCCGCCTGTATTAGTTGTTCCTGCAACAGGACTACCGGCTGAACTTGAGCCACCACCGCCTTGTCCACCTACACCAGTGTCACCGCCACCGCCACCGCCGCCATAGTATGTGTTAGTGCCTGACCAGTTAATAGATACGCCTATACCACCTGACATACTAGATGCTGTTGCGCTTGCACCTGCACCGGCTCCGCCACCGGCAGCAGTACCGCCTCCTCCACTAGAAGCGCCAATGTAGTCAGCGTTATTACCGCCTGCAAAGCCAGTCGTTGGACCAATACCACCGGTAGCAGTAATCGCAGTAAAACCTGAACCGGTTATAGTAGATGAACCACCTGAACCAGCAGTAACACCATTGGTGCCAGTACCACCTGCGCCAACAGTAATAGAGTATGTAGTTCCTGGAACAACTGTAGCAGTTCCTGTTCTAACAACACCTGATGCACCACCAGATCCATAATTAACCCCAGACACACCACCAGTAGATCCACTTCCTCCACCCACGGTAAAATACTGAACTGAAGTAGAAGATTGTCCTGCAGTGATACCAGCCCATTTTAAAATTACAATACCAGAGCCTCCGTTGCCACCTGCGTATGAAGTAGTTCCTGCATAGCCACCGCCACCACCACCACCGCCAGTGTTAGCGGTTGCACTAGTAGCATTACCTGAGCTTCCGTTACCGCCACCCTCAGTTGCAGTACCGGGTGTAGCGCTACCAGAACGTGCTCCACCACCGCCGCCACCAGCATAACCTGTCATAGTACCCGAAATGTTATAGTAGATTCCTAAGCCGCCATTGCCGGCAACAGAAGCTGTTCCATTAGAACCAGCAGTTCCAGCTCCTCCTCCACCGCCTCCGCCGTTAGAGTTAGCAGAAGCATTACCGCCTGAATTTCCCTGACCAACAGTACCTACCCTGACGCCAGTTGCATTACCACCCTGTCCACCGCCAGAGCCAATTGAACCTGATCCTAAACCATTCGAGCCGCCGCCGAAACTTGCACCGCCACCGCCTTTGAGAGCAGTCAATGAGGCAAAAGAACTATTCGACCCGTCAGCACCATAGTCAGTATTATATGTTCCTGTGTTACCTGCTGCGCCGGCACCGCCTGCACCTACAACAATACTATAGGTAGTTCCTGGTGTTACCGCAACTGATGAAGAATACTGTACGCCGCCGCCACCACCACCGCCGGCAATGGTTTGTCCGCCACCACCACCACCAGCAACGACTAGTGCTTCAACTGAAGTTACTCCACCTGGACATGTCCATGTTCCGGATGATGTAAAAGTTGCGCTATTTGAGATTGTATATTTTACAACTACAATACCAGAGCCGCCGTTAGAGTTTCCACCACTACCTCCGCCACCACCACCACCGCCGCCGCCACCGGTGTTAGCTGTACCGTTTGCGCCTGATGTATTTGTAGTAGCAGTTCCATTTCCGCCGCCGCCAGCGCTTGCTATGCCAGCTGCAACACCGTAGCCTGCATAGCCACCGCCGCCACCGCCACTTGCGTAATATGTTCCTGAATTTGCAGGCCATTGAATACCTGTGCCGCCGTTTCCTGAAGTGAGTAAGCCAGCATCAGTGCCTGCAGATGTGGCGCCACCGCCACCGCCACCACCAGAACTATTACCTGAAGTACTTCCACCACCTACTTTACCTCCAGCGCCGCCTGCATAACCTTGATTTGCTGTACCTGCACCTCCGGGTGTTACTGCACCGTTACCAGAGTTACCACCACCTGAACCACCTGTGTTACCACCACCAGCGCCTCCGCCGGTTGCTGTAATAGGTCCGAATGATGAGTTACCGCCGTTACCTGTTCCGCCAGCGCCGATAGTAATTGTAAATGTTGCACCCGGTGTTACTGCATAGTTTAAGTTCGAAATTGCTCCGCCGGCACCACCGCCACCACCAAAGTTAATTTGTCCTCCACCGCCGGCAGCTACAACCAAAACGTCTATTGATGTGATTCCCGCAGGAACAGTCCAAGTTGTCGAAGAGGTGAAGAAATTTACTACGGGAGTCCCAGTAGTACCAGTGCCAAATATACCAGCTTGAATAAGCTGTTGAATATCAGACATAGCAAAAAAGCCCGAAGTGGAAGACTTTGGACCAATGAGTCCGTAGTTGGATCTACGTCCCATTAACTAATCTCCTCGTAGCTTACTACTGCTTCTAAGTATGAGTTAACACTTGCCGATATTTGCAATGCATCACCTTCATTTAAATATAGAGTTTTGCTAATTAGATCCAGTGAGCTTGCTGCCGGAACACTCATTTGATATGCAAGACGATAGCTAGTTGAGCTTCTAATAATTGAAACTGTTACAGTTGCGGCAGTAGTACCATTAACATTTGATACATACAAAGCATTGATTCGTTGTGCTTTGCCACTTGAAGCTGAGTTAGACACAATAGAAGTTGGCGTAGTAGTTACTGCTGCAAGAGCAGTTAATCCATTAATAGTTGCTGCGTTGATGATATTAGGTGTTGCCATATTATTGTGCCCCGAAAATTAAGTTGAACCCTGCCATTCGTGATTTAGCGGTTGTATTCAACATGTCTGTAGTAATAGTATTTGCACCAGGAGTAGTCGTAACTGTTGTCCAAGATGCGTTAGTTCCATCAGTTGTTAAGTATTTACCTGAATTTGTTGATTGAGACGGTAGTGCATCAACTGTTGCCCAAGACGCAGTTGAACCATCAGTAGTCAAAAACTTACCAGATTGTCCTGTTTGTGTTGGTACTGCGGCTCCAGATGCTAGTTGCGTTGCTGTAATTGATCCGTCTACAATCGAGTTTCCTGGCAATGTGTTCGCCGCTACATTCAACACTCCTGCGCTTGCTAAAACCCATGACCCTCCCACGTAAACACTCAACGTACCGGTCGTGCTATCAACCCATATAGAACCTTCTTGGGTTGATCCGGGTTCAGTATCTGATACTGTTATCGGTACCACCGGTGTACTTGATGTATAACTTGCCCCTGTATTCAACCAACGTGAGCCGTTGAATGTCCAGACTTTACCGCCGTAAGTGTACGTTTGATTTGTCGTTGGGTTGCTAGGGAAAGTAATTGCCATGTTTTATCCTATAATATATTTAGTCTTACTTATTCTTCAGAGGAATTGTAGGAGGGGTAAAGGTTGTTGTATAACGTGCTAAACCTTTAGTGATTCTTAGGTCTTTGATGTAACCGTTCAAATAATCGCCAGCCGCGCCTGAATAGTTTTGCCACCCTAAACATAACATTTCGTTAGGTCCGTATGGTCTTGAAGTGCTAGTAGATGTTCCTTGTGATACTCCATTTAACCACATTGTCCAAGTGGTTCCTGACCTAGTTATTGCTGTATGATACCATTGACCTGCAGCGATAGTGGTGGTAGAAACAATAATATCGCTTCCGCCGGCAACTGATACGAAGAACTTAAACACCGCACCACTCAAGTAAAAAGTTGTTCTATGTGAACCATCTTCACTCAACGACCATACATGCGGTGCGTTAGCAACCGAGTTGAAATATACCCAACATTCTATAGTACCATCACTAAGCCACTGAGTTGAGAAATTAGCAACATATGGTGTGACCAAATAATCGCCACTGCCATCAAAATACAAACTCTTTCCAGTGTTTTGTCGGAATGGGTTAAAGGTTCTGACATAGTGAGTAACAACGGAAGTCGCATCTATTGTGTAATTATTAGAACTATTATCTTTGAATCTATTTGATTGACAAGTTAATAACTGTGTACCGTTAACTGCGGTCAATGGACTAGTAGGAACAGTTATAGTAGATAATGTAGGGTCATATACAGTTGTTCCAGTAACAAAACGGACATTTGAAAGAATAGTATTAGTTCCGCCACCAATTTGAGTAGTAGCCACTGAATAGTTGTTGGTATCAGAAATTGATCCAGTCGAACTTCTAGTTCCGTTCACAAACACAGTAGCATTTCCAGAAGCATCTCTGGTGTATGCGATGTGATACCAAGTATCATATTGCCACTGAGGTACTGTAAATGCTTGTGTGGTCAGACCTACAGAGAACATACGAATAGTGGTTCCACTGTTTATTTGTAGTCTGAAAGCACCAGTGGCTGCTGAATAAATTAAATACTTCACAAAAGTAGCCGCTACTGCCGGTATATAAACCCACATTTCAACCGTAAAAGCCCCTGTTCCAAAAGTGGTTCCACTGTATGTTAAGTTTACTGCATTTGCGTCTGCTGTAACACTATAATAACTTCCATTATATGGATCTTCACTTGCTAATTGAGTGTTTCCGACTGTTTCTAAGTTAGTAGAACCGTGATAGTCAATGATACCACTTGAGGTTCCATTTACTAACAAGTTAGAAGGATAGGTACTAGTACCGAGTGTGGTTGTCGGTGTTGCAGGTGAGGTACTTGGATAGAAGTTTGAGGTATAAAGGGCAGCACCTTTGGTTATTCTTGCATCAGTGATATATCCATTGAACCCGTCTGCGCCACCACCGACACCGTCCCAGCGTTTTGCAATATATCCAGCTGTAGTGGCTCCGTCATATGCGACCCATGATGATACCGAGCTGGTAACCATCACACCGTTCACGAACAAATATATTGTAGTACCGGTATATACACCTGCAACGTGAGTCCACTGATTCATTGTCAATGATCCAGGTGATACTACGCCAGCCCATCCGCTATTATAGTGACCAAACCAAACTTGATTACTGGTTGCCACTACCCCCACTGCATTACCAATACCTAATGCGTATGGTACTTTGCTATTTGCGAACATACTAGAGATGATGGAACTACCAGTAATACCAATAGGGTATACCCATGCTTCTACTGTAAATGGTGTCGTTGATCCTATGTTCCAGAGAGTAGAATCTGTCACTGTCAAATAGTTAGCGGCGGCATTAGAGAAATACATAGAACCGCCGTTTGTACTAGATGAATATGATTTCTTATCAGTTGTCGAACCAAATGGATTGAATGGTAATGGTTTTACGTCACCGTTTGCAGTCAATGTAAAATAGTTAGTCGAATTATCTATTAAGGTAGTTGACTGACATGTTAGTAATGATACTTGATTTGCAGTGGCACCTTGACTTGTAGTTGTCAATGGTGTTGTACTTGGCGTGAATGCTGATGTATATAATGCAGTTCCTTTAACTAGTCTAACGTTAGACAAATAACCATAGGTGTATTGACCGTAAGTACCATTAATCATACCTATGTATGTTGGTCCAGTAGATGTTAAGTTAGTGGAATCAGTAACCGTTGCAACTACTGCTCCGTTAATGAACATCTTCATTGACGTTCCAGACCTTGTTACAGCATAGTGATACCATGTTCCCACGGTAGGCGTAAATGAATAATATATTAACTGAGTGTCGCCCATGAAGAAATCAAGTCTGGCTGTGTCACTTCTCCATTGAAAGCCCCATCCGTTTGCTGCACCAGTATAGTTAGAAACCATAGATTGAATTTGACCGACACTAGAATGATTTGCCCATAATTCAAGCGTAAAGTCACCTGTACCAAAGTTAAAGGCAGTATTATTTGAAGTACTCAGATAATCACCAGTACCATCAAAGTAATTACTATAACTTATTGGAACACTTCTTACACTACCGAATGGCGAGTAGGCTTGAACTGACGGAGTTCCGGTAACCGTCACTGTCAGATTATTTGAACTAGAGTCGATAAATCTATTTGCATTACATACTAGAACTACTGTACCGGTTATAGTTTGCAATGGTGTAGTCGGTGGGGTGAACGCAGAAGCATATACTATTGAACCTATCACCCAACGTAAATTAGAAACATAACTTGAGCCACCATTATTACCCAACCCGTTATTATCATAAACACCATTAACCACGAACGTTGTGCCGGTTGCAAGTGTACCGTTATAAGTTTGAGTACCTTCTAATACACCATTTACATATAATTTTTTGACCCCGCCGGCTTCGTTCGTAACTGCAATATGATACCAAGAATTAGCAGTGAACGTGTTCGTACTGGTAAAACTTACAGGATTGCTACTACCATTTCCACCAAATACTCTAAACTTATTCGCTGCACCTAGACCCCAATCAACTGCAAACGAATTCCCGTAGGCGCCGCCGGAACCTATTCCAGTAAAATACCCAGAAGTTATAGGATATACCCAACACTCAAAAGTGAACAAGGTGTTTTGACTTGAAACGTTTAACAAAGAGTGAGATCCAGATAAACTGTTTCCAGTAGCGGAGAAGTATGTACTCCAACCAGTTTGACTGAACGGACTAAATGTACCTTGTGTTGGATTTCCGGTTCTAGTTATATTGTAATTGAATGTTGATTGGTCAACAAATCCATTGTTATTTGCACCACCGTTGTATTGAAGTGTTAGTAACTGGGTGTTTGTTACAGATGTTAGCGGAGCTTGTGGTGGTAAGAAGTTACTAGTGTATAGCGCAGTACCTTTTATTACTCTAAAATTGCTAATATAAGCGGGGGCAGAACCACCGTTATATGGACCGATGCTTCTTGTAGCAGGTGATGCGCTATAATTGTAACTGTTTGTCACTGAATACACTTGAATACCATTGATGAACATTCTTAGTGCCGTTCCGGATCTAGAAACTGCCAAATGGCTCCAAGCATTCAGTGGTATAGAACCGTAACCAGTTCCACCCAAGTTTCCTCCGTTTTCATGCCAGTATAGTTGATTTAAATACACCAATAATTCCCAAGTACTAGTTGTAGTGCTAGCCATAGAAATATTGACTGATGCAGTACTTGCTGGATTAAACCAACATTCAACCGTAAAGTCGCCTGTGCCAAATGCATCACTATTTGCTGGAGAATAAGTAGTGTATGCTGATGTTGCTGGAAAATATGCTGAACCTAAACTAGTTACAGTAGTCGAACTAGTTGTCATATTAAATGGACTTATTGCGATTGGGCTAGCACTTCCGCTACTAGCCACTGTGAAATTATTTGTCGAGTTGTCTTTCAATGTAGAATTTTGACAAGTCAATAAACTCGTGCCGGAAACTGATGTTAGTAGACCTGTAGGAACAGTAATAGTTGTTTGTGTTACATCGTATATTGCAGTTCCTTTAATAACACGTACATTTGACATTGAACCAATTAAGGTTTCTCCTAAACCGCCGCCTCCGTCAGACCCGATTCTAAATGTTCCTGTACCCCATGTAACAGTTGATGTGAATGTAGTTAATGACGATCCGCTCGTGCCATTGACATAAACTCTAGATGTTGACCCTGAACGAACCCAAGCAACATGCGTCCATACATTCAATGGGACTATTGCCCCTGTATAACTGTACGATGTTCCGTTATAAAAATAGATTGGGCCTGTATTTGTTGATTTTAATGCTTGACTGTTACTTCCAGTATTTAAATATTGAGTATAATTATTAGAACTATACGCAGTTTTAAATATCCAAAACTCTACTGTAAAGTCTGCGTCTAAGTTCAATGGGGCTCCTGCAGATGCGATAGTCACTGCATCCGCAGTAGCTCCAGTAAAAGATACGCTATACATTGTGTTGTACGCAGCAAGAGTTGGTGTAGAGAATGGATATGCTGAACTTACTGCGGTGTCACCATTCTTCGTTATTGCAAAATTGTTGGGTGAGTTATCAATTAATCTGTTTGATTGACAAGTTAATAGTTGAGTGTTCGCAACTGCTGTTAATGGTGAAGTAGGTGTGGTGAAATTAGAAGTATATAACGCTGTCCCTTTGACCATACGAGCATTTGAGATATAGCCATTGTGGTATTGACCGACACCTTGTGAACCCACATAACATGTTGCTGAAACTGTGTCTGCTGTTGAATACGTTCCAGATGCAACTTGTACTCCGTTTAAGAATGTTCTTAGTGTAGTTCCACTTCTAGTCACTGCAATATGATACCATGTATTCATTGCAAGATAAGCAGTTGTATATGATTGCTGAATTGCATTGGCGTGAATAAAACCAATACCATATGTGGCACCAGAACTTCTATTAACAAATAATGACCATCCACCATTTGAACCGCCGTCATACGTTCCAATAATTCCCGAACCGTAAGTTTGATTTGCAAGAGTGGTGTATACCCAGGCTTCAACAGTAAAATCACCTGAACCTAACATTAGGGATGAGCTGGCTGAAATTGTTAAGTAATCCCCGGTACCATCAAAGTAATTACTGTAATAACCGTCAGTATATGGATTAAACAAGTTAGGCTTTGTGTCACCAGCAATGGTCAACTGTGCATTGTTCAAACTAGCGTCATTGATAAATGTTGTAGTTGGTGTTGATCCGTTCAACAACAAAGATGTAGATTTCCAATAAGGATCAGATAAGCTAACAACCCAAGTGATAGTATTAGTTGCACTCTTGTTTGTAGTTGATGCAGTTGCAGTTAATAACGTAGATACGTTCCCCTCTTCAGTTGGGGTACCAGTGATAGTACCTGAGGTTAATGTTAAACCAGTAGGCAATGTATTTGCAGAATAACTCACATTGTAACCGGCAGCACTAGTTGCTGATAGTGTTTGTGAATATGGGTTATCATCTATGGCGATGGTTGCGCCGCTAGATGGAGTTGACCATGTTACTACATCGGTATTGATAGTCAACGTGAATGTTCGTGTTACATCTTGTAATTCAGTATCGGTTGCTTTGATAGCAAATGTATATGTCGTGCTTGATGCATCTGTGGGTGCAGTACCTGTAATAGTGCCGTTACTTGATAATGTTGCACCGGCAGGTAAAGTGCCACTATCCAATGAATAAGTTAACGCACTGTCGCTCGTTGCAACAACACTTATGTTAATAGATTTAGTTTCATATATTGTACCGATGCTCCCAGCAGCAGTTGTATATGTAGGTACACTTGAATAGGTAATACCAGGAACTAATATTGCTGCACCGCCTGTGCTATTATACAATACCAATGCATGTGATCCTGCACTCTTTGCAGGAGAAGTAAATGTTACTTGGTTTGAATTTACAAAAGTGACTGCACCCAATTGAGTGCCGCCTATAGTTCCACTAATACCCGTTGCAAAACCACTACCAGTCACTATGATTGTTTGTCCACCTGCTGGATCCAAAGCGGTATCGTCTATTCCACTAATAGTATAACCAGTAATCGTTGGTTGCGGATCACTTTTCTGAACGAATCCACTTTGTGTAGATACCGTACCTTCACCGTCTTTGGCTCTTCGTCCTCTGATGCCACTGTTAAACATTAGCTAATTTCCTCCCAAGTAGCAACAGCTTGTAATCTATTATTTACATTTGCTGTAACTCTGAGAGTATCCCCTTCTAGTAAGTATAAACTTAATGTTTTATCAATAGGGGTGTATGAAGTATTTGGAGTTACTGTTACCCCACTAGTAAGAACATAGGCTACTGAATTTCTATACAAGTCAACCGTAATCGTTGCAGAGTTTGCTCCATCAACATTTGATACGATGATACCATTTAGTTTAAATATTTTGCCGCTACTAGTATTATTAGTTACGATTGCCGTTGCTGATGTAGTTACGTTAGCGACTTGGGTGTTACCTACGATGTTTGTTACTTGTACAATGTTTGGGTTAGCCATAATTAATCCTTAGAATCCGAATACTATTGCCATTGCAATAGCTTTACCTGTTGTTGCTGGTGCTGCGTTATTTATTGTTAGGTTACCAGTGACTGAAACGTTGCCAGCGATATCTAACCCAGTCAATGTGCCCACGCTAGTAATATTTGGTTGTGCGTTGTTCAGTACCACACTAGCTGCTCCTACTGGGCTAGCAAATCCACCTAAAGTTGTTACTTCAATGGGTGTATTGCTAGGAACTGCACTTGATGTTGTCAGTACATTACCTGAAATAGAATATGTATTTCTTGGTTGCAAAATACCACCAATTGCAACTAATGTATATGCTTCGCTTGTCGGAGTTGCTGACAATGTAAACTGTGTCGTTAAACTATCACCTGTAAAATTATCAACAACAGAGGTTAATTGAGGTGCACTTTCAGTAACACTAGCCCATGCATCACTAAAGTAAACGTTTAATTCACCTGTTTCACTATCCAACCACATGTCACCTTCTGCAGGAGTGGTTGGTGCAGTAGCAGAAACAGTTACACTCGCACCACCGCCACCTGTGCCACCGTTAACGATAATATCTCCGTTAGCAACAATGTTAGCCCATGCCATTTGACCATTGCCCAATGAGGCAAGAATTTCACCTACGTTACCACCTGCAATTCTTAAATTACCAACGTCACCTAAGTTAGCAGATGTTGCAGTTAATTTAGCGGCTGTCAACATACCGGTTGACTTGTTAAATGTTAAATTAGCTGTGCCCCCGACTTTACCTGCGTCATTGAATAGAATTTGCGAATTACTGCCGGATGCCATTGGAATACCAATTTCACGAATTTGAATCTGTACTCCATTTGGTGGTGCAGTTGTAAATGTTAACGTTGTGCCTGTAACGCTATAATCCGTTGTGGGAGTTTGAACAATACCACTTAGTGATACGATAACACTATCAACAGTTACCCCAGATGTGACTGTGAATCCTGTAGTAGAACCATTACCTGTATATGTCCTAGTAACATACGAGGAGTTAACTGTGCCGCCACCGCCTGATTGAGCAGCCCAACTTAAATTGCCAGTGCCGTCAGTTGTTAGTACATAGTCAGCAGAACCACCAGAAAGTTTCAAATTCGTTGGATCAATTATAAGATTGCCAGGAGTTAAGTTACCAGTGTATGTTGGTAAGTACGCCGCTATATTTGAATCACCGTAAGACGATCCTCCCCCACCTGCTGGTGCTGCTGCAAATACGCCGTTACCGTATAGTATGTTACTTACATTACCATCTAAGTTAAGTGTAGCAACATTACCTAAACCGCTAACGTTTGCCGCTGATACTGAATTTGCAACGGCAGCAAACGCTACTTCACCTGAAACGTTTGCACCGGCTACACTATTAGCAGTAGTTGCAAACGCAACAGGTCCACTAACGTTCGACCCAGTAATTGAATACGCAATATTAGAAATATTTGCAACAACTGACAAGTTATCAACGAATGTTTTTGTAACACGTGTGTCGATAGCACTGTTTGCTCTAGTGTCTGTGAAATATAAGTTAGTTCCCTCAGATACATTGCTTGTAGTTTTAGTACCTAACCATGTATCTGCGGTTGATGTAAAATCGCTGATAGCTAATTTATTACCAATTGAATTCGCAATAGTCGTAGCAAAGTTCGCATCGTCACCCAATGCTGCTGCAAGTTCATTTAATGTGTTTAATGTAGTTGGTGCGGCATCTACTAGATTACTAATCTGTGTACCTACGTATGTTTCTGTTGCATATCCAACTAAATCTGCTGATTGAAGTGCAGTGTCAGCTTTTGTTCCTTGTGCCGCAGTAGCATAGGCGTTTGCGTTTGTTGCTGCCGCAGTGCCTAAAGTTGGGAGACCTGTCAAGTTAGCATACGTGCCATCGAACAACGTTGGCTTATTGATTAAATCAGTGTATGAACCGGTTGTAGCAACGGTTGCCAAATCACCCGGTTGAACGGCTGAATCAGCTAAAGTTCCTTGTGCTGAAGTTGCAAACGCTGTTGAGTTTAACCCGTCTAGTGTATCTGCATCAACGTTTAAATTATCGATAAACGCTTTTGTTACTTTGGCATCAATCGCTGCATTTGCGTTAGTATCAGTATAACTTGCAGGTAACCCAGTTAACTGACTACCGTTTCCAATCAGGTAATTAGCTGTGATATTGCCTGAAACGGTTACATTACCGAAGGTGAAATCGTCAGTGGTTAGTAGGGTAAAGCTGGGTAGTCGTGTTAATGCCATAATAAAAACCTTATTATGTATTTAGTCTAACTGTTATTGATACAGATATCGAATAACTACTATTCCCGAGCCACCTGAGCCACCATTTGTGAAGTTTGAACCACCACCGCCACCGGTATTTGTACCACCATTTGGTACTCCACCAGCGTTTAACCCTGACCCTCCAGTGCCGCTGCCGTATCCGCCACCGCCGCCGCCTCCGGCTCCTCCGTTGCCGCTGACAGCACCATCACCACCGCCACCACCAGCAAAGTAATATGTAGTTCCTAAATAACTATTTTGAACTCCTATGCCACCATTACCTCCGTTAACTCCAGTTGTTGATGCTCCTGCTCCGCCTGCTCCGCCACCTCCAGCGCCACCCTGACCTGTTGATGTTCCACCAGCATTACCTTGACCTGCAACATACGGGGAAGAGAATTGCACTCCAGTAATACTTCCACCGAACTGTTCACCGGATCTAATGCCACCGCCAGAACCGCCAGCAACAGTTGATATTACACCGGATTGATACCACCATCCTGCGCCGCCGCCTTGGCAAGTCAACGTGTATGAACTTCCTGCTATAGTAGTGTTATTTCCCGGAAAGGGTCTACTTGTCGTACTCGTACAACCAGCACCACCGCCACCAATTGTAACTGTGTATGTTTCAGTGTTTAATTTAAAGTTAGGGTACTGTAGCAATCCGCCAGCACCTCCTCCAAATGGATTGTTATATCCATATGTACCACCTCCACCACCGCCTGCTACTATCAATATATCAAATGTTGCATTCGCTGGAATGTATGTAGGAGTGAATGTGCCTGAACTATAAAAAGCGTGAATTTTATAATTACCCGACGTTGTAACTGTACCTCCAGTGGCAGAAATGAAAGAAGAAGCTGTTACATATCTAATGATTACAACACCGGATCCACCTGAACCGCCTGAAAAGTTATAACTAGAAGAAGAATAATAGTATCCGCCGCCACCTCCACCACCGGTATTAGTGCCTCCGTTACCACCAACACCATTATTAGTGCCGTTTCCACCTGAGTTTAATGCGGAGCCGCCGCCGGTGCCGGCTGTTTGACTGCCTGCGCCACCGCCGCCGCCGATTCCGCCATTGCCACCTGTTCTACCTCCTGTATTAGAGCCACCGCCGCCGCCTCCACCAAAGTATAATGAACTTCCCGTAATGCTTGTTTGAAACCCGGCGCCCCCCGCGCCCCCACTGCCGCCACCGCTTCCACCTACAGCAGTAGCACCGCCACCACCGCCACAACCAAATCCACTTCCACCTGAGCCTCCGTTGTTTCCTTGTCCAGGAACACCCAATCCATATTCATAGTTCCATCCAGTGCCACTGTTAAATGTTCCGCCGCCGCCTGAACCACCTGAACGTCCGCGACCGTATCCAAATTGAGGATTATATATTGCGCCACCGCCGCCGCCCATTGCGTATAAGTTTACGTTAGTACCTACTATACTCGATTGCGATCCTGAACTCGTGTCACTAGCAGAATCAGGTGCCTGACCGCCTGCACCAGCGCCGACTGTTACTGTATATGTTCCGGGAGTTGTAATGTTATATGAAGGAATGTAGACTACTCCACCTGCGCCGCCACCTGCAAGGGCGCCACCGCCGCCGCCGCCTACAATTAAAATGTCAACTGTACCTGCACCAGCAACTATAAAAGACCCTGAAGTAGTAAAAGTATGAACTGTATATTGCCCACTGGTAGTTATTGTTCCACCTGTAGCAGAGATCCACGGGATCGCAGCGCCAACTGAAGGATTAGTTGTTGATGCAGATAGTGCTTGAGCACCATTACGTGCGTAACCCATTAACTTATCTCCGTGCCGAAGAGACTAAAAGTTACGTTAGTTGTGTTAGCATATACAGTTACTACATCTGTTGTAGCAAGTGTGATTCCCAATGTCATACCGATGCTATCGTTGGCAGGTAAATTCGTATCATATGTTAGATAGTGAACGTTGGCTAGTGTTGCACCTGCTGGTCTAACTGCAACACGAAAAGTAGATGCAGTATTACCCAAGTTGCATACATTCAGTGTAGATGCGATTGCACTAGTAGCCGAAGGTACTGTATATAATGTTGTTGCTGTCGTAGCCGCTGGGTTTGTTTGACCTAAGACTTTATAAATTGTTCCCATATTAAATTCCTATAAACAAGAAAGGATGAGGTGGTTGTGTTGGTACACTAACTGTTGTAAACGATAGATTGCCAGTGCCATCTGTTGTCACATATTGTCCGGTAGTTCCGCCTGTAATCTTTACATTACCCACTGCTCCCAAAGTTGATGTACCGGAGACAGTTATTGATGTAAGTGTTCCAGTACTAGTAATATTTGGTTGGGCTGCGGTTGTTACTGTGCCGGCAGTTGTTGCGCTAGATACAGTGCCGCTAACGTTTGCACCTGCTACTGAGTTAGCTACTGCTGCGTATCCAACTTCACCAATGACGTTTGCACCGGTTAAACTAGTTAATAATGATCCGTCCCCACTGAAGTAGTTAGATGAAGTTAAATTACCTAAGGTTGCGTTACCAGAGGTAATATTACCGGTTACAGTTAAACTAGTAAGAGTACCAACTGATGTTATATTACCAGTGTCGATTAGTAATGGGGATGCTTTAGTGGTCATAATATATTTATTAGAACGTTATTGTTCCTGATGAGTTAAAGATATAAACTCTATATCTTGAACCTGTAATAGTTATTGTATATTCATATGAAGCTGTTGAGGTTGGTTGACTGTAAGTTACAGTACCATCGGATAATAATGTTCTAATAACACATACGCCGGAGCCACCAGTGCCAGGTTGAGTGATAGCAGAAGTTGATACATAACTGCCACCGCCGCCACCGCCACCCGAATTTGGTTGACCTAGTGTGATACTACTAACATCAATCTGATTTGATGTTCCACTATGCGTACCCATTCCTCCTCCACCTAAGCCACCTAAGCTCATGTTATACGTTGAATATTGTCCGCCGGCGCCACCACCTGCATAATATGTAGGGACACCTGTGATAGACGATGATACTCCTATTCCACCATTTGAAGAATAATGCAAAGTTCCAATTCCACCTCCGGTAGCTCCTGCTCCCCCGCCGCCTGCGCCACCGAGTGAAGAAGCGGATTTAGAGCCGCCTGCATATCCTTGACCTGCTACGCCTGTGCCGGGCGAAGTTGCGCCGCTACCACCGCCGCCACCTGAACCACCATTTGAACCACCTAGTGTTCTATTACCACCTTTTCCGCCACCCGTAGCTGTTACTGTAGAAAATGCTGTACTTGTTAAAGTAGAATCACTTCCGTTCGCACTTGAACCCCCGGCTCCTAGTGTTACTGTAATAGTCGCCCCTGATAAATTAGAAAGAGTTCCCGTTAATAATCCACCGGCGCCGCCGCCACCTCCGGAACCAGTACTACCTACTGTACCTACACCACCAGATCCTCCACCTGCTACAAGTAAATACTCACATGTTGCAGTTTGTGTCGGTGGGGTAGGTGTACCACCTGTTCCGGAAACTGCTACAGTTGCAGATTCGACTTTGATTGAACTAGTTGAGGCACGCTTGAAAGCCATTATGTAATCTCTGAACCAAATAAGTTGAAACTCAACGTTGCAGTACTTGCATATACAGTTACAACATCTGTTGTTGCTAACGTGACACCAATTGTCATTGTTAATACATCATTTGCAGGGATACTTGTATCATACGCAACATAGTGTTTTGCTTCTAGTGTTGCGCCTGCAGGTCTTACTGCAATTCTAAATGTTGCAGAAGTAGCTGCTTGGTTACAAATAGTAATAGTAGAGCATACCGAGCTGGTCGCTGATGGAACTGTGTATAACGTTGTATTTGTTGTAGCTAGAGGGTTTGATTGCCCCAATACTTTATAAGTGTTTGCCATGTTGATTCCTTATGCGCCCATTAATAAGAATGGACTTAGTGGGTCCGGAACTGTAACAGTTGCAAAACTTAAATTTCCCGAGCCATCTGTTGTTAAATACTGCCCATTAGTTCCGCCATTAATGTGAACATTACTAACTGTACCTAAAGTTACATTACCTGAAACAGATAGGCTGGTTAGTGTACCAACTGATGTTAATGTGGTAGTATCAATGTTTAGATTTGTAACTTTAGTGGTCATATATTATTACACAGGTTGTGTTACTTCATCCCATGAAGTTGTTGTTTCATTCCAAACATAGATTTTTCCATCGTCTGGCATTGGAACAGGTGCTTCATATTGACATGTAGTTTCATTCAATACCCAACTTGCGAATGGACACGGTGGGATAAACGCATCACGTTGACTATCATACGTATATCCGATACCTGCATAGTTTTTGCGTAATGGTGTTCCACCTAATTTATGCTCACCTGCTTGAGTGTTATAACTTGTTTGGATCCACTTAGATGGATCACCAACAGCGCCAGAATCAATAAAATCCTGCTCTGCTACGATAACATTTGTTACGATGTTGTTTTCATCTATTTGTGCGAAATGTGACATTTCTTTCTCCTTAAAAATTTATGCCATATACCATGTTTGGGTAGGCACGGCTGTCCCACTTGTAACAGGATCTTCGGCTGTTTTGATAAATGTGCTTAGTCTATTAGTTCCAGTAACTCCTGGTATGTACACGCCTCCGAGCGTTTGACCATTAATAGTTGACTGTAATATATTAGCTGACTGCAAACTTACCAGTTGAGTGGACGTTGGACTAATTCCCACTACTGTAGAAGAAACAAATCCACCGAATACTGTTGTGTTTGCAATTGCCATATCTTATGCTTTTCTTAGTAAGAACAAGTCAGGGTATGTTGTGCCACCAGTTAAAACCGGAACATAACTAGTACCACTGATTACATATTCAGTGGCGTTTGCAAAGTAAGTAAGACCGGCAGAAAAATGTGACATACCCTTAAGGATGCCTGGTATTTGACCAGAGCATGTATATGTAGCGGCAGCACTGGATCCTGCAGCATAAGAATATATGATTGGCCAAGCAGGAGGAACTGTTAATCCTGTTACAGGATCTGTTATAGGTGCGTCGGGTGACCAATTGTATCCGCTGTTAATACTTGCACCGTAACTTCCTGCTGGATACGCTAATTGAAATAAAGGTCGGATAGTTGTCGAAGTGTTATTCCATTCATTCAAATTACCGCCATTAATACCTTGACCAGTAACCGAATGGGCTGAGTAAGCGTAATCATTAACGCTGCCGCGTTTAGCAGGAGCTAACTGAGTACCTGCCTGGTTAATACCTGCCATCCACGCATAAATGTAGTCAGTATGGGGAGAGTTTGTCGCCATAAAACCAACATTACCTTCATTAAAACAAAATGCACACCAAGGTGGATTATCAGTACGTGCTGTTTCCCATCCGGCTTGAGTACGCAAGCCAAAATAACACATGCCCTTAGGTGTTACAATAATTAGATAGTTTGCAGTTACAGCAAGATATATAGTATCACCGTTGTTTGATACAGTTATAGGATATTGATTCGGGTCACTCGTCCAAGAACCAGTGGGGCGAACAACAGATGTAGTTCCATTATAAAAGTTAGTGTCACTAGAATACACAGTACTTGCTGGATTATTTGATGTATGACCTTGATACCATTGTAATTGAGGATATGAGGTAAAAGATCCGCTACTAAAAGCATAAGAAAAATTACCAAATGTTTGTCTTAGGTATGGTACCGAAGATTTACCTGATGATGAATATAAGTCAACTACTAAACTTGCGGCAGAAGCATTATATGCTGTGGCTGCTGTAACGTTGTTACTTGTACCAGCAGTCCATCCACCTGCTTCTGTATTACTAAGAACAGTAATACAATTATAACTTGTATTTTTTGTCCCGCTTGTATTCGTTGGATTCACCGCGGTGGGAGTCCCTCCGGCTGCACACGTTGCAACTGAATGCAAGGCGCACATGAAATTAAAAAATCTAGTTTGAGCGTCAGTACTGACACCTCCTACTGATGGGTTGATTGATACTAACATTGTTTACTCCGTTACTACTGCGTAATTTACCGCTGTGATTCTAGAAACACCTGAAGTATTGTATATACTATCCGGTGCTATCGTTGTATTGCTTAACTTGAACAAATTATATACGCCATAGCCCGCATACCCTTGATTTATGTTAGACACAAATGTAGGGTTCTCGATAATCATTGCTGTTCCAGAAATGTTTGACACTAGGGTAGGCGCTGTAATGTCAGTCAAGTTACCAGTAATTGCGGTGTATGCACTCGAACTTCCCAACAATGAATACGCATATGGAATACCATATGTAGCAGTGGTTGTGTTAATGTATGCCATTTTCATATTATTAGTGTATGTTGACGTAATACCATTCGCACCTAAATCAAACAATCCAAATGATATACCACTAGTGATGCTTGAAATCCATACGTTCTTGCTAGTAATAACAATATTTAAACCTGACGGTATTTGTGCAGCCGATAGATATGGATTTGGTGTAACGTTAACTGTATAAGCTACACTATTAACTAATGTATCTGTGCCTGATGTGTAAGATTGTGCCACACTAAATGTAGTCATTTTAGTGCTGTCAAAGGTCATTCTGAAATAGTGAGTATACGTATTGTCTATACTGTGTACTTTACTGAACGTGTTTGTACTTGCACCTACTTTAGTATACGTACCTGCAGGGTATGTGCCTGAGATTACTGAATTTGTTTTGTCAGCACCGGCACTTAACCCGCTGGTTGCAGTAATTGAGCCATCGATGAGACCAACTATATCAGCCGTGAACTGAGCGACAGTTATGCCGGGTAACATTCTATATTTAATTAACATATTATTGAGGTCCTTGGGGTTCTACTACTTCTTCAGGAACTTCTAGAGGCTCTGGTAACGGTAAATCAATATACAATCTAAATTGTCCTTCTTCTACCTGAATATTATCCTGTGTATAGACTACAGTAATCCCCTGAACAGAAGAAACAATACAATTTATTAGGTTTGTACCTGCGGCTTTAGCAAACTCTTCGGTCACGTATGAGGTGAAAATAGAATCGTCCGGGATAGATCCGTCGAAAATATAAACTTTTGCAGTTTCTATACCAAATAGTTGTTGTAATAGTTCCGGTTTCATGTGTTTCTTTTTATATAATATTTATCACTGCGACATGTATTCAAAATCAACTTTCAAGTCAGTCGCACCTGTGCCTGCGGTTACATTTAGTGTCAAATAGTCACTAGTCGTAACTGAAATGTTGGCGCTAGTAGTAGTCATTCTGTAACTACCAGAACTGAAGCTATATGTACCTACACTAGTATTATTCTTCAACAATTCAAAGCTAAAGGAGTCACTCGCAGGCGTTCCTAGACTAGCATAAACATTTGTGATGACGATATTTGTAGTTGGATAGCATCGTGAAACCCCGGCGAACGGAGTTGTAATATTACCGGGTTGAGCTATTGTAATAAACTTACTAGGTTTATTGGTCAAATCATTATAGCTTCCACTAAACCCAGTTGTGTTAGCGAGTGTGTTTGCAACTTCAGCAAAGTTAATATTTCCACCGGTTGTATTTGCAGCCAATGTCGCACCCGAAGAAGTAATTACCAACGCCGTTGGATTTGGATTTGTTACTGAAGGGGCTGCAACTAGTGCAATCGTACCAGTTGTTGCATCAGTTGTCATCGTTGCACCACCCAAATCAATAGTAGTACCTGATAGATATAAGTCTTTGAATCTATTTGTGGGGGTACCCAAATCATACGTTACGTTAGCTGTGGGAATAATGTTACCTGTAACAGATAAATTAGACACGGATAACGTGTTAGTAGTTTTGTTAAAAGTAAAATTTGAACTATTACCAAACGATCCTGCATCATTGAACAATACCTGTGTGTTTGCACCCGCGGGTGTGATAGTTGCTACTGCAACACCCAATTCACGAATTTGAACTTTTACTCCGTTACCCGGAGCAGTAGTGAATGTTAATGTTGAGCCAGTGACAGTATAATCGACTGCAGGAGTTTGTAGTAATCCGTTTTCAGTAACTAGTATATTCGTAGCGTTAACGCCAGCAGATACTGCAAAATCGGTTTGCGATCCGGTCGCTGTGTAATTTCTAACAGTCAAACTACCAGAGCCAGATGTTACACCCATTTGTGTAGTAATTTCAATTACTGACCCGTTTGCAGGAGCTTCACTAAATGTAATATCTTGACCAGACAATGTGTATGAACTACGCAACTGCAAGGCACCATTATAGTTGATGAATGTTTGATTAATATTCTGGGGAGCAACACTTAATGTGAATACAGTATCGATCCCGTTACCAGTAAAAGCATCTACTGACGTTACTGTATACTCTGATGTTCCACCTGCGGCTTGTTGAACCCAAGATAAGTTTCCAGTCCCATCAGTTGACAACACATAGTTTGCAGTGCCACCTGATAATTTTAAATTATCTGAGCTAATGATGATGTTACCAGGAGTTAAGTTACCTGTATAATTTGGTAAGTATGTAGCAACATTTGAATCGTTATATGTTACTGGTGCAGCAGCAAAGGTTCCATTACCATATAGTATAGTACTTGCATTACCGTTTAAGTTTAATGTAGCAATGTTACCGATGCCTGATACATTAGCAACTGCTACTGAATAAGCAACGTTGGCAACGTTTGCAACTACTGATAAGTTGTCAACGAACGTCTTGGTTACACGTGCATCAATGGCACTGTTTGCTCTAGTTGTAGTATAATATAAGTTAGTGCCTTCAGCTAAATCAGTAGTTGATTTTGTACCCAACCAAGTATCAGCCGTAGTTGTAAAATCTGATGTTGATAACTTATTACCAATTGAGTTAGCAATAGTAGTTGCAAAATTAGCATCATCTCCCAATGCGGCAGCTAATTCGTTTAGTGTGTTTAGTGTGGCTGGTGCTGCATCAACTAAGTTACTGATTTGGGTACCTACATACGTTTCAGTTGCATACCCAGATAAGTTAGCCGCAACTAAATATCCGCTATCGTTTGTAAAGACGCTAATGTTTGCACCAGACTGAATTGCAGAGTCAGCTAATAACCCCTGTGCCGCAGTTGCATATGCATTAGCATTAGTAGCGGCTGCTGTACCTAGTGTGGGTTTACCGGTTAAGTTAGCATAAGTGCCATCAAATAGTGCTGGCTTATTTGCCAATGACGCATACTCACCATCGAATAGTGTGGGTTTACCAGTTAAGTTAGCATAAGTGCCATCAAATAGTGTTGGTGTATTCAACAAATCATTATAAGAGCCACTAGTAGCGACTGTAGCTAAGTCTCCGGGTTGAACTGCTGAATCAGCTAAACTACCTTGAGTGCTTGTAGCAAAATACGTATCTGAGTGCCCATTCAATGTACTAGCATTTACACCCAAGTTATCAACAAATGTCTTAGTTACACGAGCATCAATGGCTGCATTTGCATTTGTATCTGTGTAGCTTACTGGTAATCCGGTTAATTGTGAACCATCACCGATGAAATAATTAGCGGTTATGTTTCCAGGTGCAGTCAAGTCATTAGCTATGCCAATCGCACCAGGCACATTATTATATCTAGTGCTGATAGCGATAGTACCAGAAGTATCAACAATGTTTGCTGTTTTGACTCCGGTGCCAGTAGCAGTCAATAAGCCTGTTACAGTTAATCCAGTTAGAGTACCAACTGATGTAATGTTTGGCTGGGCGTTTGTGTAAACAGTACCTGCCACTAGTGCATTTGATACTTGTCCAGATACATTTGACCCTGATACTGAGTACGCAACATTGGCAACGTTGGCGACTACTGATAAGTTGTCTACAAATGATTTTGTTACTCTCGCATCGATTGCTGCATTTGCATTTGTATTAGAATACATGCCAGTCAACTGAGAACCATTACCAATGAAATAGTTAGCAGTAACATTACCATCGACAGTTAAGCCAGTTAGAGTTCCAACTGATGTGATGTTTGGTTGAGCATTGGCTGTTACTGTCAACGCAGTTGATACAGATGTTGTCGGTGCCACCCAAGCATTACCAAAGTAAATGCTCATCTCACCTGTATCACTATCTAACCACAAATCACCCTCAATGGGCGATGCAGGTGCAGTTGAACTAACTGTTACTGATGCAGGATTAGGTATATTTGCAATAGCATTTGTAACATAAGTCTCAGTTGCATAACCTGCTAAGTCTGCTGATTGCAATGCAGTATCAGCCTTTGTACCTTGTGCCGCTGTTGCGTATGCATTAGCGTCAGTTGCTGCCGCAGTGCCTAGTGTTGGCTTGCCAGTTAAGTTAGCATATGTTCCATCAAACAAACTTGGCTTATTTGCAAGAGAAGAATATTCACCGTCGAATAAAGTCGGCAGACCTGTTAAGTTTGCATAAGTGCCATCAAATAGCGCTGGCTTATTTGCCAATGATGCATATTCACCATCGAATAACGAAGGCTTGTCAATCAAATCAGTATAACTACCACTTGTTGCTACGGTAGCAAACGAAGGTTTACCTGTTAAGTTTGCGTAAGTGCCATCAAATAGCGTTGGGGTATTTGTTAAATCTAAGTATGATCCACTGAACAATGTTGGCTTGTTTGCCAATGATGCATATTCACCATCAAATAACGAAGGCTTACCGGTTAGGTTAGCATACGTACCATCAAACAGTGTTGGCTTATTATTCAAGTCAGCATAGTTACCAGTCAACGCCACAGTCGATAAATCTGCGGTATCTGCTTTGTTTGCCAATTGATTGGTAATTGTTGTGGTGAAACTAGCGTCATTACCGATTGCGTTTGCTAGTTCACCTAATGTATCTAATAAAGCAGGTGCAGAGTTAACTAAATTAGCAACCGCATTACCTACATATGATTCAGTGGCATACCCAGATAAGTCTGCTGCTTGAAGTGCAGTGTCTGCTTTTGTACCTTGTGCAGCAGTTGCAAAATCTAAAGAAGATAACCCATCTAACGTATCAGCATCTACGTTCAAGTTGTCAATAAATGACTTAGTTACACGTGCGTCAATGGCACTGTTTGCATTTGTATCAGTGTAGCTCGCAGGTAAGCCGGTTAGTTGTGAACCATCACCAACAAAGAAATTAGCAGTTAATGTACCTGTAGTTTTATTGAATGTTAGATTTGCAGACCCTGCAAAGTTGTTTGCATCATTGAACTGAACTTGCGTATTTGTTCCGGCTGCATTTGATGTGAATGCGTAGGGTGTACCGTTTGCATATAGCAAATGGTCAGATTTGATATTTCCAGCAGATACATTGCCGGTACTTGATATACTATTAACGACATAATCACCGGTAGTGTCTATACCGCGTGATTTGATTACTGTGATTGGTGATGCCATTTTATAACCCTTATATACTATTTAGTCAAGGATTATATCCAGTACTCTCGATTTGGACTCTCACCGAATAATTTAATAATACCCTGGTCGATAGGACCAGCCGTAGTTGTAGTGATAGTAGTATACGGTAGAATTGTATTAGACTGTAAATTTCCAAATACAGGAAGCAATGATTTTGTACCTAATGTTATATCGGTAACAGTAGTAACCATATCTGGAATATTCATTTGCCCCTCAATCCCATTAGATTTAGCAGATAATGAGAAGTCAGTGACAGTTAATCCGGTTTTTGGGATGTTCATCTGTCCTGTGATTGGGCTTGCTAAGTAAGCAGTATTAGCAGAATACCCTATACCGTTAATTGCAGTCGTAATAGATACGTTAGGAGATAACGCAACGTTTATGTTTGACCCGTCTGCGGACATATTCATTGTGTATGTCGATGTTAACAACGGTTTAACTGTAAATGTTGCTGTTCCCGATCCAGATGACATAACAAAGTTTCCAGTAAGGGACGCATTATTGATTACATCAGATGTAATCCCAGTAATTGTATATGGAATATTACCAGTGTTTGCAGAATATAGAGTAAACGTTAGATTAGAGCCACCGACCGCGGTGTTTGCACTGGCATATAGTCCTGCAGGTTGTACTGTATATCTAATAATAACAATACCAGAACCGCCTGCGCCGCCGGTGCCTGCTGCACCGCCACCCCCGCCGCCGGTGTTAACACCAGCAGCACCACCGACGCCTGATGTAGGTGCAACTGCACCCCTAGTAGTGTCGCTTGTTCCCAGAACAACACCGGCTCCACCAGCACCACCACCGAGACCGCCTGCTCCGCCGATATCTCCGCCAGCACCGTATCCACCGCCACCCCCGCCGCCGGCGTAGTACACATTTGACCCATTATAATTAAGTCTGAGTCCAACACCACCAGCGCCGGATGGTCCTGGATCATTTGCACCAGCATCGGCACCCGCAGCACCAGCACCGCCACCTCCACCAGTACCAGCACCAACTGAGAAGTTTCTACCAACGCCACCGTTGTAGCCCTGACGAGTCTGACTTAAATATGTTGATCCTGGGTAAACACCCACGCCGGCTGTAGTGGTCGGATAGTACGTGCCACCGCCTCCAGAGCCACCGTTTTGACCGATAGTGCTGGTTGTGCCATACGTGCCGCCAGCACCACCACCAACTGCGGCGATGCTGACACCAGTACCGGATACCACAGTGTTGCTACCATTGTTACCAACGTTAGTAGTAGATGCGCCGCCAGCACCGACAGTGATAGTATATGTCGGTGAACTGAATACACTGTAACCACTCGGCGCAGCATAAGAGTTTTGAGCAGAATTTCTAAATGTACCTGACGATGTTGATCCAGCAGATGATCCTGCCATCATAATAAATCTAAGTGAGCCTGTGCCGGGAATAGAGAAACCTGCAGTAGCAGTTGGACTAGTATACCAGGTATTATTTTTACCAAAGTAAACTTTATTTGTAGAAGCCTTATATGCAACTTGCAGGACATCTCCTGCCACGAATGCGCCAAGGGTAGTTCCACCAGTCACCCCACCATATCCTGCCCCGCTAAACAAATAGAGGCAAGGTACATTATTATATCCACCTGTACTAGAATCTCTAGCTAAACCACATAAAGGCTCCATATTACCTGCAGAAACTAATACTTCAAAGTAAGTATCTATTTCAGGTAAAGCTATTGTTCTTGCGCCGCCTGATGATGCTTGAAGTGTAGCACTAAACGAATATGCTCTAGTCGTACCGGTATAATCTGTACTTGCAGTGACCCAACCTTGACTGTTATAAGCAGCATCAGCGGTTAAATTAGTAGCTGTGCCACCAGACACAGTAGTTGAAGTAACTAGTAAGCCACCCGCGCCGCCCCCGCCACCTAATGTTCCGCCGCCACCACCGCCGCCACCAGCAACTGTTAAAATATCTACAGCTCCGCCGGTGCTAAATGTAATTGATCCACTGGTAGTAAATGCATAGTATTTGTATGATGTTGTACCATCACTAAATATCGATGTCGTGGGGGAACCTGTCGTAGCAGAAACTACAGCAGTTGATATGGGTACTGTCATCGCACCGTTCCATGCGTATGTACCAGAATATACACCAGCAGTAGTTACTCCAGTTGTTACGTATGTTGTACTGTTAACTGTTTGCGACTTTAATACGTTTGTTTCAGTGCCGCCAGTCGTACAAGTAGTGTTGAAAACTGTATCGATTGTTGCACAGGTACCTGCATTAGAATAGTTACCGACGGGAGCTGCGGCGTTATAAAAAGTACAATTTCTAATAGTAATATTGTTTTGCCCATAGTTATCGTATTGATAACTCCATAGATTTCCTGAGTTTGTTTCAGTAAAAACGCAATTATATAAATTACCCTTAGCAACCGCCTTAAAGAAAGCAGTCATGTAACTTGTTGTACGACTGTTGTTGTTACGTTTCGCAATAATACCGTACATAGCACTAGCGGCATTAGTGAACTGCACCATAGGAGAATCTCTATCAGCGGTAGAAGCAGTCCATTGAATTATAGTTCTACCTGGACATCCAACAAAAACTCGTTCATTCCCACCATCTTGTAGTGCGACTGAGTTGCCATTAGAAACGGCTGTCATGGTATACGTGCCTTCAAGTATCACAAACATTACTCTTGATACAGCAGATGTTTGTGAATACGCATAATCCACCGTTAAGTACGGAGTAGTGGCTGCATCTCCGTTGTTTGAATTGCTACCTGTACTTGATATATATTTTACTGTCCCAGTATATCCACTAACTAACGTTGAATACGCATCTGGGAAATTGTATATATTTAATTGGCTTGACATAATTATCCTAGGCTAACAGTTTTCACTATTTCAAAAATTTCAGGTGCGTTCATTCCCGCAGGTATCATATCTTCATCAATAATGTCATCAATACCGTCACCGTTTCTTAATGCATGAATGCAATAAGCTACGGTGTTATCTTCTAATGCAGTCAATTCGTGTATATAGTCTTTGTGAATGAAAACCATTTGGGGGGCAGAAAATTCAGAAACACCAAGTTCTGTTTCAACTTTTAACTTACCTGAAGATAAAAATGTAATATGGTTGAACGGATGCTTGTGACCAAGTTCAGTATCACCTGCTTTTTCAAAACGCATTTCTCTAGTATAGAGATTTGCAACACATGCAATTTTTATCTTAGGTTGTGCCATAATTATTCCATCGGAACAGCAAACCCGACTCTGTTGCTATACCCAGAGGTCATAGGCCAAATCATGTATACTTTGTTGTTGTACGTAAAAGTATCACCCGGAACATAATCGCCATTAAAGATGTATACTCCACATTGTTCACTTGCATTACCACCGTGATTTCCGTAATAATTTGCTTCCCAACCAAACGGCATTAAACCAAACCCTGTTGCAGTCAACGTAGCATTAGGATATCTAGTTGAAGCGGCTGTAGAAATACCACCGGCATAACTAGGTAATGTAGATGACGTTGTTGTACCTATAACTTGTATTTGGTTAGCTGCGTATGATTGGGTGGATCTACTTGCATATGTCATGTTAACATATGGATTATAAATCTTTGGCCAGGCAGATCCCACTTGAGGGAGAGCAGAAACAATACTATGGGCTCTAATAGGAACTGTAGTCGTGTTAGTAGTATATAAAATATTCTGCACTGTCGTCAAATCATTGGTAGTTCCGTACCCAATACCTGTGCCGCGAGGACTAGTATAGATTACAGGAACAATACCGTTACTATCTAAATTATGATAGTCGTATCGAGTATACTGTGTTTGAAAGAACGGTCCGCCGAATTTAGTACTATCATTATAAGTAGTTCCCCAGCCACTGTTATATGTTGTTCCATTTGTAGTAGCAAAGAAGAAACATCTATCAGTGACATACGCCCAAAAAGTTCTGACGTTTGAGAATCCACTACCGCTAGTTAACAATGCATTACCACTACCTAACGTATTGCCACCCACTGTCAATGAAGTTCCATAACCAGTTGAACTGGCACTTTCTGAGACAGTAACTGCTGCACTTGCGGATGCTATAGTTCCACCTGTAATTGCACTCCCGATATTTAGTAATACTGTTTGAGTAGTTGTTGCACTAGATAACTGGGTATATATCTTAGAACTAGAAGCATCATACGTAGCTTGTTCTATAGTGAATGCAAATTCCCCGTATGTTAGGTATGAATACGATGCCGACGGGTTTACACAAAAATGTGCGACTGTACTAGTTGGACTATTAGTTCTTACAATATTACTGTTTGCTGTGTCAAAGTTTGCTTTTAAACCAGTGTCCCAGGTGGTCCAAGCTGATTGAAGTGAACTTACACTAGTTATTGCACTATTATTAATAATTTCCTTTAGAGTACGAAGTGGTACTGTAATTCTAGTATCTGCTGTGTATTGAAGTTTGATGAACATCGTTATTCCTTGGGTATTGCAATGCCAACACGTTGGCTGTATCCGATAAATGTCGGGATGATTTTGTAGGTTTTTCCACCATAACTATATTCGTCACCTGGGAAATAATCACCATTAAACACATAAAAGTTACCCTGTGCGCTTATATCACCACCGGCATTGTAATAGTTGAGGTGTCGCCAAGTCATCGGCAACATTCCAAATGTTTGTGTTTTTAAATCGGCACTTGGGTATCGTGTACTTACTGTGTTAAAAATTACTGCACCGTATGTTGCCGCTGTAGCTGTGCCTACTGCCCCGGCTGCTGTGGCATTCAATGCAGCAGTATCGCTATAACGTGACCCTATGCCCCAACTAACTGTAGGGGCAACAACAATCGGAAAACTAGCTCCAGTAGTAGGATAAGCGTTAACACAATTCATTACTCGTAGTGTTTGAGTTGCCTGACTAGTTGCTAAAACGTTTTCTGTAGCATTCCAGTAGTTTGTAGCTCCACCAAAACCTTGACCGTTTGCAATAGTAAAGTTAGTAAATGCGAGTGGGATGATACCGTTCGCATTAGTATTGTGATAATCAAATCTAGTGTATTGACTATAAATCCAAGGTCCACAATAGTTAGCAGAATTACTGTATGTTCCGCCAAAACCACTATTATATGTTGCAGTATTAGTAGTAGCCCATATCATACACTTATCAGTGATGTACATTATGAATGTTCTAACGTTAGTAAAACCGGTTGATGAATACGCCATGTTTGCGGAACTAGCTAATGCTGTTCCAGTAGTATTCAATCCAACTGACGTGCCGGCAGTAGATGCAGTGTCAGTTTGTGCTACAGGAGTCGCGCCTGTAGTCATTGAGCCTGAAATACTAACACCCACTCTACCAAGACTAAGTAAAGCACCTGCACCAGTCCCATAATGTTGAACATAATATTTTGTACTGGTTGCGTCATATGTTGAGAATTCAACTGTCCACTCATGTGAATCTGATGCTGTTTCCGCGGCAGATTTTACGTACTTTGACTTAGTGTTTGATGTTAATGCTGTATTACCTGTGCCAGTTCTGATGATTTCACTGTTTGCAGTATCTAAATTTGATAACAATCCTGACCACCATGAGTTTGATGTTGCAGTACTACTTAAGGTAGCAATGCTAGTAATACCTGAATTATTGATAATCTGGTCAACAATACGAAAAATAGTGTTAAGTTGTTTATCCGCTGTAAAGTTTAATTTAACGTACATTATACTGTCCCCTCATCTGTTGGTTGCTCTGGTATGTCAGTGACTACGTTCAATATATCAGCAAAATCTTCGGGGACAACTGTACCCTTTTTTACAATAAAATATGCCATGTTACCTACAACTTCATACCAAACACCACTTAGTCCAGGAATAGTTTGATACACATAATCTAAAAATTCCTGCGGTGTTTTTTGTTCAGTAAAAAACGCAGAATAATAGTCATGCTCCCATGGTAGTAGAAACGGTGTTCTAAAAATATCGTTAAATTCTTCAAATTTCATATGTTATCCTTGATACACAAAATTAATGTATAAATCCGTTGCGCTACTACCTCGAGTAATATCTACGGTCAAGTAGTCCCCTGCAGCTAAACTAATAGAAAGACCAGTTTGATTCAATGTAGCAGTATTTGCCGGTATCGTAATAGTATTTATTGAGGTCCCATTCTTCTTTACGACAGCAACTGTTTGTGTCAAGCCAGTTGTGCCCAAGTATGCATTAATCGCAGTTAAAGTAGAGGTAGCATGAATGTAATAGCGCAATGTCCCGGTTGCCTCAGTAATAGTACCCTTTGACAAATATGTTTTAGTAAACGTTGTCAAACCACCTGATTGTGCAGTCCAAGATAAGTTACCAGTTCCATCAGTTTTCAATACATAGTTTGCAACACCACCGTCAATCTTAACGTTAGCAATGTTGCCCAAACTAACACTTGACGCAGTAGTTAAATTAATAGTACCACTAGCAGTCAAGTTTGCTAATGTACCTACACTTGTAACGTTGGGTTGTGCATTTGTAGTGACTGTACTTGCAGTAGTAGCAGTTACAGCAGCCGTTGCGTTTGCTACAGTACCAGTAATATTAGTTGCAGAAATCGTATTTGGTTTTGTACTATTCCAAGTATTACCACCCCAAACATATAATGTGTCAGTATACGAATCAAACGCAATGTCACCATCTTTATTACCAACTAATGGCAAGTAGCTTACGTTCTCAACAACTAGAACTGTAGGTACTAAAGAAACACCACTCGGTGCAACTAATGTTGCAGTACCTGCAACTTCACGAATCTTGTTTTTAAAGCTAGGAGTGTTGTCAACATATGTTGCCATATCCTGCGGAACGAACTCTTGTAAACCGGCATCATAAACCAAACACATTTGATTAACCATCGTTGGAATTGGTTTAATCTCGATAGGAGTCTTGTGACCTTCGTGCATGTGCTGAAAGTATACAACTGGATTACCGTTGATGTTAGTTTCAACTGTTAAATCTTTAACTGTAATTGCACCACGAATGTTAGCATCCTGTGCTGATTGATAGAACAATGTGTCTGGAGCAGTATTTGCAACGTTCCAAACTAACGTAGTTTTGCCAGTAGAACCGTCATTTCTACTACCAGTAATACCAGTAGTGTATTCACCTACATATGTATTTGCAACAAAACCAGTACCGTTATCAGTAGTGATATAGAAGTTATGTCCTAATAAACTAGTATCTAAGTTAAATGTGTATGTGCCACCTCTGCGAACAGGTCCTAGTGTAACGTTAGTACCTTCACCTGCATCACCTGACAAATAGTATGCGTTGTTTACAACAGCAACATTATAACTAACATTAGGTGCAGTTAACGTCGGGATTGTGATTGAGGAAGGAACTGTGAATGAATACTGCTGAACTGTAGTGTTTGCACCACCATTGATACTTGCATGTGATGCAGTAGTATGTGTATAGTTACTAGCCCAGTCGATTAAGTTCTCAGTACCGGCGCCGTCGATCCACTTGAAATAACCATGATGCCCTTGAGTCATGTTACCGTGCATTACATTCGATGCAAAGTTGTTAAACACATATGTACCGTCTTTATATAACGGAACACTTAACTGTTGCTGGTTAGTAATTGTAGCACGTGCGTAAGGCAACGTAGTTTGTTGCCATGTCCATAACCAATGTATGTCGTCACCTGCGTCCACAGCATCAACGTTGATGACTAAGTTTTCTGGATTGATTGTTAAGCTAAACGGCAAGAAATCTGATTGAGTAACGTTACCCAAACTATTACTGATAGTTACATTACCTAGTTGAATGTTACCATCAGGTGCAGTCAAAACATCTGCTGTTATGATACCTTTAACTGATTTTAAACTATAACCTGTCATTTATTACAACTCCATTAATTTCCAGCCATATGTGCTACTACTGAATACTAATCCGATACTGGCTTGATTATAGTCTAGCAATAAATTAGATGTTTGATTTTGAATCTTATTCCCGTTACCATTAACCACGCATTGATTTGATCCAAATGTTCCTGCCACATCGCTTACTCTGATTGTATCACCTAATGAAGCAGATGAAGGTAGAGTCAGTGTAACTTGCCCAGCAGTAGTGTCAACAAAATAACCCTTGTTTATAGTAGCAGTTGTGTTTGCATCTATGATAGACCAGGACATTGCTGGGGTTGATGACCCCGAGCCACTTGCTGCACCAACTACAAATGTACTGACTTCGATGATACTTCCGTTTAACGGAGTACTTCCAAAGATAATAGCATTACCCAATAAATCAAACGAATCTCTGATTTGGAATACACCATCGATGTTGATGAATATCAATGACTTGTCTGCAGGAGTAACTGTTAGTTGAAAAGAATTTGTTGAACCATCAGCAGTAAATGAATCTACATTAACACTGGGCAGAGCCTGTCCACCAGAACCACTTGCTTGGTTAACCCAAGACAAATTACCTGTTCCATCGGTAGATAATACTTGACCAGTGGTGCCGCCATCAATCTTTACATTACCAACAGGACCTAAATTAATTACTCCATTGACTGTAACAGTATTAGCAGTAACAGTATTTGATGTTACTATGTTTGCACTTACATTAGCGACAACGATATTCCCGCTACCGTTTAAGGCAGTATCCAAATATGCCAAAGTAACTGCGTCTTGGTTATCTGTTGGATTAGCCAAGTTCTTCAGTTGCGTCGGTGATGGAAAGGATAAGAATGCCATATTATGATGTAGTTACAATCGTTGTTACTTGACTAAAATTAGTGAAACCCCATACGCTATATGTTTGACCAGAGATAGTTGTTGTTCCTGTAACATCAGGAACGTCAACAATATCCGATCCTAAGAATACGTGTTTGAATGTATGAGATGTAGTATTTGGAGTAGCGAGCCATGTATAGTTACTTGCAGTAGTCGTTGTATTTGCACCTTGACCAGTTGCATAGTTGTTACTATTATGTGAATCACTAGTTGTAAATGTTGGTATTGTGCTGTCAGTAGTAGTCTTCCAGAACAATGGATAATATTTTGTTGCAGCGTTTACTGTACCAGAAACGCTACTTGTCATTTGACGAGTACCAGCACCATATGCACCAGCTCCGATATAATCGCTACTAGTTAACGTATATGTTAAAGTACTATCAAGTGAAGCACTCGTACCTGAAGTTTCTCCAGTAGATGTTAATGACCCAGACACACCACCTACTGAGTTAGCGTATGACAGGTTACCGGAAGCAACGACTGCGCCCGAAGTCTTTGTTGCAGTCCATGAGAATGTCTGATTCACATTCCAATATGGAACTGAACTTGACGGGAATGAACCAGAGAATGCGGTGATATTGAATGGTATTGGTTGATTATTTGTTAGCGTATTACCAGTAGCAGAATATACTCCACGAGATGTTGTCAAGTTGACACTAACACTATCACTGGCAGAAGTTTGCGGTGTAGAGTTAAAATATGAACTCGGTATCGTATATGTTCCGCCAGTACCACTGATACCTAGTGCTACAATGTTTGCACCTGTAATAGTTGCAGAACCGATTGTAATAGTATCAGTTGATTTTACATCAAATGTTGCATTAGCAATACCAAAAGTCACTGAAACGTTTTGAGTGTTGATGATACCGTTCAAATAGTTAGTATAAGCATCTTTATTTGTGCCACCGCTTGCCCATGCATCAGTCATAGTGATAGATACTGGACCTAATTGATTAATAGTAAACACACCTGCTGGGTAGTTAGTATCAGTATAATCAGAAACGATTTGAAGTGTTGAACCTGCAATAATGTTACTTACATTTGAAATCACACACGCATGAAAATTACCAGTCAGTGAAGATGTTGAGATGCCTGTAAGTTGACTACCGTTACCAATAAAGTAGTTGGCATGTATGTTACCATATTCATTAACCGTAACAACGTTATTACTAACAGTAACATTACTACCCATGATGAACTCACCGGCAGAATTATCCCAGCCCATGAACGCATCAACGGGTTCCGTTGTATAGTAGTGTAAAAGTTGCCCACGGTCTTTGTTATCATTATTGGTCAGAGCAGCGCCATTAGGACTTCCACCCTGTTCGATGACCGGATCTTTGATATTCATTGTATCAACATTAGAATATACAATATTCCCGTTGATAATTAAGTTACCAGTAAATGTAGCGTTGTTAGCCGAAACATCCTTAGATGTTACAATGTTATTGCCAACATATAGATTACCACCAACGCCTGCGCCGCCTGTAATTTGTAGTGCACCAGATGTAGTTGAGGTAGCCGCTACCGTACCAGCAACGGTTAAAACGGTATCGATTTGAGCGTTACCGTAAACTCGTGTTCCTGAACGTAATAGTGCCATTTCTTATATTCTCAACTTAATACTTATGCAATCCCAGTAGTCTCGTCAAAAACTCCAGAAATTCTTACTACGCCATTGGCGTATTGTTGCATCGCTCTATTATTTAGTGTACCTGAAACTTCGTCAAATTGATAAGCAAACACCCCCGAAGGAGTGATGCTTATGTTAGATTGACTAATTTCATTAAACACTACGCCATTGCTGGCGTAGAGTGTACCTGAGCTATTCAATCTAGCTGCTATAGTAGCCATTTATCTTCCTTAGTTGAAGATAAAGTCTAAGCTATTTGCACTAGAGTTGAATTGAATATAAGCAGCACTGTCTGTTCCACCATTGTTATTAGCGAAACCAACAGCTTTACCTGTGTAGATGTTACCTGTAGCACTCATACCACCAGCAACTTTAACTGTACCAGTGATTGCACTGTTAGCAGCAATACCACCTTCAGCAACGATTACGTTGGCTGCAGTAATGTTGTTAGCAGTTACGTTACCAGAAACATCTAGTACACCAGTGATGTTTGCACCAACACCTGAAACTTCGATAATTTCAGTAGCACCGACGTTAATGAATACATTACCGTCTGCTGCTGGGATAGAAACGTTACTTGTGCCATTAGCAATCAAACTTGTGTTGATTGTAGCCCAAGACAATGAACCAGTACCATCAGTTTGTAGATATTGACCTGATGTACCACCTGTAATCTTAACGTTACCTACTCCACCCAAAGTTGAAACACCGCTTACTGTTACACTAGTTAGTGTACCAACAGAAGTGATATTTGGTTGTGCAGCAGTAGTTAGTGTACCTGTCAAGTTGGTTGCAGAAACATCAACAGCAGACAATGTATCAGAAACTGATACGTTACCCGTAACTGTCAATACGTTTGTTGAACTATTGAACTTGAAGTTTGCACTTGCTGATAAGTCGTTTGAACCAGCAGCTCTGAATTGAATTTCACCTGCATTACCAGCAGCAGTTTGGAAGTCAACCGGAGCACCGTTTGCATAATAGTAGTTATCAGTTAAGATGCCACCGGTAGCAACGTTACCTGATACAGTCAAACCAGTCAATGTGCCAACGGAAGTGATATTTGGTTGAGCAGCAGTATAAACTGTGCCTGCAACTAATGCATTACCAACTTGACCAACTACATTAGAACCCGAAACACTATTTGCAACGTCAGCGATGTTTGCGTGGTTTGCACCAGAAACGTCACCTGATACGTTTGCCCCGTTGACAGACAATGCAACGTTTGCTGTATCAGCCAATGATGCGTGGTCTGCATTTGCTACATAACCAGTAACGTTTGCACCTGTAATATTACCAATTTGATAACCATCACCTGCTAGAGTGCCTGCAGTGACTGAACCGGTTGTAGAAACGTTGCCAACTGTTGCAGTACCAGTAACAGTTAATGTACCTAGTGTACCAACACTAGTAATGTTAGTTTGAGATGCAGTTTGTAATGTACCTGTTAAGTTAGTTGCAGTTAAATCACCTGAAACGGTTACATCAGTGCCAACTGAAATGTTACCAACAGATAATGTATCAGTAGACTTGTTGTAAGTGAAATTAGCATTTGCACCGATGTTACCAGCATCGTTAAATTGAATTTGTGTGTTAGCACCAGCAGCGCCAACTGTCGCATCAACTGTACCTACGAAATTACCATAGAATGTACCGTTGAAGTTATTTGCATCAACGTTACCAGTAACTGCTAAGTCACCACCAACATTAGCACCGTTTGTCAAGTCTAAACTTGTACCAGTAGCAGCACCAATATTTGGTGTAACAAGAGTTAAACCATTTTTAACATGCAATGCACCATTACCGTCTAAGTCGATTGTTGAGTTGTCAACTACTGCACTGAAGACAGTACCATTTAATGATAGGCCACCGTCAGCAGAGTATGCACCAGCACCAGAGAACTGAGTAAACGTTAAATCATCAGTACCCAAAGTAGTAAAATCTTCGTCAGTCGCAGTACATACCCAACCAGTGTTTTTGTTTACTGTACCTTCATCAACGAAAACGAATGCACTGTAAACTTCAGCAACTTGGTTCATGTCAGCAACACGAGTCAATACCCAATTTGTGCCCAACGCACCTGCATTAGTTACTTCGTAAATACCGTTTTCAAATAGATGATTAGTGCCTTGATCCTTAACCAAGATACGGTCACCAACATCAACATTATGATTATCAATAGTCAACGCAACTGCCATTGCACTTGTCAATGTAGCTCCTACTCCGTCTGTACCATTATTGTATGTTGCAGCTAGAGCTTGTGTTGTTGCTAAGTGTACAGAATTCTTAACTGACAAACCTTGTGCAACAGAATCAACATACGCTTTTGTTGTTGCATCAGAATCAGCAGTTGGAGTAGCTACGTTAGTGATGCGCTTACTAGAAGCAGAAATTGTACCTGTGCCTGTTGGAGCTAGAACAACGTTTGCGTCAGAACCTTGACCGCTTAGAGTCAAATCACCAGATGATGCAACAACATCATTTGTAACAACATTAGTAGCTGATACATTACCTGTAACAGTTACGTTACCAGAAGCAGTTACGTTTGTAGTTGATACATTACCTGAAGTAGCTGTACCAGAAATGTCGATAGAAGCACCAGTAATGTCACCGGTTACAGACGCATTACCTGTAACTGAAAGGTCAGCACCAACTGTAGTGTCACCAGTAGATGACAACTTAGCAGCAGCGATATTACCAGCAGCGGTTAATGTACCTGCACCAGTATCACTGTATGTCAAGTTTGCGCTTGCAGCAAAATCATTTCCATCATTAAATTGTAATTGACCAGTAGAACCAGCAGCTTGTTGTAAGTCCCAAGGTGTACCGTTTGCATATAGCAAGTGGTCCGTCTTAATATTACCAGCAGACACGTTACCAGTAACATCCAATGATACTAGAGTACCAACAGAAGTGATGTTAGGTTGTGCATTTGAGTTAACCGTTAAAGTACCTTCTAATGTAGCACCTTTAACTAAGTTTGTAGCGATAACATTGCCACCGTTAACGTTTGCTGTTGCTGTAATGTTATTAGCAGCCAAGTCAGCACTTGTGAACAATGATGATGCGTTAGCTTCGATTGTTTGGTCACCCAAATAAATTGTGTTACCACTTAGATACAAGTCATTCCAACGGTTTGTCAAGTTACCCAAGTTGTATGCAACGTTAGAAGATGGAACTAAGTTACCTTCTGTAGTACCTGCAATCTTCAAGTTGCCAATGTTAGCAGTACCAGTTGTGTTGAAGTTAGCTCCATTGACATTACCTGTAGCATCAACGATACCAGTGCTAATGTTATCAGCAGTTGCATTACCTGTAACATCTAGTGTACCAGAGAATGTGCCATTTGCACCGCTTACATCACCTGTAACAGTAATATTACCGCCGAATGTGGCATTGTGTGTAATTGCTAGATTGTTTTGTCCAGAGATGTTACCAACAACAGTAAGTGATGTCAATGAACCAACTGAAGTAATATTACCTTGAGCTGGATTTGAAACTGTGTTTGCTACATCGACTTCGCCAGCAACGTTTGCACCGTCAACTGAATAAGCAACGTTAGCAGCATCAGCAATGTTTGCATGAGTTGCGTTAGCTACATAACCAGTTACATTTGAACCAGTGATGCTAGATAAATTAGCACCATTACCTGAGAACAAGTTACCGATGATTGTATCACCAGTTACGTCACCGCTCAATGTTAGAGAGTGTGTTGTTTTGTTGAACGTGAAACCAGCAACAGCATTAACTGCGCCTGCATCGTTAAACAATACTTGAGTAGTTGTACCAGGAGCTGTCAATGAACCTGCAACGTTAGCGTAGATTGTACCGGTAACAGTCAAGTTACCAGAGACAGTAGCATTACCATCGACACCTAAGTCACCACCGACTGTTGCGCCACCCGTGACATCTAATGCGCCGCCGATATTAGCAGCACCAGTGACATCTAAATCAACTAATGTACCAACAGATGTGATGTTTGGTTGTGCGCTTGCTGTAACAATGCCTGCATATGATGAGAAGTTCGCATATGCGACTGTACCAGTTACGTTGCTACCAGGGATAGCTGTTAAGCCTGCGCCGCTACCAAAGATAGTGCCAACACGTAAGTTACCATATGTATTGAATGTGACTACTTCGTTAGTTACAGATACGTTGCTACCTAATGCGAATTCGCTTGCTGAGTTGTCCCAGCCCATGAACGCATCAACTACGCCACCGTCATAATAATGCAACAATGAACCGCGGTCTTTGTTGTCATCACTTGATAGTGCGCCAGCATCTGCACCACCCATCTCTAAGATTGGGTCAGTAATCTTCATAGTATCTACATAAGAGTAGATAGTATTACCAGTAACTGTTAGGTTACCGTTGATAGTTGTGTCGCTTGAAACGGTTAATACACTATCAATGTCGAGATTACCGTAAACTCTAGAGTCTTTTAACTTTGCCATTTTTTATATTTCCTTTTGGTTTTTCTATAATGTATTAACTTATAGTTGTTACTTCGTCAATGATATTTGCTACTTGCAAAGTTCCTGACTTTAGTTGTTTCATTGCGCCATTGTATGTTGTAGTCAATGGAGTAATTGAATTAAACGGTGCATTACCGTTATTGGTTATCTGTTTGTTAGTTGATGATGAGTCCAGTAACATATCTGTTTGGTTCGCAACTTTCAACAACAATACAGTATTTTGTGTATCAGATAAAGATTCGATAGGCATATTGAATTCACCGCGATAAACTGCAACACCCTTGACAACTCTAATGTTAGTAACATATCCATACAATGGGTTGTTACCGTCTAAGTCTGCACCAATTGCCATAGCACGACTGTTTGTACCTGAATATGGAGTTAAGTCAGTTATATGTGATTGACCATTAATATACACATCAACTGTTCCATTATGTTTTTCTAATGCGATATGAAACCACTGTTGTTGAGGAATCGCACTTGGACCTGATGTTTGTACACCATTTTGGTCAGTACCATCCCAGTAGTAAAGAACGCCATCATTAACTTCTAGTGTATCTCCACCTGGGAAATACCATAGACGCATGTGGGCTGTGCTACGTAAGAAGAACCATCCTTCGATTGTAAAATCATCTGTCCCGAAACCAAAGTCAATATCACCCAATATCGTTAGATACTGAGTTGTTCCGTTGAATTGAATAGAACCACCTGAAGGTAAACCTGCAGGTAATGTAACCTCATCAAATTCTTCAGCAAAGACTCCGGTAGCTTTGATAGAATGAGTGGTCTGGAGAGTTTCATCAAACTCCCCTGCTGTGATTAGCGTACCATCATTAACTAGTCTTGCACCAATTGTACTTGTCATAAATTTTATCCGTTAAAATTAAAATCGATACTATCTACACCGTCATTGTAGTTGATTGCACCTTTTGAACCAGTCCCACCGAGACCGTTCGCTAAATGAATCGAACCACCTACATACAAATCTTTCATAATGCCGACGCCGCCTGCTGTTACGATAGAGCCTGTATCCGTGGAAGTAGCATCTATAGTACTATTTATGACCAATTGAGTATTAACCGTTGCTACGTCAGTATTTAGGCTAGTTGTATTGACTGTTTCTGCATTTAACGTAGTCACATTTGCTGTGATAACTTCTAAATTACCTGTTATACTGATACCATTAGCAGTAGGAGAGATAGTCTGTGTACCGATGTTAATGTTGCCAGCTAAGTATAAGTCTTTAAACTTTTTAGTAGCTTCACCGATATCAAATGTGTTAGTTGTTTTGGGGATTAAGTTAGACGATACTTTTTCAGTAGCTAATTCAACTGCCGACACTTTACCAGTTAGTGTGAGGTTTACTGCACTGATACTACTGGTAGCGGAGTCTAAGACTACGTTGCCTGTTTTAATACCACTGCGTGAACTAAACTTTTTTGTTACCATTTGTTTATACTTGCTTAGTCGGCTAAGTAAGTCCCCATTATTTTTACTGTTGTGTTGGCGGCGATTGAAGTTGCATACAATTCAACGTTGCCCGCTGAAATTTCAGAAGTAATTTCAACAACATCAAAGTCAGAAGTTGAAATGTCTCCGTAAATTGTAATAAACGCATCGACATCATCGTGTACCAGCAATACTTCTATTGTTTGGTACCCTAAATCGCTACTTGCTCTTATGATATATTTAGCTGACCTAAAATCAGTAGCCACGAACGAATCCAAAACTGCTAATCCATCAACTTGAACTGTTTGATTGCTACTAGTAACTTTACTAGTTTGTAAAGCACCGCGTAATGTAACTGTACCTGAGGTTGAGCCAATAGTAACGTTACTAGTTAGACCCAAATTAACATTTGATACACCGGTGTTAAATGCACCTGCTGTTCCATTGACCACTGCAATTGGTGCAGTTCCAACTGTTAAGTAACCATTTGTTACATTAACGTTTGGTGCAGCTAGTGTAGAAGTACCTGCATTATAAGTGAAGTCTGCATCACTTGCAAACCCAGAACCAGAACCATACATGACTTCTGTTGCAGGAACAGAACCAGGATCAGATGAACCTGACACTGTATGATACATTGTTACTTCAATGAACTGACCTTCAGCAGGGGCTTCGGCAAATACAATAGCACCGTTGACTAAATCATATGCTGGTTCTTGTTGAACCAAACCATCAATGTTAACAACAACGTTATCAACTGATATAGGATCAGATGTTAGATTGAATATAGTTTGTGAGCCATCAGCGGTAAATCTGTTCTTATTGATACCAATGAACCCAGATTCAGTTACAGTACCACCTGACGACGGTTCCCAATTAACTTCACCTTGACCGTTTGTTGTCAATACATAACCAGCAGAGCCACCAGGTAATCTTAAATTGTCAACTGATGATAACGTTACTAAACCAGTAACATTCAAACTTGTTAGTGTTCCTACACTTGTAATGTTTGCTTGCGCATGTGTAGTTAGTGTACCGTCTAAGTACGGTGCAGATAAGTGACCAGTAGCTTTATTGAATGTGAAATTTGCATCAGCACCAAACAGACCCATGTCATTAAACTGAACGTAAGTATCAAAACCTACGCAGCCAACGTCAGCAGGGTTAGTCCAAGATAGGTTACCCGTGCCGTCTGTTTGTAATACAAATCCAGCAGTACCGCCTGCAACTTTTACATTCCCAACATCACCTAAATCAGAGATGTTAGAAACTGTTAAGTTGTTTGCGGTAACGCTTGCAGAATCGTCAATGACCTCATGGATGATTACATCACCCACTGAGATACCTGCGATTGCGTTGAACTTTTTAATTGCCATATCGTTTTCCTATATAGCGATTAAATTACTCTATATTGTACTGTCCAGTCAGTTGAGTTACTAGACGACGGTGTCACCTTCAATTTAATTAAATGATTGTCAGGGTCAGTAGTATCATATACCACATCAAATGTACCAGTTGAAGAGCCTGCATGTACTGCACCATAAGTTGAATATTCAACAGCATCTACACTATTGTGTACAGCAGAGATTGTCGCTACGCTATACTTATAACCTGTAGCATCTTCACCTTTAATAAAGTATTCAACTGCTCTGAAATCAGATACTGGCAATGCCAACAGTGTGTAAACTGAAATAGCCGATGTGGTTAGTATAGCAGTACCAACAGTACTGTTTGCAACTACTAATTTGTCAGTAGTCGTAGTATTAGATACAACTAAATTACCAGTAATATCAACTTGGTTTGAGTCAACAACAACTACATCAGGAGTACCTTTGACTGAGATAGAAACTAAACCACCGACATCTTCTGGGAAATCTGGTCCTGGACCTGCAACAGTAACGTTACTTGTACCATTAGATAAACGATATGTATCAATCGTTGCAAAATACAAAGCACCATTACCATGTGTGCTTAATACTTGACGCTGTGTACCGTCTGCTGTAGGGTACTGCAAACCACTTGCTTCTAATGAAGCAATGTTTGCATGAGTGTTAACTTGCAATGTACCATTAATTGTTAAGTTAGTTAACGTTCCCAAAGAAGTAATGTAAGGTTGTGCAGCAGTTAAAATATTACCCTGAACACTACCCTTGAATACATTTGCATGAATGTTTGCATACACATCACCTGTAACAACTTCACCCGCAATAGATGTTACGTTTGCAAACACTCTGAATTCTTCACTTGCTGAACTCCAAACAAGTGCTTGATTCTGTATACCGGTTCCATCTGATTTGTAGTTGCGTAATACTAGACCACGATCCTTACCATCATATGATGTTGCGTTTGCACCAGAACCTGAACCACCTAGACTAATCAATGGATCTTTGATATCCATGTTAGTTACGTTGATGTAAGTAGTTGTACCACCAACTGTTAAGTTACCTGAAACAGTTACATCACCTTGCAACAACGCTTCACCACGTGCAGTGATTGACCCGGCAGAAATGTTATTATCAGCATACATTGCATCTGTGTAAATGACAGAACCAGTTGCACGGAAATATGCAGTTGAACTCAAGAATACGTTAGAGCCGATGTAAGCATTGCGCCAGTATCTCTGTGAACTACCCAAATCGTATGTATTATCAGTACTAGGTACTAAATGGGATGTCACATTTCCAGAAACATTTAAGTCACCAGTTTCAACTGTGGCAGCAGTGATAGTAGTGTCAACATCTAGATAATCCAGTAAACCAACAGTGTGAATGTTTGGCTGACTGCTTGATGTAGCATCAAATTTACCATTAAAAAAGTTAGCAGTTGCTAAGTTACCTAAGGTTGCATTTGATGTTTCTAAGTTACCTAGTAATGTCAATACATTTGAGGTGTAATCAAATTGCAAGTTAGAACTGTAATATAAATTGCTACCTTTAGTAAACGCAATAGTCTTGTCAGTTGCACCGATGTTAAAGTTTCCACCAGAAACGTTACCGATTAAGTTACCGTAAAAACGAGGTGCAGTAACGTTACCGGTTACATCTAATTTTCCACCGACTGATGCATTACCGTCGATAGTTGCGATACCAGTAGCATGAACATTACCTGTTTCAATGTTTCCAGTAACAGTTAATATGTTATCGGCTTTATTGAATGTAAAGTTAGAACTTGAATCAAAGTTATCACCGGTGTTAAATTGAATCTCTGTATCAGAACCAGCTGCTTCTTGTAAGTCCCACGCTACACCGTTTGCATATAGCAAATTATCTGTGCGCAAGTTACCAGTCGCTAAGGTATTTGTTACAGTAGTATTACCAGTGACCGTCAATAAGTTAGTAGTACTGTTGAATGAGAAGTTGGCTGATGCACCAAACTGACCATCAAGATAGTATTGAACTTGTCCATTCGCAGAACCAGCTGCTTCTTGGAAGTCCCAAGGTACACCATTTGCATATAACAAGTGGTCTGTTCTAACATTACCCGCATCAACGTTTGAGGTAAACGTAGCAAAGTCAGTTGTGATATCACCATTAGGTAGAATGATTGTTTCTGGATTCTCTCCTACTGAAAAACCACCTACCGAGTTAAAGGTTCTAATTGCCATTTCTTTTTTCCTTATTCTTTATAACTTGTTACCATAATTTTGTATGTCGTGCTATTTGCTGTCATAGGTTTAACTGTCAATGCAACATTACCCGATACGTATTCAACTTTAAAATCCGCAACACCTGGACTTGACTGTGGCACATCGATAGTACCGTATTCAAAATATCCAACTTCAGTTCCCAACACACTAGCAAATAATTTACTTGTTTGACGAATGTTTAATGTAGTATCTGTTGCGATGATTGTATAATCAACTGAGCAGATTTGTGTTGATGGCTGAAAGTGTAACACTTGACCAGCAGATGAACTAGTAGTAATCGCAAACATAACAGATGCAGTAGAGAATTCGTTTGAACCAATTCCTAATGTGAATGCGTTTGCGTTAAATCCACCGTTGACTGTTAGCTTGTGTGCAGTATAATCAAAAGTTAAGTTGGGGTCTGTTGCAGCCTGTCCTTGTTTATTGAAAACAATTTCTGTGTCATCACCAGTTAAAGTAATTTGTCCAGCAATGTCTCCCTCAAAGCTACCACGAAATGTATCTGCATTCATTACTCCATTTACGTATGCATCACCATTAACTGTTAATTGATTAACAGTTGCTGATGGTGCAGTAATGTCTCCTGTTTCATTAACAAGAGGTATAGGTGGAATACCAACTGTATAACCGCCTACCGAATTGAATGCATCTACTGCCATGTATGGTCCCAAATATTATTTTATCTAGTATTTATCTTTGTTGTACAATAGACCTGTACAGCCATTAAAAAAGCACACCGAAGTGTGCTTTGTTTTTTACTATCTTAGATATTAAGCAAATGTCAAACCAGAGATAGCAACTTGTGACCAACCGCTTGGTACTTTACCTTCAACGCCCAAGATTAAACCTGCAGCAGTACCTTGACCGATAATCATAACTGTAGCTACTTGTTGAACTTCTTGAATAGCTGCTGTTTGGTCAGCGATATCGCTGAAGTCAGAATCGTTAGCGATCCAGATTAGGTCTTTACCTACGAAAGAAGCTGCTGGAGCTGTTAAACCGTGAATTTTAGCATTATTTTGTGCCATGATGTTTTTCCTTTTAAAAATTTGCCTTCATATAGAAGTGCATACTATTATTTATGCCAGGCAACAAAAAAGCACTCCGAAGAGTGCTTAATTGTAACTTCCCATCCCGAGGGTAAAAAGTTTATCCTATGATTAATAGAATGATAGGTTGTCGCTATTGATACCGATAGCAGCCAAGTAGTCAGCAGCATTACCGAATGATGATGCTGTGTTTGTCAACTCAACATAACCGTAACGAGTCATAAATGATACGACTGGTTCGAATGTTGCTGGGTCTAGAACAACACCAGATGACATCAATGGGATGTATGGGCAATAGAACGCAGCAGCGTCAGTTTCGCTTGAACCCTTGTAACCAACTAGAACGTTAGCGTTGTCAGTTGCATATGAGTTTACATAAACTTTCATAGCGCCGTTCAATGTACCAACTAACTTAGTGTTTGTTGGAGCTTCGAATGTACCTTCTGTTGTACGAGCGAATGCAGAAGTAGTTGCAGATTGCAATACTGTCAATGCAGCTGGAGAAACAACAGCCCAGTTACCTGCGCCACGGCGAGTGCGTTGAGCGATACGGTTAGCAGCACGGTTGATTAGAACAGCTAGAGCAGCGTGTTCGTCACCAACGAAAGTAGCTGTACCACTTACGTTTGCTTGGTTGTATGTATCTTCAACCGTTGCTAAAGAACCTAGAGACAACAAGATTTCTTGGTCGATTTCAGCAGTGATTTCTTGTGCTAGAGCAGCCATAATTTCTGCTTCAACGTCAATACCGTGTTGTGATTGAGCGTCTTGAGCAGCTTCAAATGTCCAACGTGCTTGCAACTTACGTGACTTAGCTTCAACAGCTTGACGCAAGATTTGTACGCTGATTTGACGACCGCCTTGGCCTTCTAATGACGCTGTAGATGTAGCCTTACCATCATTAGTTGCTGAAGAATATTGTTCAGCAATCTTGAATGGTGACAATGCTTCTTCACCAGCTGTCGTACCAACGATACCACCGTTAGCAGCAACTGTTTCTGCATAACGTACACGTAGTGTGTGGATCTGACCAACTGGACCTGTCATTGGCTGAACGCCTACCAACTCGTTAGCGATAACTGTTGGCATTACACGACGGATAACTGGTAGAATAACACGGTTTAGTGTTGCTACGTTACCAGCAGTAGTTGTACCGGCTGCAGATTCAGCCAATAGTGACTTGCGAGTGTTTTCCAAGATAACACCCATAGTTGAGCGGCGAGTACCTTTTAGACCTTCTAGCAGGGTTTCTTTGGTCTCGTCCCAACGGCTTTCTAATAGAACTTGTGACATTTTTATAATCTCCTAATTTTTATGTCTTGTTTAGAGCCCGGCCAAACGTCTAATGTCGATAACGTTATCACGTCCTTCGGCTTCAACATGTTTGATGGCAGTTTTATCCCCAGTTACTTCTTTAACGCTTTCAGAAATTACTTGCTTTGTAGCTTTCTTTTCAACTGCGGTATTGAGAACTGCTGGTAGATACTTATCGAAAGCGGCTTGCAATTTTGGTGTTTGCACGCTTTCTAGTAAGTTACGCATTACAACTGCTTTTTCCTCATTTAGAGTAGATAGCAATTCGTCCATAGTCTTTGTACGACTATTAGATTCTTTGATAATACGAACTTCACGTTCTTTTGATTCAACTAGCTTCTTAGCTTCGTTGATTTGTTTTATAGACTCAGCTAATTGCTGTTCTTTTTCAGCCAATGCAGACATTAGCTTACGTGTCTCGGCTTTTTCATTTAAGTGAGTAGCAGAGAATTCTGTTGCGAATGATTCGAAAATACGGCGACCGAAATCGTTTGCACGAGCAATCTGGATATCTTCTTTCAATTGGGTCATTTCACCTTTTAGATGTTTAGTAACAGATTCGTTTACACGTTTAGCAGATTCAGCAACAAATTTTGCCTTCAATGCTTGTAACTGTGAACGACCTTCAGCAACTAACTTAACCTTAGCTTCAACAACAGCTTGCTTGTCTTGTGAGAATTCTTTGATTTCACGTGCTAGAGCAGAAACAACGAATTGTTCCAACTTTTGCTGACTTTCTAACTGTAGCTTACGTTCTGCACGTAGTTCTTTGATTTCTTCTGATAGGTGTTTAACCATGAAATCATTGAACTTGCTAACGTTTTCACGCAATTTTACTTGAGCTTTAACGCGGTCTTCGTTCATTGCTTGTCTTTCAGCGTTGAATTCTTCAATCTCTGCTGATAGACCTTCTGATACCATTTTATCTAGGGCTTCGACCATAACTGATTTATCATGCTCGTAACGTTGTGCAAATTCTTCACGTAGTTCAGCACGAACTTGCTCTCTAGCTTCATTTAACTTAGATTCCCATGCTTCATTCAAAGCAGAAGAAGTTTCTTCGTTAATAAGACCAGATTCAAGTAATGGTTTGATAGCATCTAACATGCTTGTATCCCCTTATTTAATTTTGAGATCCTTGATGAGGCGTGTTACTTCCTCTTGAAGGTATCTCTGTACTTTTCTGTCTGCTTGTGCGTCTTTTGCAATATCCAACATTTTATGACCATGACGCATATTCATCATGCCTTCATAAATTGCTTTAGGGTATGCATTAGGTGCACTAGGTTGAGCGACAATATCAACCGTGACTATTTCAAAGTCACTAACCTGTCCGTTCATGTCGTTAACGTTACCGCTACCACGTGAACTTACGCCTAATTTTACACCACTCTCCAACATAGTAGACACTAGTTGTCCCATTGGGGTAGGTAAAATCTTTAACTTGCCGAATCCATTTGGACCATCCATCCACATTTGAGTAATCATATGTGATACACGATCCAAATTGATTTTTAAATCATCTGGGTGGTCAACTTCACCAAGTACGGAATAGCCTGTTTTGATTTGTTCATTGAGAGTATTGACAGCGTTATCAATTTCGGAAACAGGGTAAACACGCTCGTTAGCGTTTTTTACCCCGCCCTGAATGAAGATCCCTTTCATATAAAGGGACTTCTTACTGCCTTCACCTTCACTCTCAACCACGATATTGGCGCGGTCGAATGTTAGGTTTTCTCTGAGATACAAAGCCATTTTCTCAGGTATCCTTACTTAACAATCTTCTTGACAGTCTTGCGAGACTCGCCAACGATTGATTTTGAGTTTTGACCGTTATCACCATGCTTTGCTTTTGGTGCTGATTCTAAGTCTTGACCTTTTTGTCCTGGTGCGTTTCTGAATTTACCTGCACCTGGCAAGTCTTTAGTAGCTGGGTTCAACAAACCGCCTTGTGTGCCACCTTTAGTTGACTCACCGCCAGCAGAAACAGCTTTAGCGCCATTGCCACCAACTTTTGGACCACTAGAAACGATTGACTTAGTGTTTTGACCGTTGTCACCGTGTGTTACAGAAACTTTTTGCAACTGAACTGCTTCTTCTAGAGTTTCTTCTTCTAGTTCTTCTTCGTCAGATTCCATCATTTCATCTTCACCACCGAAGTCTTCTTCACCGGCTTCTTCGCCGCCGAATTCTTCTTCGCCAGCTTCTTCACCTGACATGATAGCTTCAAATTCAGCGACTAGTTCTTCCAACTTGTCTTCCAAGTCAACAACGCGGTCTTCTAAATCTTCTTCGCCTGTTTCTTCACCACCGATATCGTCTGAGTCTAATGCAACTTCTTCGTCACCTTCGTCACCGATGTCAGCGAATTCATCTTCAGCTTCAACCATGCCTTCTTCTTCGGCAGCGATTTCGTCAACTAAACCGCCGACTTGGTCTTGACCACCGAATTCTTCGTCCATGATTGATTCATAGATTTCACGTGACTTCTCTACCACGATATCGTGGAATAAAGCACGAGCTTGTTCTTCATTCTCATTGATAATCAAATCAATAAGTTGTTCAAATTTTTTGTTATCCATTATTTTGTCTCCTGATTAGAAATGGCTTTTGTAAAAATATTTAGTGGCTAGACAAAAAAATAGCACAATAAGTGCTAGTTTTTTGCATTTTCACTAGGAATATGCGATTATAGTGACGGTTGTTCGGGATTAACCGGCTTATATTGTGTACGAACTTTCTTAAGGTTGGATACTTTTTCGTAGTTACGAACGTCCATCATCTTACGCAACTTGCGAATTTGACGCAAAGTTAGCTTAGATTTTCTAGTCTCTTTCCATTTGACTTTGCTATTATCAGTACTAACGTCCTGATAACCTTCAATTGGTTGAGCGTACATTTCAAATAATTTCATACTATTATTTATCTCTTAGACTGGAGGAGGGGGAGGAACTCCGCCGCCCTGTGGCATTGCTTCAGGACCTGCTACTGCTGGACCCATTTCAGGTGGCATTTCACCTTCTGGTGGCATGTCTTCAAGTGATTCAGCATCTTCAGTATCTGTTTCCAAATCACCTGAACTGATACCGATACTACGCAAATCACTTCCCTTAGCATCATCTGTTTGTGGTTCTTCACGTTCTTCAAACCACAACTTACTATTTTCTTCAATTTCTTCTTTAGTCAAGCCCAAGAAGCGTTCTAAAGCAAAACGCTTACTAATGTACGGTAATTGCTCCATTGTTTGGAATACTGATACACGAGCAGTATCAACTTCTGCTTGACGATATGATGCGAAATTCTGCGGATTGTTGAATTTAATATCGAACAATGAACTATCAATGTTCAATCCTCTCCAACGCATAAACAACTTGAATTCGTCATTTAATTTCTGACTTACATAGTTTTGCAAGCGTTTGCAATACTCATTGAAGCGAAATTCTTGAATCATCGCTGTACCAACACGACCATCACTCAATGGAGTAGGATTGTCTTCAGGACCTTGCGGTAAGTAGCTAGCTGGCACACGTAAGCCTCTTGCTAGTCTGTTGTTAAAATAACGCAAGTCATCAATTTCACCCAAATTAGCACCACCTGCTAGTGTTGTTACGTCTGAACCACGACCGTCAGCAGTTACAGGGAAGAAGTAATCTTCGTTCATTGATAATGGATTGTATGTTGCGTCCATCATTGCTGCGCCACCTTGAGATGATGGGATTCTACGTTGGTGAATTTCGTTCTTAACTCTGTCTACAAACGCCATAGCCATGTGACTTGGCATATTACCAACGTCAATTTTGAATACTCTGCGTTCTGGTGCACGTGATATACGATAGATTAGAATCGCATCTTCTAACAATTCTTTTTGCTTGTATACCTTGAAAACGTTTTCTAAAACAGACTGACCAAACGGCCAGAAGCGGTCAAGACCTTCTGTCAAACTCAAGTGCATAACGTGCTTTGCGTCAATCGCAGCTTCATTTTGTGCCATTGCAAAACGTGAACCAGTTGTGCCACTTGGCATACTTGGAACATTATAACCCTGTGAACCGATGCCGCCACCAGTACCACCGAAGCCTGTGCTTGGGTTAGCCGCAAAGTCATTAGAAACTTTTTGAGCAACTGATAGATTCTGTAAGTTTGGGTTGATATCTTTAACTACATATTGCTCAGGCTTCTTGCCTTCAGCTTCGTTAACGATAACTTTACTAACTTTAACCATGTCAACCCAGTATAACTTAAAGTTTTCTGGATCACGAATGAATACTTGGTCTCCGTACTTGATTGTGTTACGGAAGATTTTAAACATACGAGTTTCAAACTCGTTTAGTTTACACCACTGCTGAAGTTGCTTTTTTATAAGTTCAACTTCATGGGGAGTAGGGTCTTCATGGAAAGTAACTTCAAATGGTGTATTATTTTGTTCGTTTTTTTGAGTACTAAATTCGCTGATAATATCTAAACATGCGTTGATTTCAGCATCAACGTCCATCATTTCATATTGATTATATCGTTCGATTCGGTTTGGATGACCTGTATATACTTCTGGTAATCGACTTTGATAGTTACGATACCCGAACTGTTGTGTACCTTGATTTGGATCAGTTACACCGCCGAAGTTCCACGCACCGTGGTTACTATTAGCACCTGAGATTGGGCTAGACTGCCCTGTAGTGTTGGAAAAACGCTTCTTATAAGTCATAGTGATATATTTATCTGTTATCCCGTATTGAAATTACTTCTTCTTAGAATTCTTAGCAATAGTAGCTGTGGCACTATTTGCAGTTTGTAGCTCATAAATCATATCATCAAATCTACCAATCAACATACTCATTAACTGTTTCAATATACCTGAATCAGAGTTATTTGATGACGATGATACTGCTGTGCCTGGGTTAGACAACTGATGTTTAGTTACAGAATCATCACCTTTAGACTTGTCACTGAACATTGTTTTATATTTGCTCATCGGGATGACAGCTTCTTTACCATGCAACTCAACTTGATAACCTGTTTTGGGACCAGAGAAGATGCCACCTGTTCTACCTTGCAAGCCTGCATGTAAATGAGGACCCGACCAGTTAGAAGATTTGTGTCTATATTCATCAAAAACATACAGACCGTGACTTCTTAGAATTTTAATAGCCGCATCAATGTTTTCCGGAGTAGGATCATTAAGTGTCATGTCAAATGCTTGACCCTTTGAGTGCTTTGAGTTAGGATCACTTCTATCATTGACACTAGTGAATCTATTAAATCCAGGTATTTCTGTGGAAACTTTGCGCATAATATCAACTAACTTAGAATCAACCTTATCGTTAGTGTGTGCGCCCGGTTTAATCAAGTGTGCTATGTCTTTTAACTCGGCTGAAGAAACATTTTGCCCACTTGGTTTTGCTCCGGCGCCTGAACTACTATAACTTCCAGAACTTCTAGAACCACCTGGACTTGTATTAGACTGTTTACCTGATTGCCAATTGTTGGTCATTCCAGTCAAGTCACCAATCTTTGCTAAACTATCAGCCGCAGCTTCAGCGGCACCAGCCATTTTATTAATTGACTTGGTTGCAACTTCACCCATTGCATACGTTGCTTTATCAGTTACTTCTTTAAATCTCTGCTCATCAAGTTCAAGTTCAGTTTTTCGACCTCTTCTGTCGTCTACTGGTATTCTACCCATTGCAGCTGCCACTGCGTCTAAATCTTTACCTGACTTAGTTGATGAACTGACAACTCCTTTGTACGTATCAGGAGTCATCATAAACTCAGCTAGTTGTCCGCCTTTAGCATATCCCAATGTACCAGCATTATACTCGCCGTATTTTAAAATGTTTTTAGAAAGACGTTGTTGTGCATCAATAATTCTTGCGGTTCGCTCATGTGCGGTACCAGTTGCATTCATTGTAGCCTGATACATTTGTTGCATTGCACCCTGACCACCCACCATGCCTAGACGACTACTTGCCTCCATTGACATGTCGCCTCTGTTTCTAAACATCTGTTGTAATGCAGTTTGACCTTGAGCACCCATTGATGCTCGTGCTTGTTGTGCAGCAATTCGTTGATTCTCTGCTTGGATAGCGCCTTCGGGAGTTTTAGAAAGTTGTGCTAAGTGAATTTGAAACGCAACGTCTTCCTCTTCTGCTTTTCTGGCTTGCATCGCTTCATCTCTGCTTTGACCTGTCAATGCAGTTAATTCAGCTTGTGTTTCCAAATATTCAGTTGTTGCTTTGTGTAGTGCTACCGTATCGGCTTTCTGCCCACGTTGTGATAATGCTAAGTTAGACATAATGTTGGCAGAAGTTTCTACCATGTCTTGGGCATTATATCCCATTCTAGAAAAACGTTTACGTTCTTCTTCGTTTAGTAATATACCTCTAAGTTGCTCATCATAAACTCTGCGACCTTCAGCGGCTGATGATCCAAAAGCGGCGAGTGAAGATGATGCTTTTGTAACTGCTTGTATATATGCTTCAGTATCTTTAACAGATAAACCAGCATAATGAAAACTATCCATCATCTTTCTCAAGTCAGAATCATCAACTTGTCCAAACTTAGATAATGTTTCAAAGGTTTTGTTTAGTACATCATTTTGGCGTAAACTTTCAGCAGTCCACTCTGCCATCTTCTCAGCAGACCATCCTGCCATTTCACCATATGTACCAAAATTACTAGCTAAATCTTTTGCGGCTTTCCCAACGTGTTCAACACTCTTTGCGTACTTACCATATCCATTACTTACATCATTGACTGCTGATAGGAAATCACCTGCAGCCGACAACATTTCTTTACCAAATTTCTTTAGTGCTCCACCAGTGAGTTTGCCGAATTCGTCTGCTAATTCTTCTTCTTTTTCAATTAAATCTTTGGTTGCGTCAGTGACATTATCTAGCGCATTTTTTACTTTTACAGCGGACTTACCTAGGTCATCCATTTTAACTTTACTAACTGCATCTGCAAGGTCAGCAAACTTGTCAACAACTTTCTTGGTTCCATCGTTGAGTGGAATCACCCCACTTTGAACAAGCGAGTTGACTTCTTCTGATAGTTTTCTTATATCGTCTAGGTTTATATTTTCACTCATGGTTTCCAACTATAAATAATGGGCATTACATATATTTAGCACAAACAAAAGTGCGTTTTTAGGAGCAAAAATGCAACAAAATCCATTACAGCAATATTTCCGTCGTCCATCAGTCTACTTGAAACTACCGTCAGGTGGTGCTGGTTATCCAGAAGGTTCATTAGATTTACCAGAGAACGGTGAAATCCCAATCTATCCAATGACTGCGATTGATGAAATCACAGCACGTACACCGGACGCATTGTTTAATGGAACCGCAGTTGTTGAGATTATTAAAAGTTGCGCCCCGAACATCAAAGATCCTTGGATTGTATCAAACGTTGACTTAGACCCAATCTTAGTGGCAATCAAGACAGCAACACACGGTGGAACAATGGAACTAAGTTCAGTTTGTCCAAAATGTGAGGAGACATCAACGTACACTATTAACTTGTCAGGTATTCTAAGTTCCTTTACACAAGGTGACTATGATACTCCACTAAGTTTGGGTGAAAACATAAAAATCAAGTTTAAACCATTGACGTTTAAACTTGTTAACGATACTAGTGTAAAACAGTTCCAGTTTCAAAAAGCGATTCAAGGATTGAGATTAGTCACTGACGATGACGAACGTAATCAAAAATCCAAACAAATTTTACTCGAACTAAATGCAATATCTATCCAAATGATTGCGGAGAGTATTGAGTACGTCAAAACACCAACAGCAACCGTAATAGACAAAACATACATCGTTGAGTTTTTGAATAACATTGATGTTACTGCGTTTGATTTGATTAAGAATCATAGTATCAAGTTGAAACAAAGCACTGAATCTAAACCATTGAAAATCAAATGCGTAAGTTGCCAACATGATTACGAGCAACAATTTAGCATTAACGTTTCCGATTTTTTCGATTAAGGCTTCTTTCCCTTGACTCCGAGGGAATTAAGAAGCTGTTAGATGCAATGGAGAAAGATTGCATAGACATTAAGAATGATAGTCTTAAAATGTCTTGGTTCATGCGCGGCGGTATTAGCTACACAGATATACTAAACCTATCTATTGAAGAACGAAAAGCCATTAGTAAGATTATTGAGGATAACTTAGAAACCACTAAGAATTCTCAATTACCTTTCTTCTAATGGTTTGGTCTACTCTCTCCGTAACTATTCATTTATCTAAGGGATACATTTACTGATGAGCTTCGCTCATCTTCCTTCACTTAATTCTTCGCTTCGCTCAGAATATAAGTTCGGAAAGTCTTTTATATGTTTTTGTATGGAAGTATAATCTTAACTTCTATTTTAATTCATGGGAAACATATTGCCGCTTTGAAGCCATGGTAGTGCTATTCAAGCACTACCAAAAAAAGGGATTTGCCATGCCCGTCATCCTTTGCCGTCTATACCCGTTAAGTCGGCTACTATTGCCACTTAACGCCACCGGTTGCCCTATAAGGTTTGCTGGTCTGTAGTTGAAGTACGCACTCTATTAGTGTTTCGTTCAGCAACGCATGTTCTACAGGCATCAAGACAGAGTATCCTGTAGACTCATTGAAGGTTCGCTTTTGTCGATTGCCTTCTCGGTGTTCCGAGTAATGTCACCATTACACGCTATACTCCAGATCCATCAGCTTTCGCATCTTCAAGGAGGTCAGACAAACTCTGACGACAAATTTTTACTATGTATTAATTTAAGGGTTCTGTGATTGTGTTGACGTGGTGTCTGATGTTGTACAAGAGTAAGATTTAACTAACTCGGTATTATTTTTGAAAAAGCTAGAATGTTCCATAATAACCCAGTCACCCCATTTGTTGCTGCTGTATAAGATACAGTTATCAGCAACCCATGTGAGTTTGCCCTGGACTGCAACGTATTGACCTTTGCGATTAAACTTCATAAACAGAATGTTAAAATCGCCTTCTTCTTCTACGTCTAGTAATTGTTCTAGCCACGAATCAAGTTGTTTACACTCACCCGTAAGAGTTAAGTGCCACGGAAAGTCAGCATAGAATTTGCATTCTATATTCATCTTAGTAAACGATTGTCCTGGAACAATGTCACCTTTGAATGAACGAATCTGACCTTCGTGCAAGAATTGGGTTCTTGCTTGATTCTTGCCACCCACATAAGCGCCGGATCCAGGAGCACGAATAAACGATTCCCCGTATGTTTCAGAGAGAAATTTTGCAACTTCTCTCTCGTAACCTGATCCTTTGTTCTTCTGTGGTGATGGCATGTTAATACTTATGCTAGGAATGACCCCTGAAAAATTATTCTATATCTGTAGCTGTTGCGTAGTTCGTAAAACCGTTCTCTTTGACGACTTTTAGTACACTCGGGACTCTACCTGCGAGTTCTTCGCGGTGTGAAACGAGCCAAACACTCTTATTACGAGTACGTGACAAGTCTTTTAGAATCGCAATAGAGTTTTCTACGCCCATTGTGTCCATACCTGAATCAATCAATTCGTCAATGAACAATGTATTGATAGGAACATACAAGTTCTCCCAAACATCACGGAATGCAAAACTCAAACCTAGAATCAAACGATTACGTTCACCGCGTGACAAGTTATCAAAGTCAAGTTCACGTCCCAATTCTGTAATTTCAACAGCCAAGTCGTTCTTAAAGATAACGTTGTGTGGCAAACCAATCTTATCCAAGTAATGTGTCAAGCGTGAGTTCAAATAACTCAAGTTCTGGTCAATGATTTTCTTACGAACAAATGAATCTTTACTAGTCAACAAGTCAAGCAAGAACTTTTGATGTTCCATCTTTTTAGTCAACTGATTGATTTTGTCAAAGTTGATGGCTTGAACTGCGTTTGATTCCATTTCTGCAATTTGCTCGGTATATGGGTCAGTTTCAGATGCCTTCTGTTCAATCTGTTGTTCAACACTAGCAAGTTTGCTACGATGTTCAACCGCTTTAGCTTCTGTATCGTAAATTGTCTTAGGTTGTGGGCCCAAGTCAATCTCTTTCATCTCTTTCAACTGTTCACAGTAAGGATCTTTTTCTTTTTCTTTTTCTAAAATCTTTGTGCGAATGTTTTCTAAATCACCACCGTGACGAATTGCTTCTGCTTCTGTTTTGTAATGTGTCTTTGGCTTTTCTGGTACAAAGATTTCAACAGCACGTAGTTCATTCCACTCGTTCATTAGTTTAGTCACGGTGATTTGAGCCTCACGTAGCATTTCTTGCTTACCGTCTAATACTTCTTTGTGCGCATCATCATGGAAGTCTTGCCCGCAAGCATAACACTTGTGTGCCTCTAATTTTTCAATCTCAAGAATAAGTTTTTTAACTAACTTATCTTCTTTGTCAATTTCTTTACCTAGTCTAGCAACTTCTTTATCACGTTGGTCTAGTTCAGCTTGCTTTTTGATATGTTCAGCTAGCTGGCGGTGTGCGCTAATCTCATCTACAATGTCAATTTTTGAGAGTTTGATTACTTCGTTCTCTAGTTTTTCAATATCAGAGGCTTGCTTTTGCTGCCAGGCAATTTGTCTAGCAACTAACGCATCACGTGTATCTTTTTGCTTCTTGTGCTCGTTCCAAATTGACAATTCTTTGTGATTAATGAGTTCAGCGTTGATATCAATCTTGGCTAAGTTATCGTAAGTGTCGGCAAGGTAAGCCAAGTCACTATCGTACTTTGTCTTCCATAAGTTACTTCTACGTTTTAAGCTGTCAATTTGTTCTTTAACTCGCTTGTTCGCCTCTTCGATGGCTTTAACTTTGAATTCTTCTGATTGAATATCATCTTTAACAGACTTCATCAACTCTTTAATACCTTCAGCCTTCTCAGATAGCAAAGTGATACCTAATAGTTGTTCAATGATTTCACGTTGTTCATTATTCTTTAACGCTAAGAACGGTAAAGTGTAAGTGTTCAACGCAACGATGTGGGTAAACATGTCACGTGACATGTGAATTACCTTTTCAATCTCTGCTTGAGTTTCTTTGTTCTCACCTTGTGCAGTATCTTCTTGCTTTTGCAGTTCGTTGTCTACGTAGAACTTTAAGATATTGGGTTTGCGCCCGCGTTCAATCTTATACTCTTTACCGTTCACACTAAACTCTAGTGTAACCAGCATACCTTTAGCATTTGTTCTGTTAACTAAGTTATCTTTACGAATGTCATTGATGGGGTTACCGAACAACGCATAACTTAGACCTTGAATCAATGTAGTTTTACCAGTACCATTACGAGCACCGTCACCACCCAAATCTAAGTTCTCACCTAGTATAAGTGTTAAGTCTTGTTTGTCAAATGAAACTGCTTGTGTTACTGCGCCGATTGATAAAAAGTTGCGAAGGGTAATATTCTTAAATTGGATCATAGGTTGTTATAAATTTCTAACAGAATTTTCTTGTCAAATGAATTAGATTCAATAGAGTTGATTTGGTCAATAACGATTTGGTCAACTGATTCAAACTTTAAACCATCAGGACCTTGCTGTTCAGTTTGTTCTACTTTCATTGGGATAAGTGACATTTCTCTTAGTTTGTAGTCAGGGATAAATGTTTCACGTAAGAAGTTTGCTTCTTCGTATGAAATATCAATATCAAGATGTACTCTAACATGACTGTCAGGTAATAGCAAACCCTTAGGGTTTTCTAAGATTTCACTTAGTTTGTAAACTCTGAACAATGGCTGCTTAGGCCATGAACGGAACTCAGGGTCTTGACCCCATTCTAAAATCATCATACCTCGTGCGTCATCACCTGCATCAGCAAAGTTGTGAGGGAATGCGTTACCGATGTACCAAATGTTTTTCTTAGCTTGTCGTTTGTGAAAATGTCCACTGAACACTAAGCCAAAGCCATCAACGTGCTCACTATTGAGTTCACCGTGGTCTGGCATTTCTACCATAGCATTCATATGAAAGTGCGGTAGTTCAAAATGCCCGAACAGATATTGTCCTGACATTTTCTTAATCTTTTTGTAATCTTCTTGTACAAGCCAGGGAGCAATAACTACGTTGCCTTCGTTGAAGAAGTCATTAATAATCTTAACGTTTGGAAGATGCTTTGCCCATTCAACACTATGTATATCACGGCGGTCACGATAATAAAGGTCGTGATTACCGGGAATAAAATAGACTGTATCAAATGCAGAATTAAGTTTTTCAAGTGCTTGTAATCCAAACTGTAGAGTATGAATATTTATAGTAGCACGATGATGATTCCAATCACCCAAGAACAAACATGTTTCACAGTTTTCTTTCTTAGCTTCTTGGATAAACCAATCTACAAAATCGGCACAGTCTTGATTATGCTGTAGACTGTTTGACTTCATACCAAAATGAATGTCAGTAAAGACAGCGGCTTTCTTAAAAAGGTTACTCATAAATGTTAGTATACAGGAAGAGGGGATGTAAAACAACCCCTCTGGTTAAATTAGGCTAAATTATTCTTCGTATGAACCTGCTGAAATGCCCTGGCGAGTCCAAGATGGATTCAAGCCATTCATTTCCAGAATGTCGTCACGAATGTTTTGGTTTCTCTTTTCAGAGTTCAAGACACGACAGAAACTATTTGTAATAGCCGCTGTGTAGTATGCGAATGGGTTAGCTGATTTGGCTTCATTGAATCGTAAGCCAACATATGTAAGTTGTAGAATGGCTGAATTACGCATTTCATCATTGTACGTGTATCCACGCCAGTTAAACTTCATAGCGTATTTCTCACACATCATAATGTACATACGGGCAAGTTTGTTAGTAATCTGTCCGTGATCCTTAGAGAACTCTCCGGTTTCTAAATCACCTTTCCAATGACTCTTACCGATACAAATGAAACTTTTATTCTCATCCATTCTAAAATGTTGGAATGGCGGGAAGTTGACTTTGACATGAACCATGTCATCAATCTCACCTGCTGTTGTTTTGTCTTCCAAATCAGCGAAAATTTCCTCCCCGTCTTCATCAAACTCAAAGATGTCTTTTGCGGTTTTCTTCTTATCAACTTTGCGTGGGGCTTTTGGTGCGACAGGGACATGGTCCCAAGTCATAACTCTAAAAACTAAATCAGTTACTGGGATTGACTTTGGGTCAACTTTCTCGCCTGTTTCTACTGATAATCGTGCAGCCCTGACTTCTCTGGCTTCTTGAATTGAATCACGTTTACTTGCATGTTTCAATGACTTCTCTATTGATTCTGTAGGCATATCAATGATTAAGTCATATCTATGATCCGTTGCAGGGTCTAAGAATGAACAATAAGCGTTTTTGCTAGTGTGAATCTCTTTGAGAATGTCCTTATTGTTTAAGTAATTTACTGGTTTTTTCTGTGGTATTAAAGACATAATGCTCCGTAGTTATAATGTAAAAGTATACATCTTCTGTTGCAAAATTGCAACAGAAACGGTAAAATTTGGTGATTTTTGATGCGATAAATATATTTATAAAGGTATAATCACGATGGCAACCACTAATGCACCTATAAATTTACAGTCTGAAGCACTCCCTGGTTCCACTGTTACGGACTCACAGGGTAATGTTTTAGGCACCGCATATACGAGCAGTGACGGGACGATTGGACTCAGATTACCTGATGCGTCTACTACTGCTGAACCGGAACAAATAACGCCATACTCAGATCCCAACGTAAGCGGCTACGGGGAACAAAATGATTTACCTGAAGCACCCTCACCTACGACTGATGACGGGAGCGATCCATACGTTTCTAATGGGGAATCAACTGTCCCTCAAGCAGAACCACAGCAACAGCCTGAAACACTTGAGGATATGATGCCTGCGACAGAGGATACTCCTGGTCCCACTGAGCAAGAAGTAATCGATGCATCCGATGAGCCACAGTTACCGAAAGAAGACCAAGTGGCACTGGAAAAACAACAAGCAGACAATCGTGCTAGATTGAGAGCAGAAGAAAATCCACAAAAGCCTGCAGGCAACATTGTGCAACTTAATCCGTCAGGTGACTGGAGAGTTCGAATGAGCATCGCACCCACATTGATGGCTTTGTATCATTTGGCATCACCTGGAGATGTATTGTACCCGTTGAAACAAACGAACGGTGTTATTTTCCCGTACACCCCGACTATTCAAACAGGCTACAAAGCTAACTATGAAGTGAGCGAGTTAGTTCATACCAACTATAAGAATTATTTTTATAAGAACAGTAGCGTTGAGGATTTAACTATCACTGCTGAATTTACTGCGCAAGACCAGCAAGAAGCACAATATATGTTGGCGGTTATGCACTTCTTTAGATCCGTAACAAAGATGTTCTATGGTCAAGACAAATCACCGAACGCAGGCACACCACCTCCGTTAGTGTTCTTATCAGGTTTCGGAGCGTACAATTATGATAATCATCCACTATTGATTTCATCATTCTCTTATACATTGCCAAATGAGGTAGACTACATTAGAACAACATCAAATGGTAATTATTCTAGTAACAGTCCAATGTCAGCAAATAATTCTGGCGGCTTAGCTGGTCTAGCAACCACTGCATCAAAGTTTGGATTGAGTGGAATTAGTAATATGTTTAGTAGTATTAATCGATTAGCAAGCGCAGGACTTAAAAAAGGCGGCGCGACTGCAAGTGTCGGTACTATAGGAGCTATCACTAAACGAGCAGACACTACTTTTGTTCCAACAAAGATTCAATTTTCTATCTCTGCTTACCCAATAGTTACTCGTAGAGATATTAGTCAAAACTTCAGCGTAGAGAAATATGCAAAGGGAACTCTTTATAGAGGTACCCAACGAGGAGGTAACGGAATATGGTAAAATATACAAACACAAGCCCATACGCTTTCACACAAGTGTATAACAATTCATTTTTAGATATAATGGAAAACAGAAGTATTCCCCCTAGTGTCGATGACACTGAGTGGGAAATCAATCAGACTTATCATTTGCGCCCTGACTTACTAGCATATGACTTATATGATGATAGTCGTTTGTGGTGGGTATTCGCCCAACGCAATCCAAATCGTTTACAAGATCCTATCTTTGACTTTACTTCCGGTACTAAAATTTTTGTCCCAACGATTGAAAACCTCAAAGCAGCATTAGGATTATAACATGGGATATAACGCAATGGGGGACTGGGTCCCGGACGAAGATTTAACCAGTGTCGCAGGAGCAAAACAACAAACATCATCAATCGATACAGAAATTGCATCGGTAGAAAAAGAACTGGCAAAAACTAAAGACCTATTACGTATTGCTAATCAAAGTTTAAAAAACATTGATCCAAAGTATCAAATGAACCAGTCGTACATTGAGAAACTTAAAAAGCAAACCGAAGAATATAATCAAACGATTAAAGATTTAGAAACAAGACTTGCTGATTTAAAACATCAAAAAGAGTTGCTCAGTTCACCACCGCCTGCCAAAACAAAACCTAAACAAACTACTGCTGAAGATGTAGGTGAAATAGTTGTAACTGCTCCTCGAGAAAAAGCAAAGCAGGCAAGTAGAAGAACATATAACCCGTTAGGTAAATTTTCTAGTTATACGTATAGAATATCGTTGTACATGATATCGCAAGCTGCCTATGCCGCACAGTTAGACACTGGTGTTTGGGATAAAAGTGGTATGTTTGTAGTAGCACAATCTGCCGGCGCAGAGGCTAATACTAGAGCACCGGGCTTTGACTTAGATTACTTTATTGATAATTTAGAAATAGAAAACTCAATGTCAAGTAAGGATACTAACGGTTCATTTATGAGTACGGATGAAATAAAATTTGATATTTTTGAAGCTCATGGCATGACATTTTTAAAGTCATTGGCAGTTGCCTGTGAAAAGGTTGGCAATTCATATGGTAACGTAGATCCAAAGCAACTCACCGTCGCATTAAATCAAATATACTTGCTATCAGTTTCTTTTTATGGATATGATGAAAAAGGAAATTTAGTATCAACACCCACGTCAGCACCCGGGACAGGAGATAAGATAACAGACCCTGGACTTTTCACTCGCTCATTTCCGATTCATATAACCGAACTTCACACCAAGCTAGACAACAAAGTAGTCAGATATGCAATCAAGGCAAGACTAGTAAATGAAGTAATAAGCAGAAGTCAACAGACTTCTACTATTCAAGAAAACCTTAATTTGTCTGGCTCAACTGTTGGTGATATTTTAGTAGATGGACCTACAAGTTTAATTGAGTTGTTGAATAAAAAAGAAGAAGAACTTGTAAAGGCAAAAAAGAAAAGTGTTGCAAACAAATTCAATATTGTATTTGAAGATACAAGCGGAATCGCCGATTCATTGATGGTTGACAAAGGTCACTATGTACCAAGTCAGGCACCATTGAATGGTTTGCCAGGGGCAGTCAATGTAAGAGAAGCAAACAAAGGTGGAGCCTCAACTGTTTCTAAAAACAAACGTGCGGTTCAAATACCTGCCGGTACTAGAATCATGCAAGCAATCGAACAGGTAATCAGCCAGAGTACTTATATCACTGATTGTTTGTCAGTCATAAACAAGGAAGAATTGCAACCAGTAACTGAAGGTGATACAGAGGTTATAAAAAATGCAAAACCAAACGAACTTGCTTGGTTTGTTATCGTACCACAAGTAAAATATCTGTCTGCCTTTGACGATAGACTGAACTCTTACGCATATGAAATCACTTATTATGTGAAACGATACGAGATTCCATTCGTTCGAAGTGAATATTTCCCTAATAGGTCAGGCTATAAGGGTCCTGTCAAAATATACAATTATTGGTATACTGGAAAAAATGAAGGTCTGATATCATTTGATATTACATTCAACAATTTGTATAAATCTATTGGTAGCATGTATTCTACAGGTGAAATACAGAATAGTTCTAGTGCTCCAATGGCATTAGTAACATCGTCAGGGGAAGATACTGCAGGTAAAATGCCAGGTACGTCTGAAGAAGTTGCGTCTTTAAAAGCATGGTTGATGAACCCGGATGAGCAACTAACTGCAAAGATGAAAATTTACGGTGACCCTGATTTTCTGATGACATCATCATTTGGAACATTTGATGAAATGTCAGCAAAATCTATAGCAGAAGAAGATCCGATAAACCCTCTAATGGGTCAGGTTTACATTGAAATTGATTTAAGAAGTGTTATTGATTTTGACTCTTCGGGTAAGATGGACCCAGTGTCTAACTACCAGTTCGTCAAGTTCAATGAAGAAATGGAAAAGCAACTACAAGGTAGAATGATATTTGGCTTAGTTAGAGTAAAAAGTAAATTCAGCAAAGGTATGTTTACCCAAGAATTTCAGAATATGACTTTACCGCCTACAGAATATCAGGTCACTAAAATGGCTGACCAACAAACAAGAGAACCCGCAACAAGTAACAAATCTCCGGGTAACATAACTTCTGGAAGGTCAACGTCTGCTTATTCAAAAATTGATCCTAGACGACTTGACTTACCTAGACCTACTAAGCATGATAACGGTAAACCTATATTAGCTCCTGTAGTAACAGCAGAAGATGAGAATGCAAATAAAAATCTTGTGGGTAAAGGTTATAATAGTGCGGCTCAAGTGTTCAACAAAGACATGGCTCGAATCGATTCGAAATCATTGTTACCTAAACGAAATTAACAGGTAGAATATAAATGGAAGAAGAACTACAAGGTAAAGGTGCCCCGTCAAATATGAAAGACGGTGGCGGTGGTCAAGTACTACTGAACACCCCTATTAAAGGTATTGTCAAAAACAATATTGATTCAACACGCACGGGTAGAATTCAAGTTTTCATTAACAAGTTCAAGGGAACTAACCCCGATGATAAAAACAGTTGGGTTACTGTTAACTACTTGAGTCCTTTCTTTGGATATACACCCAACACTGGCAGTAAAGATTCAAACGGAACATACTCAGGTAACCCTAACAGTTATGGATTCTGGGCTACCCCACCTGATATAGGTACAGAAGTTCTTTGTGTATTTGAAAACGGTGATCCTAACTTCGGCTATTATATAGGTTCAATACCTAAGACAGGATTGAACCACATGGTTCCTGCTATCGGTGCAACTGACAACATCATCGCTAATGGACCCGAATCAAAAAGTTATGGCGGCGCCACTAGACTACCGGTTGCCGAGTTCAATAACGCAAATGATAAACAATCAGGATCTCCTGATTTGTCGAATCAACCTAGACCTATTCATAGTTATCAAGCGGCTATCTTAAACAAACAAGGCTTATTAAGAGATCCTGATAGAGGTACTATTGGTTCAAGCTCAACACGTGAAACACCTAGTCGTGTATTTGGTATGAGTACACCCGGACGTCCTATCTACGGTGGTGGCTACGATGATAATTCAATCAAAGACGCAGTTAAAGACACATCGGCACCTGATAGTAATTTCAAAGTGACAGGTCGTTTGGGCGGTCACTCATTCGTTATGGATGATGGTGATTTGCAAGGTAGGGACCAGTTATTGAGATTACGCACATCATCAGGGCACATGGTTATGATGAATGACAGTGCCGGTACATTGTTCATTATTCACGCTAACGGACAAAGTTATATTGAGTTGGGTAAAGAAGGTACAATCGATATGTACTCAACTAACTCAGTCAACGTTAGAACAATGGGTGATTTAAACCTTCACGCAGATAATAACATCAATATCAACGCAACTAAAGACTTGAACATTCGTGCTGAGAATATGCGTTTTGAAAGTACAAAAGAAACAACACAACTTGTTGGTGCTGATTTGAAACAGCAAGTAAAAGCAAATCATTCAATCAAAGTTGAATCGCAATTTGCAGTTAAAGCAGGCAGCAATGCTGGCATGACTGCCGGCGGCGATGCTTACATTACCGGTGCAAAAGTTAATCTGAACACTGGTAGTATGCCATTGACTCCGGCTGATGTTACACCATTAAAAGAAACAAAACATAGCGATACATTAAATGATTCGGCTAAGGGTTATGCAGCAGCTCCGGGTAAACTCGCAAGTATCACAAGCAGAGCACCTGCACATAGTCCATGGGATGGCGCAGGCAAAGGTGTTGATGTTAAAGTCAATTTAGATGCGGCAGCTAACTTCCCTGCATCTCCTGCTCCTGCAGTAGCGGCAGCTAACGCAACGGCACCGGCAGCTCCTGATAAAACAACAAGTCCTGCACTGGCTGCTTCAGTGCCAGCATCACCAGCAGCCTCACCTACATTAGACAAAGCAAGCACCACAACAATGGTATCACAGATGTCTGTTAATGCGGCAACTGGACCTGCAGCCGATGCAGTTAAAGAAGGTGCAAAAGTTGTAACAGCCCCCACTGGAGAACAAACCGCAGCAGTTGGTCAACTTGCAATGACACCGCAACAAATGGAAGATGCAGGTACATTGAAGCCAGGTGCTGGGGCAGCAGTCACCGCTGCTGTTGCAAGTGGCAAATCAATCGAGCAAGCATTGACACCAAACTTGTTCACTGGCAAAGACGGAGTTAACAATACATCTGATTTTGTTAAGAGTACTACTGCTCAAGTCGGTGCGGCTTCATCGTTACTTGCTAAGGGTGAAAGTTTATTGAAACAATCTGGATTAATTTCAGGTAAAGAAAGCCCAACTCAAACGGGTGGTTTGATTATGGCAACTGCTACATCTGGATTGAAAGCAACAATGGATTTTGTCAAAGGTGCTACTCCATCTGGATTCAGTTTACCGAGTATGCCAACAGGCTTGGGACTTGACGCTTCTAAGATTCCTAATCCATTAGGTGGTGATATCGGTAAACAAATTGCCGGTGGTAATTTCGCTACTGGGTTAGCTGATAAAGCATTGTCAGGTCTAAGTGGCTTGGGTGATAAATTGAAAGATGGTTTATCTTCGTTGAAAGATTCAGCAGAGTCTGCGTTTGCCTCAGTGACTGCTAAATTTAAAGATTTCAAAGCAGGTGAGCCAGTAAGTTTATCAGCCGAAAAATTAAAGAATGATGCGGCTGATGCGTCTGCCGGTGGATTGCTCGATTCTGCTAAGAAGGCAGCGAGTGACTTTAATCCAATGGCTGCACTCAATAAAGCAACTACAAGTTTAGGTGGTATGTTACCGAACGATGTTAAAGGTGCATTAGATTCTGCTAAGGGGTTAATGACAACAGCATCTAAGTTGGGCGACTCTGCATCTTCATTGCTATCTAAGGGAACAAATATGTTGTCGTCAACTGGATCATCTGATGGCTTGACAAACAGCTTGACTAGTGGTAAGATGGATGTACCTGGATTAGATTCGATTGGGTCATCTATTAAAAATCTAGTGAGTTCAACTTCAAGTAGTTCTATCAATAGTGCTGTGGGAATGGCTAAGGCAGCACTGGGCAGTAACAGTCTTGCTGGTCAAGCACTATCTATGTTAGGTTCAGATCCTGCAGCTAAACTCAAGGGCGCTATCGGCTCATTGGGTACAGGCGGAGGATTGGGTATTAAGTTACCTACAGTATCTGAAGGTGGTTTTGATGCAGGCGCTATCGCAGCTAAGAGTAAAGAATTGCTAGGTGATCCTAAGATTCCAGCATTGAAGTTTGGTGATTCTGCACCTCCTGTAGATACTGCATCATTGGTTGAATTAAGTAAACAACGTAGAGCCGCAGCCGATAAAGTTAAAGATACTCAGAAAGCATATGAGGCATCTCTGGAATCAACAGGAAGCAGAAGTGATCCAGCAACAGTAGCGGCATACGCTGAGTATAAACAAGCTCTTGCGGATATGGACAAAATAGGCTAAGATAAATATCATTATGGCAACATTCTTTGGTTTCAACACACAAAATGCAGATGCAATCAAACCTGCAGCACAACCACAAGGTACATCAGGATTCATCTCAGTTGGACCCAAAACAACGTCCGGTAGGAAGTTTAGACTAACTGACAGAGAGTTGGTCGTCCGAGATTTTGTCAACGCATTGAATATTCCGCAAGGGTCAAAACCGGGAAATCCTGGCTATGGCACAACGATTTGGCAATATATTTTTGAACCAAACGACTCAACTACTTCTGCAAAAATTGAGGAAGAATTGGTTAGACTAGCCTCAATGGATCCTAGAATAACACTAACTCAAGTTAACATATATGCTATGGATACCGGAATTGCAGTTGAGATGCAACTGTATATCAATGCTTTCGATGACGTACAGTTATTGCAAATTATATTCGACCAAACTACAGGAAAAGCCACCGTCAACAGCTAAAAAAAGCACTTTTTTGGTATGATAAATACTATAAAGAGAGCATACAACTATGGCTAACAGTTCAAGACAAACATCTTTATTCGGCATAAACGATTGGAAATCAATCTATAAGAATTATAGTCAAGCAGACTTCCAAAGCTACGACTACGAAACTCTTAGAAAATCGATGGTCGATTATCTACGTACTAACTATCCTGAAACATTCAATGACTATGTTGAGAGTTCAGAATATGTTGCTTTATTAGATGTTATCGCATTCATGGGTCAAGGTCTTGCATTCCGTAACGACTTGAACACCCGTGAAAACTTCATCGACACTGCCGAGCGCCGTGACTCCGTAGTCAAGTTAGCTAAACTAGTTGGGTACACACCTAAGCGTAACACTGCTAGTCATGGATACTTGAAGATTACTGCAATCTCTACAACAGAACAAATCAAAGACGTTAACAACTTTTCATTGAATAACGTTACTGTATTATGGAACGATGCCTCAAATGTAAATTGGCAAGAACAATTCAATGCAATTATCAACGCCGCATTAGTTGACGGACAACGTGTTGGTCGACCTGGGCATTCTGCCAACATTTTAGAAATCAAGACAGACGAATACTCAATGCGAATCCCCGCAAATGCAACACCAACTGCCCCCTTCGGTGCAGTTGTTGATGGTAATAATATGCCATTCGAGTGTGTTAGCATGACTAGTGTTGGGTCAGATAAACTATATGAAATTTCACCCGGATCAAGCTCTGTTTTTAACATTTTGTATAGAAATGACAAATTAGGATTTAGTAGTAGCAACACAGGATTCTTTGTTTATTTCAAACAAGGTTCACTACAACAATTCCCATTTGCTTTTGATACTCAAGTTGAGAATCAAAACATTGATGTAACTATTCAAGGTATCAACAATGATGATGTATGGTTATATGAATATGATCCAATCACATTGTTACCAACTGAGTGGAAGAAAGTTGAAAGCGTATTCGCTAGTCAATCCACATCTTCAACTAAAAAACTATTCAGCGTCACTTCAGGATATAACGACCAAATTACATGTAACTTCGGTGACGGTGTGTTCGGTGAGATGCCAGTGGGTAATTTTGCAACTTATGTTAGAACAAGTAACGGTTTGTCATATGTAATCGACCCTAGCGAAATGCAAGGCACAACTGTAACTATATCATATATCAGCAAAAACAATAGAATTGAAAAGTTAACCTTATCATTAGAATTAATGTTGCCAAATGCAACAGCCCAAGCACGTGAAACTCTAACAGACATTAAGATTCGTGCTCCTCAGCGTTTCTACACACAAAATCGTATGGTCAACGGTGAAGATTATAACAACTTCCCGTTCACAATGTTTAACTCGATTGTCAAATCAAAAGCTATTAATAGAACAAGCGTAGGTGTAAGTCGCAATTTTGACTTAGCTGATCCGACTGGTAAATATTCGAGCACAAATGACTTTGCTGAAGACGGTGGATTGTATTTGGATATCAATGATGACTTTATTTCGTTTACTGCATCAACCACAAATGACATTATCAACTTCTTAACTCGTAAACTAGCATCAGAGTTAGGCGGACATCGTGCGTACCAATATTATTCACAAGCCTACACACGTTTTAGCATCAACGCAGGCACAGGTGATGGGGTAATCTATTGGAATCAAACAGCCTTTAGTTCTGAATCAAGTACTGGTTATTTTTATAATGCTGGTAATTCACCTGTATCAGTGGGACCCTCAGCAGGTAATAATATTAAATACCTGACTGCAGGGTCAATGATTAAGTTTGTTGCACCGACAGGTAAGTATTTTAATTCAAATAATAAACTAGTATCAGGTATCCCTGGACCTAGCGACATCACATACGCATGGACTTCAGTTGCAACCGTAATAGGTGATGGATCGAACAGTGGTGTTGGTAACTTACCTACAGGAATGGGACCTATCACATTGACCAACTATATACCTGACGGAGCAATTTTAGATACGGTCATCCCGTCGTTCACAAACGAATTTAGTTCTGGGTTCATGCAAGAAATCGTAAACAATATTACATTATCTCGTGATTTTTCTCTAGTCTATGATAATACATTGTTAGCAACGCAAGAGCGTTGGATGATTGATTCATACAACTCAACTGGTTATTTTGTACGTTTTAGATGCTTGGGTTACGGTAAGTACATTGTGTCGTATAGATCCTTGACATTCTATTTCGGTAGCGTTGCTGATATTAGATTTACGTTCGAACGCAATCGTTCAGTGTACGATCCTATTACTAGCAAAGTAGCACAAGATACTATTACAGTCTTGAAGACCAACTCACAGTTTGGAAATAATTATCCACTAGCACGTGATATTTCAATGAATGTTGTTGGTCAAACAACAGAGACAGATGGATACGTTGATGACTTTAGTGTTGAAGTTTCTTTGGGTGATATTACTACTAACAATAAATTCAAAGATCCTGACTTCTTTACTCAAGTGACAGGATACCAATTTAGTACTCGCAACACTGCGCACTTTACATTCTTTAAGATAGTAACCGATGTGAATCGATTGACTCGTGTAGAATTAGTACCAACTTCTTCAGTTGTACACAATTACGGCACTCAATCTGATATTGCAATCGTGAAATATGAATATCCAGTTGGACAAATTTTTTACGCTGTACTAGAAAACAAATTCTATCAATCAGTCAATGACACGACAGCAGAAAACATCGTGAACTTAGAGTTACTATCAAACTACTCAGTTAAGATAGGTAGACAAGGTTTGTACTTCCAATATAAACATATCTCTGGGGATTCACATAGAGTTGACCCATCAACGTCTACTATTATTGACATGTACTTGGTAACACAAGATTACTTAACCAGATATAATAACTGGTTGAACGATACCACAGGTACAATCACAGAGCCATTAAGACCTACTATCGCAGAACTATCTGAGGCATATAACAAAGTCAACGACTATAAAATGTTGACGGATAGTGTGATATTAAATAGTGTAAGATTCAAACCACTTTTCGGTAGCAAAGCTGAAACTTCATTACGTGCAACAATCAAGGTAATTAAGTCAAGCACAACAAATGCTAGTGATAGTGAGATTAGATCCGCTATTATTACAGAAATGAACAACTACTTCAGCATTGATAACTGGGACTTCGGCGACACCTTTTATTTTAGTGAATTGAGTGCATACCTACACTCAGTTTTAGGTGACTTGATTAGTTCAGCGGTTTTAGTACCAGTTGACCCATCAATGTCTTTTGGTGACTTATATGAAATTAAGAGCGCACCATATGAGATTTTTACTAGTGCTGCACAAGCTAGTGACATCGTTGTAATCTCTGCGTTAACAGCCGCAGCATTACAAATTGCAGGTTAAAAAAATAGGTAAATAAAGTAATGACAAACAGAGTTAGAACACTTGATTTCTTGCCAGAAATCTTTAGAACAAAATCAAATGAAGAATTCCTTACTTCTACATTAGATACTTTAGCACAAGCCCCGAAAGTTCAAAAACTACAGGGCTATGTTGGTAGTAAATTTGGTTACGGTGTTGGTTCTTCTGACAAGTACTTAACCGAGCCTACACAGAAACGTTCTAATTATCAACTCAATCCGGCAGTTGTATTTAAAAAGAAAGCCACTAACATCCCGTTAGATGTGATGACATATCCTGAGTTGACTGATGCGTTGCACCTTGCAGGAAGTGTCGCACCAGAATCAAAATTATTCTCAAACCAATTCTATTCATTTGATAGCTTTTGTGATTTAGATAAGTTAGTCAATTACAGCCAATATTACTGGTTACCAGGAGGTCCTGAAGCAGTCACAGTTTCGAACACTTTATTGACTAAAAGTATCGCTTACACTATTACATCATCACCGTTGGCATTTTCTGTTAGTGCAAAAAATGAACTAATCGGCGACCATAACCCTGAATTAACACTGGTACGTGGTGGAACATATTACTTTAACGTGTCACAAGATTCACCGTTCTACATCCAAATGGCAAAAGGTGTTTCTGGTCATTTTGAAAGTAGACCTAACATCAGTACCCGTGACATTTTTGGTTTGCAAAACAATGGTGTATCAACCGGTACTATTAAATTCGAAGTGCCAGCAGCAAATGCCCAAGCAGATTGGGAATTGAGCAGAGGTATTGATATCGATTTAGTTACTACTTTGAACTTTAATGATATTCATTCAAAGCCAGCTGGTTCCGTTTCTATTGATGGCATCACTGACTTGGATGGCAAAACTGTATTGTTCTATGGTCATGACATAACAGATACAGGTAATATTACAAAGTTGTTCGACACTACAGGTGAAGAATTTGATAATACTAGTTTTGATGAAACTGCCTTCTCTAGACTCTCTGCTCATGTGTTTAGAATTGTTTATGTGGGTGACCCTGTTAATGGTCAATTCATCGAGATGGTTGAAGCTGACCCTCTACCAATCAATGCGTTGATGAAAATCAAATATGGTACTCAGTACAATGGGCGTGATTTCGTGAAAAACGAATATGGTGAAATTATACTAGCACCCTTCGTCACTGCACCGTGTGATACTTACTACTATCAGCATGGCGAGAATTCTGAAATATACGGTGTCATTAGAATTGTTGACCGTGAAGATAGTTCTTTCATCAACGTAAATAATATTCTAGGCAAGCAAACTTACACAAGCCCAAACGGAGTTGTTTTTTCTAACGGGTTGAAAGTTGAGTTTGCAGGTAATATCTATCCGACAGAATATGCAACAGGGCAATATTATGTTGAAGGTGTTGGTACAAGTATTGAGTTAGTTCCTATCTCTGAACTAATTGTTCCTGAACGTTTTGCTTATGCAGAAAGTTCTGACTATGATGGACAACCATATGATGTTGGACCCTTCAACGGAACAACATTCTTACCTATCGAAAAAGATTATATTACTATTGCTCGTAATAGTAAGAATAAAAACGCTTGGTCACGTGGCAATCGCTGGTTCCATATCGATGTTTTGAAAACAACCATAGAACACAACCCCGGAGCAAAGTTAGCATCACGTGCTTTGGGTAATGTTGAATTGATGGCAAAGCGCCCAATTATTGAATTCTATCCTAATCTCAAGATGATGAATTCAGGCACATCATCGGTTAATAATATCACTTATATTAATTTCACAGAAACAGATGCGTTAAAAACAGTTGCCGGGTCATTGGACTTTTTACCTGATGGCGCCCTAAGTACTTTGTACAATGGTGCAAAAGTCTTGTTTGCAAATGATAATAGCACTGAGGTAAAGACTACTGTATACTCAGTTTTTTATTCTGAGACTGTTGATTCTGCACAAGTAGTAATAACAAATTGTTCGGACGTTACTGTAAACAGTGACGGTAGTGCAAATGTAACATACACTATTCCTGCGCAAGAAACTGTTATTCCTAAAGGCAAATACTTGTCAATGGTGAGCGGAGCAAATAGTTCTTTCCAAGGAACTTATAAAGTTGTCGCTTCTACGAATACACAAGTTACTCTTTTATATCCTACTGCCCCTGTCAGTAACTGGGATAACATTGGTTCTTCGTATCTAATAACAAACCTAGAATTAACATTAACACCATTTGAAACAGCCAAGTACATGGATCAAGTTACAGTTGCTTCAGGTGCTAAGTCTGGGAAGATTTATTATTTCGATGGCTCATCTTGGTTGCCTGCACAAGAAAAGACTTATGTTAATCAGATGCCGTTATTTGATATTGTTGACGCTAATGGACATAGTCTAAGTGATATGGATTTCTATCCATCTACAACTTTCTCCGGGTCAACATTGTTCCAATATAGTATCGGTTCAGGTGCAAACGATCCTGAGTTACACTTCCCTGTAAAATACAACTTCATTCAGAACGTTGGCGATATCGAATTTACAGTATCGTTGAACAGCGAAACATTCGTGTACAACTTGAATGGCAAAGAAGTAACAGAGAATGTTAGAACAGGTTATGTAGTCAACGACGGTGAATATCAGTTAGGGTGGCAGACTGCGGTTGAAGAAAGCTTCCAGTATCAAGTGTTTAATATGGTTTACACTGGTACTCCTTTTGAGCCTACATTCATTTGTGATGTACCTGTAAAATCTAGTTCTGATACTGCTTGGGCAACTAGTGTTGTCTATGTAGACAATGTTCGTAAGTCAAGTGCGGACTATACAATAACTACTGACGGAAAAACAACGACTGTCACATTAGTTGACTACCCATCAGTAGGTACTACAGTTGATATTATGTTGTTGAGCGATTTAACAAGTCAAATTGGATACTATCAAATTCCATTGAACTTGGATCACAATCCATACAATGAGCAAATTACTGCATTGACATTGGGTGACTTGAGAGGTCATTACAAGACAATGTTTAACAATGCACCTGGCTTGACAGGTCAAGCCTTTGGTGCAAACAATTTTAGAGATTTAGCTAATCTTGTTCCTTACGGTACCCGCATCATTCAAAATAGCGCACCGTTAACATTACCAGCAGCTTTCTTGCGTAATAACGGCTTCAATTTCTTTGATGCAATTACATTCAATAGCAACGAATACGCAAAGTACAAAGCACTACTAGTAAACACATTAGAAAATAATGACTTTACTTATATCGATACTGCAAGTGGGTTGCTAGATGAAGTTGTAGAAATCATTACAGAACCAAAAACATCAACTAATTCATTCTTCTGGAGTGACATGTTGCCGGCTAAGAATAAAACATCTTCAAAAGTATATACGTTCAAGTCAGTGTTGGACAATGCTGAATTTAACCTAACAAAAATATATGATTTTGAAAATGCAAACTACTCAAGTGTATTGGTCTACTTGACTAGAAAAGAAGCAACAGGTATTGTAACAACTCAGTTAACTAGAACTGTTGATTATGTAGTTTCTGCTGATGAAGCAAAACTAGTAATTACTAAAGAGTTGGTTCCTGGTGACAAAATCGAAATCAATGAATATCACCAAACATATGCTTCGTTTGTTCCAAGTACACCTACTAAGTTAGGTCTATATCCTGCTTTCATCCCAGAAGTAGTTTTGGATTCAAGCTATGTGACACCTACTTGGTTCATCAAAGGACATGACGGTTCATATAACCGCTTGTACGGTCAGTATAACAACGGAGTATTGACTGATGCACGTGATAGAGTATTGTTTGAATTTGAACAACGTGTGTTCAACAACTTGAAAGTGTTGAATAAAACTACTCCTATCAAATATGCTGATGTTGTTCCGGGATTCTTCAGAACTTCAACTGATGAAACAGCTACGTTCAGTAGTGTATATGAGACTCAATTTATGAATTGGGTTGGGATGAATAGAATCGATTATAAATCACAGTCTTTCGACCAGTCTAATGACTGGACTTGGAACTATTCTGGATCAAAAATTAAACTAAACAACACTACTGTAGCAGCCGGTGGTTGGAGAGGTATTTACTTGTGGTTGTATGACACAACTACTCCGCATTTCACACCATGGGAAATGTTAGGATTAACTATCAAACCTACATGGTGGGATAGTCATTACGGGGAAGCTCCGTACACATCCGACAACCTCATTATGTGGCAAGATATTGCCAACGGTTATGTTTGGAATAACGGGAATAGCTACATCGTTGATACAGCTATTCGTCCTGGTTTGATGTCAATAATTCCAGTTGATTCTCAGGGTCGTTTAGTATCTCCGTTTGGTAATTGCATTTCTAGCTATGATGTTGGTACATTCAAACAACAGTGGATGATGGGTGATGTTGGTCCTGCTGAATACGCTTACAGAAAATCAAGCGCATGGGCTTTTGATTTAGTTCGTGTAATCGCATTACAATCCCCTGCTAAATTCTTTAACTTGAACATTGATTTAGATTATTATCAATATAGCGCAAAGTTCAATCAATTCTTGACCAATGAGCGTTATAGAATTTCACCTCCTGAGATTACAATCTATGGAACAGATGACACTACTGCTGCGCATAGCTATATTAACTGGATTGTTGATTATGTAAATCAAAGTGGTTCGATTGGTTCTGAAGATATCAAGTCTTTGTTCAACAACACCGATGTGCGTTTGACTTATAACGTTGCTGGCTTTACTAACAAAGACATGATTAAGTTCTTTACTGAAAATAGTTCAGCATCTTCTTCTAAAGCATCTTTGATTCCTGAAGATAGCTATAGCATCTTGTTGCATAGAAACCAAGCAGTAGATAGTATCACATATACATCAGTGATTATCCAACGCTCTGATGCCGGGTATAGAGTATACGGTAACAAACTAACTAATGCTTTCTTTGAAGTGTTTACCCCTATTTCTGGTTTATATCAAACCGTGTCAGTAAACGGAAAGTCTCTACAGATTGCTACAAAGTATTCTCCGACACCTGCTATTATTCCATACGGTCATGAGTTTAAAACTATTGAAAGTTTGTTAGAGTTTGTCAAGGGATATGGCTTATTCTTAGAATCTCAAGGTATGAAATTTGATGACACTGAAAATAGTGTTGAGCTAAATTGGGATCAAATGATTTCTGAAATATTGTATTGGATTCAAACAGGATGGGATGTTGGAAGCACGGTTAACGTCAACCCAGCAGCCAACGTCCTTCGTATCAATACTCCGAATGCAATCGTTGAGCCATTAACATTGTCAAAACAAAATTTTGTTTTGAATCAAAACTTATTACCGATTTCTTTAACTGATTTGTCTATTCATCGCAATGGCACTGAGTTGACAATCAAAGCATTGAACGCAGGTGATGCGTTGAGTTATTTCACTGGTCATGTAGGTTCAATCGAGCATATCGTGGTATTCGATAATAAAACAGAATTTGGTGACACTATTGTAAATTTAGTCACCGGCCTAAGACAGCAACGCCTATATGTCAAGGGAACTAAGACTGATGAGTGGCAAGGTTATGTAAACAATGCCGGCTTCATTATGTCGTTGGATAGCATTACTGACTGGGTGCAAAATGCAAAGTATATCAAAGGTCAAGTAGTAAAATACAAGAATGATTATTGGATGGCTAACAAGTCAATCATAAATCCATCTAGTACGTTTGAGACTTCAAATTGGGTTAAGACTTCATACGATTTAGTACAACAACGTATGTTACCTAACCAATCAACCCGCTCATTAGAATCTACAATGTTCTATGATTTAAACAGTTCTAATATTTCAGTAGATTCTGACTTGTTGGGATTCTCTTTAATCGGTTACAGACCTCGTGATTATATGGCTAGTGCAGACTTGTCATCTGTATCACAAGTAAAGATGCACTCTGAAGCGATTTCAGTCAAAGGAACCACTTCTGCCTCTACGATGTTAAACAACGCATCTATCAAGGGTGAAAATGTTGAGTATACAGTGCATGAAAATTGGGCTATCAAGAACGCAGAGTTCGGTGGCATTAACAACCACAATTACGTTCAGTTTGGCTTGTCAGAAAGTTTACTATCAAGTAATCCTGCAACAGTATCATTGATTAGTCACACCCGTGTAGATGGAGTAGACCAAGAAGTTGCATTCAGTGATGTTACAAACTATGGTAGAACTCTCGCCAATGAATTCATTTTACCTGAATTAGCAAAAGACACTGATGAAGTATTACGTAGTGCAGGATATGTACATCTTGACGATGTTATTGAAACTGGTTATTCAGTTGATAACTTTAATGATGCCGCAATCAACGCTATCTACAGAAACGATTACATTTGGGTAGCAAACAAAGATAACAAGTGGGATGTATTCACACCAGTTCCGGTAGCATCTCAAGTAGTTTCAGCTTCTAACAATTTGAATGGCACTGTTACTATTGTTTTCAATGCTCCTCACGGAATTCTAACAAATCAAGTCATCGGTTTGCAAAATTTCGACACACGTTTTGACGGCTACCACGTTGTTGAATCTGTTCCTAGCTTAACTTCTTTAATTGTTTACAAATCAGTTGATTCGACTGTAACTAGTGTTACTGGTTCAGGATTAGTGTTCTTGTTACAAAGCTACAGAGTTAACACACCTAGAGATATTCCATATCTACCATTGAATCACAGTGAGTATGACCCTGCTAAAGTCTGGGTAGACCAATCAAGTGATGGAAGCTGGAAAGTATTCAAGAAAGAATTGAACTATAAGCACACTCAAGTTGGTGAAAAAGCATCTACATCTAGTCTAGGTGATGCAGTCGCATACGTTCCTGGAATCGGGTACTTTGCCGGTGATAAGACCGAGGGTACTGTAACTGTATTTGCTTCTATCAAGGATGATGGTGTTTACTATCCAAAGTCATCAATTACATATTCAGGTACTAATTTCGGTTCTGCAATCAAACATGCAAACAAGACTATTGTTATTTCTGCTCCGCATTCAACTATCAGTCAAATTTTCATCTATCGTGATGCAACTGAAGATGGCTTCTCTCAGCCTGTATTAGAACAAACTATTGTTTGGGCTGGCGCAGCATCTGATATTGTAGGCGAATCTATTGCAATCTCTGGTGATGGAAATCACATCTTTATGAATGCAAAATCCGGTAATTATGATTCTGTGTTTATGTACTCATTGGACCCTTCTTTGTTGAAGACAGGTCTAGGTTTACCGCTTGCATCTGATATTACTGTTAACTCGAATTCATTCTCAGTAGACGGTAACGCAACTCAAACAATTAAAGATGGACAGCGCATTTCTTTCGCTACATCCTTTGCACAGTTGGCTCCGTTAGCTGAAAACTTTGTACCGGACAGAAATGATGCAGTAGATAATATTCGTGAATCTTTCAAATTATCGGGTAACCAAACATCATTGTTATCAAACGGCGACACTGTTTCATTTGGTAATACACATTTAAAGAACACATTGTTCACTGTCATTTTATCAAGTTACTTACCAGACGAAGATAAGACTATGTTCTACATCGAGCAACAGCCAGTGTTGATGGTTGGTTTAACTAACGGCGTGCCTACACAGTTCCCAACTATTAATGCCGGTACAATGGTTTACAAAGTATCGTTTGATGACTCCGCAGTTTACACAGTCTTAACAAAATCATACGTTAGTGCTACGAATAAAACAATATTCTATGTTCAGGACAAGTTTAATCACAGTGTTCCTAGTGGTTCTCAGTTATACTTGGCAACGATGAACTATGAGCTAGTAAGTATCATCTCGACTAGTGAAGTTGTTGGTTATGTACCCGGTGATAATTTTGGTGCAAGCATTGCAACTAACTATGATGGTACAAAATTGTTCATTGGTGCACCTAAACATAATCAATCAGGTTCTCAGATTGCAACAGGTACTATGTATGCGTTTGATAGACTGTCACAGACATTTGAAGTACAACGTGATATTCCAAAATCAAGCACCCACATTGTAGTGTTACCGTGGTATCCAAGCATTTCTGCACTAGTTTACAAAAATGGAAAAAGATTGCGCACGAACCAGTATGTTCTCATACTAAACGCAATTTACTTTGGACATATCGGCTTTGATGCAGGTGACATCATCACTATTAAGGATTCTAAGGTTGTCCAAACAGGGTCATTTATCAACGGAGCCCCTGACACATTGCGCTCTGGTCAATGGTTCGGATATTCAATGGATTGCTCTAGTGACGGCACTGAACTTATTGTAGGAGCTCCGTACGCACTCACATCTGATGGATACGAAGGTGCAGTATATCGCTTTACTGATCCAGGTAAGCGTTATGGTATGCTTGTTGGTGTAACACCGGCGGCATTAAATGAACCTACATATTTGTTATTAAATGGTTATAAAGTTAACGCTTTCAATGTCATTGGTATGCAATCATCTGTGACTACAAATTCTACTTCTGTTACTCTTTCAGTTTCCGATGCGAAATTATTACCTGCTTCTGGTGTAATTAGATTTAGAAAAAATACAAATGATACGTTTGATATTGCATATAATAAAGTAAACCCCACAACGGGCGTTGTTAGTTTTGGAACCGTTGGGTATATCTCTGGCTACACTACTCCGGTTAATGATAGCAATGCAGTTGTCCAAGATGGTACTTTGGTACGTTTGACCGGAAACATTACTAAGGGCATGAGTGTGTCGTTTACTGACGTAGAAAATGTTTCAGGTTTGATGACAATAGAATCATATTCTCTATATCAATTAGACCAAGCAAATACGGTATTGTATACAGGAGATTTGATTTCAGGTACTACTTTAACTCGCTTGTATGCGTCACGTTCTGATGCAATGAGCGGTACTAATCCATTGCAGGTTCAAAACATTAATACGGGTAATGCAAAGACTCTGTATGCTGAACAATTCCCGTACTCAGTAACATGTACTTCTTCTGATACCCAAATATATGCACCGTTAGGTTCAGCAACCAACATTGCAAACAAAATCAATGAATCAAACATAACAAACATTTTTGCATACGCTACTGAAGATGGTAGATTGGTAATTCGTTTACGTGACATGTCATTGGCACCAAGCATGAACAAGTTGAACTTGAGTGTGTTCAATGGTAATTTCTGGACAATGTTGGGTATGATGCCGTACCCAATGACTCAGACAATTACTTCTCCTCATAAAGAGCACAACACTAAGTTTGGTTTCTCAGTCAAATACAACGAGGCTAACTCGTTTGTAGTAGGTGCCCCAACATCTACACGATTCGCGGCTACACGTTTCGACTACACTGATGCAACTACTGCCCACACTGATACAGCGTTTGATAACAACATGACGTTGTGGGAAGAATCATTCACAAACGCTGGTGCTGTATACATGTATGATTATATTGATTCATACGAAGAAGCATTGGATAACATGGGTAAGTATGTATACTCACAACCATGTAACGATACTGCAACTGTTTACGGGGCAGCACCGATGTTCGGTAGTTCAGTTGACTTCAACAACAATCGTGTTGTTGTAGGCTCTCCTGGCTTTGATGGAACAGGTGGTAAAGTCATAATCTTGAAGAACGATGTAGGCACACCTAACTGGTCAGTTCACCGCACATCAGAACAAGTAGTTGACATTAGCAAGATTAGCAAAATTCAATTATTTGATAACACAACCAATGTTTCTGAAGCGTCATTGGATTATTTTGATCCATTGCAAGGTAAACTATTAAGTGTAGTAGAAGCAAATATTGATTTTACTCGCTCATCTGACCCTGCAGCATACAACAATGGTGATACTACTGTTACTATCTCATGGGGTGCAGACCAAGTTGGAAAGATTTGGTTCAACACAGCCAATGTCAGATTCTATAACTATCATCAAAAATCCGATGTACAATACAATAGCAAATACTGGGGAGTTGTTTTCCCTGGAAGTGATGTTGCGGTATACACATGGGTTGAAAGCAATGTCACACCTGCACTCTATACAGGAACAGGTACAGTATTAAATACGACACAGTTCAGCGTATCATTCACTACAGATTCAACTAATGCTTTGGTTCCAAAATATTATTTCTGGGTAAAGAATACTAACATTCTAAGTGCTTCTCTAGGAAAGACATTGCCAGATTCTGCTATTGCAACTTATATTCAATATCCACAAGAATCGGGTGTTCCGTTTGTTGCCCCATTGAGAACTAATGTCTTTGGTTTATACAACTCAGCAGATTTCATCAACGGTGGTACTACAAGTATCCACATTGGATTTAGTACATCAAATAGAGATGTATCTGGTCATACAGAATTCAAGTTAATCAGCACTAATTCTACTGACTTCTTGCCAGGTTTACCTGACCGCAAGAAAGGTGAAACAGAGCCATATGGTTTGTATGCAAAGTATATTGATAGCTTTGCAGGCGAAGACGTAATTGGTGCAACAGTACCCGATGCTTCTCTACCTAAATTAATGCAAATAGGTGTTAGTGTAAGACCAAGACAATCAATGTTTGTTGACAGATTGTTAGCTCTAAAGAACTTCATTGAATACACTAACAACGTAATGAGCCAGTACCCTGTTGCAGAGACTTCGGCTGCTACGTTCTTGCACGTAGCAACCGACACAGTTGATACTACAAAATACTGGGATTACGCATACTGGTGGGCAACGGGATATTCAGAAAAAACTAGACCTAAGTTTGAAGTTGAGTCTCTTGAAGACCTCAAGACTATTCCAGTAGTAGAGAACTTGATTGTTTCTGTATCTAAGAACTCTAACGGAAACAGAGAAGTATACACAGTTAAGAATTCTGAGTGGGTTCGTATTGGTTTAGAAAATGGTACATATCAATTCTTGTCAACAGTCTATGACTACTCACCGGAAGGAATTGGCTTCGGTAACGGCTTCTTTGATTTGGAAATGTATGATAGCAATACTGCAACCGAAACACGATATATTGTTCGTGCAATTAACGAACAAATATTTGTAGGTGATTTAGAGCATCATCGCAATAAGAGTTTAACTTTGATGTTTGAATACATTCAAAGTGAAAACATTGAATCACATAACTATCTACCGTGGTTAAACAAGACCAAGTTTGCTGATGTAAACTATAAAGTTCGAACGTTGAAGCAAACACCAAAGTATATAGCTGATGAAACTACGCTAGTTGAGGGTTACATCAACGAAATCAAACCTTATAGCGTAGTGATTAAAGAATTTGTAGAAACATACGCATCAACTGACGTTGTAAACGGGACAGTTACTGACTTTGACTTACCTGCATACTATGATTTTGAAGCAGGTAAGTTCGTGTCACCGCAAGTTGTATTTGGTGTGTCATCTAATCCGGATCAAAAGGCAATCAATGACGCAGTTTGGGGCGATTATAGATACTTTGATTGGATGAACAATTTGGGTATGAGTATTAAGGGCGGTGAAGCTCAACACATAACCAATATTGTAGAGTATGCAGATGCTACTACCACTGACATATATGTTGAGAATGCTTACACTCTACCATACCAAGGCATCATGTTCTTGGGTGATGAACAAATAGGTTACACAAGTATCGATAGACATTTCGGTAAGTTAATTGGTGTCACTAGAGGTGCTAACAATACACCACAATCAATTCACCATATCGGGACACCTGTGTATATGTACACACCTGACGTATTCGTGTTGAATCCTGGTAAGAACTATCAGCTTCCTCCAAAAATTACTGCTTATATTGATACTTCAATCTATCCAGAGCCTCGCTCAGAAGCAATTTTTGAGGCTGTCATGCAAGATGATAAAGTTGTAGGTGTTACTGTAATTCAACCGGGTGAGGGTTATGTCACTACACCTGAACTAATCGTGGAGCCTAGCGCAACATACACCTTTGATAACTTCAGTTCTGATGCGGTAAACGCTAATAATTTGATTAATACAACAGAGAGTGCATTGTTTACTTCTATTGATGTATCTCAGAACATTAGTTCATACGATGTTGTTAAAGTTGAATCTATCACAACTGGTTCACCTGTCATTGCTAATGGTTTTTACTATGTTAAAGTAAGCCAAGGTAGTGGTAACTTTATCTTGACATTCTTTGAAACTTATAAAGATGCAAAGACAGACAAAAAAGGTATCCAGTTCAACAAAGACATCATCACAAATGGTTATGTATTAAACGTTCATGTCACCGCACAAGTTTTACCTACAATGAAAACTACAGGTGTTCGTGGATTGAAAACAACTGTTAAATTTGACAGAGTTAGTTATACTAGCAAAGTTAAAGAATGGAAGCCAAATACATATTGGTCATCACCATACTCTAGTTTAGGTAACGATGCTTCTTCATCAGAAGAAAGTAGTGCTTCTATGATCCTGTCAAGTTCACAAGGTGTCGTATTACCGATAACTGGTGTCAGAAATCAAGATGGCTTTGCAGTCGTCGGTCTAGACTACACTTACAGTAATATTAAACCTGGACAACTTGATGGTGCCTTGTTGCAATTTTATAAAGTAACACCGAGTTATACTCCTGCGATTGTAGATGGTACTAATGGTCGTGCTGAGATTCAAATCTTCAGACCTAAATTCGGTGGCAATAGTTTGTCCGAAGTATACACTATTAAAATCATCAATCCAGGTAGCATTTACATGAATGACTACACTATAAGAATTAGCGGGTCAGAATTAGGTGGGCAAGATGGTGTTAACGATGCAACAATTCTAATCAAATATGCTAATGAAAATACAGGTGCAATTTTAGTTGCATCTATATCAGGAAGAGCGGCGGGCACATTTGATGAATTCTATGTAAAACCAGTGAATGACTCCGAAGTCAACGTGTACGTTGATGCAGGTATGATTCGTAGAGCTCCATTTAATGGATTTATTTGGAACGGTGCATTGAATGCTACACAGGCATTTGGTGAAACAGGAAACGATTATGCGTATTTACCTGAGCCGGTCGTTCGTGATGTGTTTAGTCGCCATGATGAGGTATCATTGGTTTCTTACGCTGGTGTAATCTGGGCATGTAAAGAAAGTAACTCTGATGCTGAGTTCGATCCAGCTAAATGGACAGCGATGACCACTGCTGATGTTGCAATGACTGCATTAGAACGTATTGATGGTTTCTATCAACCAACTGCTGGTATGGTTCCGAAAGACCATCAGCAATTATTGAAAGGAATCACATATCCAAATACAGTTTACTTCGGTAATAAATTTGCCCCTGAAGATATAGTCGATGAAGATGTTATATTGACAGACAACTTGTTTACTAACAGCGAAGCTGATGTGAAGGGTGTTGTCTTTGTTGATACAAAATATGTTGCAGTTGCTACATACCAAGGCTCAACATTTGTATTGACACAAACTGTTTCAGGAACTTGGCAATCATCTAAGATAATTGAAAAAGAACTACCAGTAACTAGCTTCACATGCGCTAATGAAATTTACACTATCACTACTAGTGATGATAGTAACCCATTGTTTGTTAGCTTTGATGGCGTTCGCTGGATCGGCGTTGGTGAACGAACTACGTTTGATACTCTAGATTATGATGATGGTTCTTACGATGATTCATCACTGCAAGTTGAGTTGGGTGGAATATTAAATTCAACTGTAATCAACGATAAGTTCTTTACAGTTGGATATAAAATTGACACATCAATCGGTGGTCTAGTTTGGGAAACTCAACATCAAATCGGCAATAAGAATAGAATTCATAAAGAACTTACTGACATTGCGTATGTAGACACTGGCTCATACACAGGCTATTTGGCTATCGGTTCTCAGATTATTATTACTTCTGGTGCTGACACTCCTGCTCCTGAGTTGGAAACTGCTGCATTGTTATTGACAAGTCCTGATTCTATTAATTGGACTTCTGTTTCTCCAGTAACAACTGAGTTCATTCCCGTCGCACTTGTAGTGACTTCTGAGATAGTAGTAGTTGTATGTAAATCTGGTAAAATTGTTTATACTGATAATGCTACAACATGGATTGAAGCATCTATCATCGGTGATACAGTTACAGCAGATATCATAGACGTTGCATACGGTAACGGAATGTTCCTAGCTATTACTGCTTCGGACGTGATATTGACATCAACTGACGGTATGGCATGGGAACAAACTATTTCTCCAGTCAACTCTATATTGACTACAGTAACATTTACGAATGGTAATTTTGTATTGACAGGTACTTTAGGAACAATATGTATTAGTTCTAACTGCGTCACTTGGGAAAATATTTTAATTCAAACAGCATCTGACACAACTTATGTTGTTAAAGGAAATGACTTCTTGTTTGGTTATGGTCCTGAAGAATTAGTTGCTGGTGTAGTTACAGATACAGTTAATATGACTATTACATCAGCACCTGGAGCTTATTGGAACAGAGACGGAAGTGAACAGTTCTGGTACTATGCTTCTGGATTCAGCATGATTCAAGTTAAGCGTGTGGTAGACACGACACTAACCGTTACATTTGATGAAGTAGTTGCGAACGGTGCCGGAGCTTCAGTGTTCATTGTAGAAACAGACGGATCTATGACTCGTATGTATGAGAACTTTACTGCAACTGCTTTACCGTACACATACCATGTGAACTGGTGCACTAAGACTGTAACGTTTGATGACGATTATTTAATTGGAAAGACAGTGTTGTTAGAACTATATGAGTTCGGTAATGCAGTAGAACGTCAACGTGCATCAACTGAAACAATGCCATTGTTTGATGATATTAACACTGGGCATAGTTCAATTAATACTGGGTTACCGATGTTATACGGTAAAGATATTGAACCGGTTGTATATGCACAAAAACAAGGTGAGCACTTAACTAGATTGACATTTGGTTTAGATTTCTCAACCTATAGAAATGATGAGGATCATCTAATACTTGCTTTGGGGGATACATATGATGCGGCAACTGATTATGTTGTCTATTCTATTGTTAGAACAGGTAAGTCTACGGATGATATCGATGAACATTATGTTTCATTACCCGAAACACAATTCTTCACTGAAGGTGGCACAGAGTTTGTAATTTCCCTAGAAGTTACTAAACTACCTATACCTAACTTCAGAAATTCTATTCCAAGTGCAATAGTCGAAGTCGATGGCAAGCGTCTCCGTGATTTACATGACTACCTGATTGATGAAAACACTTTCACATTAACTCTGTTGAATGAAGTTGATGCAGGTCAAGTTGTAGCAGTTACTATGTTTAATGGTATAACCCGCCAATATATGTCAACTGCACATGAAACTATGAGTTCAGATGAATTAACTTTCTCATTGACTATCCCTAGTCCAGTAGCATTAGTTCCAAGTCCAATGGCTCCGATTGTTTACACAAATGGTCAACGTGCTTGGGTAACTGTCGACGGTAATCGCATTGATCCTTCACTAGTTTCTTTCGGGGATAACAATGTTATGTCAGTTAACTATCCAGTACAAGCTGGACAGATTGTGATGGCAACTGCTATGGTTTCTTCTGCTGCACCTAATGAGCAGACATATCGTATCGAAATCGATAAGCACAACAATAAAGTAATTCGCCGTATGAACACGGAAGATACTACTTGGTTAGTTGCTGAAATCAATGAAGCTGATACTGAAATTCGTGTTGCAAAAGCAGAATACTTAGTAGAAGCAGCACAGGCACATTCAACAGTTGAGCAACTAGACGACGGAACATTGTATGCTTTCACAAATAGTTTCTTCTCTGATGTTTCTGGGGTTATGATTTTTGATGTTACAAAGGGATTGACAGTGCCTTATGATTTCACACACTTGAAGATGATTGCAGGACGCCCCGCAGTAGTATTCAATGATTTTGTTGATGTAGGAGATGAACTAACATTGACATTATATCGTGGTGATACAGTTGAAATCAATGGGGAAAAGATTCACTTTACAGAAGTTGACTTAACTAACAACTTATTGCTAGGAATCACAAGAGGTGCTTATGGAACTCAAATTCAAACTCATCACCCTGTTAATTCTAGAATAATTAGCTTGAGTAGTGCAAAAGTCATGGATTCTAAGTATTATGATATGCTCTGGACTGACTCTGAGATATTCGAGTATCATAGATTCGAAATTCCATTGCAGTTGAGCAATACTGAACCTGCGAAGTTCTTGCGAATGAACAATATTTAAGAGATAAATATAATTTATGAGCGACAAACCCGAAGACAGAGAACCCCAAGAAAAGACTGAACCAACGAAAGTTGACGAGTTTAACGGGGTTTTCTTTAGTACAAGTGTGAAAATACACGACCCTAACACGGAAGAAGTGTTAGTACAATTACGAGGCGACATTTAAATGGCACAAGTTTTAATCCCGATGCAAATCGAGGGCTTTTTGAAGATTTTTGACCCTGCAAGCGGGGAAGTTTTTGTGGACAAGAAGAACGCTATCCACTATGAGAACATGAGTATTGCGTTAGCTAACGCTTTGAGCAACAGAGGTACAGGGGCAATCTACAAGATGGCTTTCGGTAACGGTGGCTCAAGTGTCGACCAGACAGGGGTAATCACATATTTGCCACCTAACGTATCTGGTTCTAGTGCAACTCTTTACAATCAAACATTCGCTAAAGTAGTTGATGATACTAACATTTCTAATACTAACCCATCAAGAAACAAAATGTCAATTAGTCACCCGTTGGGTAAAGTCTATTCTGACATTATCGTTTCTTGCTTACTTGATTATAGTGAGCCATCTGGTCAGATGGCATTCGACAATGGTACAGAAACACAGACTCCTTACGTATTTGACGAATTGGGTTTGCTAAGTTTTGACGGAATTAACGAAAACGGGGATGAATTGACAAAAATGCTAACCCATGTCATTTTCCATCCAGTACAAAAGTCTCTAAACAGACAGATTCAGATTGATTATACTGTCAGAATCCAGTCATTGACGAACTTGATTACGGGTTAAAGATAAATATAATAATAACGGAGCATTTTCATGGCATATACGATTCTAAGAACTAACAATTCTACTCTAGTAACGATTCAGGATGGAGTTCTTGAAACTCAGAGAACAACATTGGGATTACCAGGACGTAACTACGCAGGTTACGGTAACATCCTAAACACTAACTTTGTTCATTTGTTAGAAAATTTCGCAAATGACACCCCTCCAGCTCACCCATTGAAGGGTCAGCTTTGGTTTGATACAAGCGACAACAAATTAAAAGTTTGTCCAGCAGACGGCACAACTGTCACATCTGATTGGGTAGTTTTAACTTCTTCTAACTCGTTAGGTGACTCTCACTTGGGTAATCTTGAAGTTTCTAATGCCATTGTTGCAAATACAATCACTGCAAATATTGACTTGAACGTTGGTCGTGACGTAATTGCTCAGGGTAATGGTTCATTTAACACTAGATTGTACTCTCCATTAGCAAATCTTTCTACTGCTAATATCGGAACTACAATCACAAAAAGTATCCAAACAACTGATTCAACCTCAACATCACCTAGTACTGAAGGATCAATCTACGGTGCTTGGAAATTTACAGGTCCATCGAACGGTAATGCAATTAACGTTCTTAGTGGTAACATTTCTATGGGAACAACACAATCTATTCGTTGCGACCACTATTTGAATACAGACGGTACAGCTTGGGTTCCGTCTGGTACGTATACTAATGCAAACGTTGCTGAATATCTATCGGGCACAAACGTGAACGTTACTAAATTCACTGGTAACATCTTCCCTCACACTGTTCAAACTGCTAACATCACTACAGGTGCTGAAGGCACTCGTGGTAACATTACCGGTAACTGGGTATTGCAAGGAACATCAAGACTAACAGCTACATACTCTGCTGACATTGCAGAACGTTATGCAGCCGATGGAGTATATACTGTTGGTACGTTAGTTGAATTAGGTGGCGACCATGAAGTTACTTTAGCTAAAGCTGACTTGAGTTCTGACGTATTTGGTGTTGTTTCTAACACATACGCTTATCTATTGAACGGTGGCGCAGGTACAGACGAAACTCACCCACCAATCGCATTAACAGGTCGTGTATCTGTTCGTGTTGTTGGGCAAGTTAAAAAGGGTCAACGTTTAGTCTCTGCTGGTAACGGTATTGCTCGTGCAGGTAAAGACGAAGAATTGACAACTTTTAATGTAATCGGTCGTTCTTTAGTAAATAAGACTGATGATGGTGAAGGCTTAATCGAAGCCGCTGTCAAAATAAATTAAGAGGCACACATGACATACCAACAATATGGGTTAATCCAAGCAGACGATTACAATGGTTTAGTTAATAACGTAAACCTAGTTTGGGGTTCTGGATCAGGCAGCTATGGATATGGGCAAACGAATCTATCAACCGTAGCCGCAGGAGCAAAAGTATCAGCCACTGAATGGGCGACTTTGGTTAACAAAGTCAAAGATATTGCAGCCCATCAAAACTCAACTATTACTAGTATTACAGCACCAACTACGGGTGATACTATTAAATTTTTATCTGCGCTCAATACTAATATTTCAACCATTCAGACCAATAGAGGAAACGCAGCAGCGCAAGCAGCCTCTATTACAACATCAAAAGCTGTAACTACAACTTGGAGAGATAAAGTAACATTCACTACAACTGTTTCTTTTTCTTCTGCTGCTGCTGCCCGTTATTTCTTTAACGCAGGTGGTCAACTAGCAATTTCAACTTCACATGGTGCTTCTTCTGATACCGGTATCAATAAAGTGTTTTATGATTTGTGTACGAATATGGGAACGGTCACTCTTAGTGGCACTGCTCCTACTATTGCAGGAACAAGTTTCACCGGTACAACAAAAGTAGGCGGCTCTGGTGCGTTGAATACTGCGTATACTATTAGTTCTGCGACTGGGTACTGGGCATTGACTACAACTGCTACTGAAATTTTTAAGCAAACAGCCTCAGGTGCTTGGGCATCTTACATAACTTCATTTATCAATGTTACTGCAAAAGTTGATGCCACGCAGTCAATCATTACTTTTGTTACTACTATTGACCAAAACTGGAGTTTGGGTGTTGGTTTAGATGTTGCAACTGGCACTACAATGAACTTGATTGTTAAACCACCGTCAACAACTTATGTAACTACAAACGCTTGGGGAACCCCGAGTGTATCTACTACATACGCTTAATAAAATATATTGGGTAACTGGTATTCATTTAAATATTCTACGGAGTGTTTTAAATGGATACCAAAACCATATTGAGCCAGGCTAAAGCTAGATTTAGTCACAACCAAAACAAAGAATATCTAAAGAACAAGTATGAGAGTAAGTTACTTGTTGCTTCCCAGGGTGGATTATGGAAATGCACACCTGAATTGTTAGTGTTTTTAAAAAGCACATCATCTACCGAAATGATTATCTTGGATTCATACGAGAATCCAATAAAAGTAAATGTCATTCAATTACTTGACTTATTGCGTGATACTTATAACACTGTTATGGAACAATGGTATAACGAATATCAGGAACTTAGTAAAAAACGATGAGAGGGGTAATGTTCTTTGCCTTTAATAATAGCAAAACAGACTATTATTCAATGGCAGTTAAAGCAGCTAAACGAGTAAAACACTTCTTAAACTTACCCGTTACTATTGTCACGGATAGTCAACCACTGAACCCAGAGTTCAACATCATTAATGTAAACGCTGAGACTAGCAATCAGAAAGACAATAACCCATGGTATAACAAGGGTAGATATAGAGCATACGACTTGTCGCCCTACGATGAAACGATTCTATTAGACACAGATTATCTAGTTAACTCAGACCAATTACTTAAAGTCTTTGACATATATGATGACTTTATGTGCCATGATTCAACATACTTTTTGACTGAGGGACATGATACTGAAAATGTAAGCGAGAGAAGTTTTAAGACATTGTGGGCTACTGTTATCTTCTTTAAAAAGACAGAACGAGTTAAGCACATCTTCCGATGCTTAGAAATGGTTCAGAATAACTATAACCATTATATTAACTTATATCATATCAACAGTCCTATGTATAGAAACGATTATGGTGTAACTATTGCGACACGTATTGTCGATGGGCATTTTGACAACAAACGAAACTATATCCCATGGACATTGAATCATGTAAACAGTTATGTTAAAGTACACAAACTAAACGACACTGAGTATATGTTATTAAATGAGACCGGGAAAAGAGCCGAATATATGATAGTCAAAGACTTGGACTTTCACTGTATGAACAAAGAAACATTCATGGAGTTGGTATGAGTAAAGGCTTTGTGATTATGGCTCAAAATTCAGACACGGTTGACTATGTTAGTTGTGCTGAAACGTTGCGTGACAGTATTGACCGACACATGCCAGACATTCCAGTGACAATTATCACTGAAGGTAAAGCAGAGTTCAGTACAGATAGTGAGGTATACAATCTATCACCCTATGACGATACAATCAAACTAGAAGCCGACATGATTATGACTAAGAATGTAGACTATTGGTTTGATGTATTGTCTCAGAAAGATGTGGTTGTTTGCAATACCATTAGGGATTATAAAGGGAGTATATCTAGTATTAAAGCGTATAGGGAGTTCACTCAAGCGAACAAACTTCCTGACGTATACAATGCTATGACTTATTTTAAAAAGAGTAAGTTTGCAGAAGATTTCTTTATTTTGACTAAGGAAATCTTTCAAAACTGGGAAGAGTACAAGAAAATATTAATTTGCGACATGGATGAGCAAGCGTCAACTGATTGGGTTTATGCGATTGCATGTCACATTATGGGCACAGAGAATACAACATTACCTTATACTGACTTTAGTTTTGTCCATATGAAACAACTTATCAACAATTTGGCTACAGAAGATTGGACAAAAGAATTAGTATACGAGTTCAACCCATTGCGTATTCAGACCATCCCGCAACAATACCCATTTCACTATTACATCAAAGCATTCGGGAAGAATTATGGTTGAATTTAGATTATATTACAATGACAACGGGAAAGTTTTGTGTTATACTTGTGAGAAACTTGAGGGCAATTACATTGTAATCGACAGTGACACATATCATCAATGCAGACCTGATGTATATGTGATTGACGGAAAGATTGTTAAACGTGATGAAATGACTGTGATTCACAAACTAAAACCCTCAACTAAAGGTGTCACTTGTTCTAGTGATGATATAACAATGATTACTACAGAGGGCACAACATGGGAACTAACAACAAATGAATTCAGACATTATTGAAATACAAGATTTAGACTGTATTTACCTATCATATGATGAACCAAATAAAGAAGAACATTGGGTTAAAATTAAGAACATGGTACCCTGGGCCAGACGTGTCGACGGTGTTAAGGGCTCTGATGCGGCTCATAAAAGAGCCGCGGAAGAATCTGATACTGAACGATTTATTCTAATTGACGGGGACAATCTCCCCGACTTTAGTTTCTTTGACTTGACACTAGACTTCACAGGCAAGGACGAATCGTATAAGAAAGCACAATATCGCTGGAGAGCCAGAAACAATATCAATGGCTTAGTATACGGCAACGGTGGAATGAGTTCATGGACTAAAGAGTATGTTATGAACATGAAAACCCACGAAGCCGCAGATGGAAACGATACTCACACAGTAGACTTTTGCTTAGACTATGACAATAGTTTATACTGGGCAATGTATGATTGCTACTCTACAACATATCCAAACTACACACCCTTCCAAGCATTCAGAGCAGGGTTTAGGGAGGGAGTTAAAATGAGTTTGCTCGGTGGCAAAAAGCCCACGATACAAGAGTTCAAAAGAATCCCTCAACGTAATTTAGACAACTTAACTATCTGGCACAACGTGGGTACAGATGTTGAGAACGGGATATGGGCAATTTACGGGGCACGTCTAGGAACTTACTATACAATGTTAAGTGACTGGGACCACAGGGAAGTTCAAGATTTCAGCAAACTAGAAGAAATCTATAACGAACACAAAGATAAAGACCCTCATTATTCAGGAAGTTTCTTCGGGGATGCATTGAGTGACAAATTGAACTTGCCCATGTGCGTATTGTCTAGCGAACAATCCAAGTTCTTTAAACGTCATGTCAACAAAGATAAAAAGAATTTAGGACCTCTTGTCAAAGAAATTGATGTTATTCGTCAACAAGAGGGTTGGTAAATCATTCTTTATTAATCGGAATCACCTTCTTTTTATTATATTGAGGGTGTACTGAGTCTTTTGTTTGTGATTCAGTCGATATCCAATCTTTGAAATTCCCACTCTCTTTGATAACCTCAGTGAAAGACTTATCTCTAACTTGAGTTTCGTGGGTATATGATTTAGAACTATCTAAACTCTGGTGCTTGAATTTATGGTCAATGACGAGATTATAGTTACCGTTACTTGACACTGAAATTGTGAAATTCGCAGTATAGTCGTTAGCTAACCAACTACCGAATGTGTCAAAGTCTTTCTTGGGGTCAAATTCAACGGTTAACTCATAGTTTCCGAAATATTGATACAAAGCATAAGCCAACGCAAGATATTCGTTAGCAACACCCATGTTTTCGTTAAATCGTCCTAGAACAACATGGTTATCATACTCACAATAATCTTTAACATCTCTATTAAAGAACAATTTCTTTGGCTTCTTAAATGTATAAAAGTCAGAGATATTTGAATATCTTTGCCCGTTCTCAATCTTAGAACCCGCATGTTTAGATAACACTTCTAACCAAACGTGGAATAGTTTGATTCTAATGAATCTATGTAGAATAGTATTCTTGTAATCAGTAGTATACCAAGACTGTAAGAAAGTTTCTTCCCATAGAAAGTTATCACCAGTCACATCATATACTTTCCAGTCAGTAGCCATATGACTAGCCATAGCAGGACCTGCTCCAAATCCCGGGCTAATTGCACTAATATCTTTCCTACAGTTAGCTACTAATTGCATACTGTGCAGATAGTCTATTGGTTCTTCAGTTGGGAATCCAAGAATCCAGTTAACATGGTTAAACATACCAACTTCTCTACCGTGACGTAGATTATTCTCAATTTCCCATACTTCAACTTTCTTGCGCATGTCATTCAGAACTTTCTGGCTACCAGACTCTACTCCGTAACTAATACAAGTACATCCGCTGTCATAGATTTTCTTGATAAACTCTTTATCCATTCTTCCGTCACATCTTGCGTAACTGTTCCATTTAATGTTCAATTTACGCTCAATAATGAGGTCGATAATTCTCTCAAATACTTTTAAATTACCATTAACTAAGCTATCAACAAACCAAAAACGCTTTACGTTATACTCTTTGATTTGATGTTCCATTTCCTCGACAACTCTTTCTGGGGTATTACTTCTAAACTTCCAAAAATATGTTTCAGCACAGAAGCTACACTGAGCAACACAACCCCTAGAAGTTTCAATACTAACACCGTCTGGATGCTGATATAATGACAAATCATAGTCAGAATAGTCAGTGAAGGGGAAATTTTCTAGTTTAAGTTTACTATCAGTAGTACCCATCATTTGACGCATTGGGTATTCTTCAGGAAGATTCTCAAGTAAATTCAAGAAAGTCTCTTCGGCTTCACCCTTAAACAAATAATTAAATGGTAAGTTATCTAACGTGGCTCCTGTCGCTACTTCAGGACCCCCTGCAATATAACAGGCATCGGGTAATCTTTTCTTTAATTCAGTGATAACATATTCGATAGCATGAACGTTAGTATTGTAAGCACTAAATCCAATAACTTTTGGATTTGCCAATACAATTTCATCTATCGTGTTATCGAACGTAGATTTAAGATAGGGTAGAATTTCTCTCTCAAAGTTCTCTTTAACTGTCCACAAGAAATATTGCTCTCCGCGCCAATAATCCGAGTCTAAAATTGAGTTTAGCATCTGATATGAATCGATATTCAAATCATATACTTTAGTGCTGTATCCATAGTGTCGGATAACCCCTGTTAGTTTTGCTAAGTTATATGGGGGAAATAATACGCCCCAAGCAGGAGCCATGATTAACGCAACTCTGTATTTGTCAGTATCATCCCATTGTCTTTTAATGAACTTCTCTCTAACAACTTTAAACTTCTCTAATGGTCCCAAATGACTATTAGCATGGTTTAGTTCATCTTCTTTGACAATATGTTCTAAGATGATTTGGTCTCTGTCTTTGTTTGAATTTTTCATAAATCAGTTATCTGGTTGAATATTTCTTCTGGAGAAATGTCATTCATTGAATTGACGATAGTTGCGGCATCTACAATATTATCTGTTATAGTATAAGTAACACCTAACAATTTAACATCTGGGTTATTTAATAATCCCACATAATTAAACGCATCTTGTAGCATTTTCGGAACATCCGGGTGACAATCTAGTTTAGTGCAAATGACTATTTGTTTCTTATCGACCCACTGCCTAATGTATTTAGAATAGGAATCGGGAGCGATAAGATAATCTACAGATTGAATTAACTCTGCACATTGAATCATTGAAACTTTACCAACAAGATTTACGATTCTATCGTCAAATAACATTGTAGAATCAACTTGATATGTGGGTCTGTCAATTAAGAAAATCTTTGCTTCGGGGAAACGATTTAAGATTAATTTAAACAATCTAACATAATTGCTTGGGTTATAGTGTTTTGCTGGGTTACTGCCCGACAGTTGGACGCAGAATGTTTGATTGCTATCTTTGAATTGTGTACGTACCCACTCGCTCTCAACTTCAATTTGCCATCCGCCCTTCTCATTGTCGAATAAGCCTTTCAGTTGATTACTATAAGCATATTCTGGATAGTCACACATCCTGTAGTTATTCAATTCAGGGACGTTTAGATTAGCAAATGTTTCTTGTGGGACAAGAAGAAAAAACTCAAAATTCTTTAGTAAATCATATAGTGATTGATGTACTGGATATGCCCCGCTAATGCTCGAAGACGCACCAGTGTTATAATCTATCATGTCATAGTCACGTATATAAGCCCAATGACCATTCTGTACTTTGGATCCTTTATACTGCTTATATACGATATCTACTAAGTTTTGGTCTGAGTATACCCAATAGACTAATAACCCGTGTCTTTTGTAATATTCAAAGAGTGAAGTCTGCTCAGATAGCATCTTTAAACAGTCACCCAGACCCCCAGTAAATCGTATTTTATACTCTTTATTGATTGCCATAAACTAAGGAACTCATATTTCCTAATTTTAATTGAGTATTTTTAAATACTGGATCCTTGAGTATTTGAACTAGTTCATCTCTGTTCACGTGACCTTCTTGCCATACTGCCATGCCCTTAAAACGTTCATCGTCAATATGCCACCATTGTGCTAATAGATTAGTCCAAATCTTTGGTTTAGACTTGTATGTAAGTTGCCAATCCACAAAGTCTTTTAAGTCTTTATAGTTGTCACGCTGAACGATAAAATTAGTCTGCCAATTGAAGTTTTTGTTAAAACTCTCATTGAATACTAATGCGTCTAACACTTCTAGGTTCTTCTTTAAACGTTTGAAGTTTCCGTTCTTTCTAACAATCTTATATGCTTCTTCAGTGGCAGCGTCAACACTTACTTCAATATAATCAATATGTTTCCATAATGGTTTAATATCTAGTAAATTTTCTTCTGTCATCATTACCCCGTTAGTTTTTAATTGAATTCTAAGATTGGGGTGAATTGGGTTATTAGCTAGTTCTAACAGATAGCTCCAGTATAATGGGCTAGCAAATGCGTCCCCGCTACCCGTGATATTCAAGTTAACAATAGGATGTTCTTCTAACATTCTATTCACTAGTTCTTTGACTTTCTCGTGAATCTGTTTTACTCTTTGCCCATCGCTATCTTCTAGGTCATCCGGACGCCATAATATTAGATTATCTCTACAGCTTGGGCATTGTAAATTACATGACAAATCATAACTAAATCCAATATTCATTGGACGATAAGACAATGTTTCGTCTAATTGTTTAATTGGAATAATGTCCCAGTAATCTTTACTCCCACTCATCAATGAGTTTAATTGTGGGCAATGGTCATTACAGTACTTGAATTCCCCAGTTCTCATATCATCTTGTACTTGCTTGCGGGTGATATTATTCAACACATCGTCTACAGATTCATATAACAAGTTCCCCGCCCAAACAGGTAACCAAGTGTGACAGCATAGACTAATCGCCCCTGATGTGTGAATCTCAATATGTTTGTAGGGTACTGTGCAAGCAAAGGTACTAACTTTGTCACTATGAGAATAGTTTTCTTGTGGTTTGATTTTAAATTGCGGCATTGTAAATATCTTTTAATTCTGGGATTACGTTAATTGTGTGTTCGTTACGGATAATATCAATCTTATCCGAGTTTCTTTTAAACAACTTTGCTTGCTCTAATTCATATGGTTTTTCTAGATGCCAGAATAAGTGCAAGAATTTGTTTCTAATATCAACATTGTACTTGGTTTTATAGTCACTAATGTACTTTTCTAGTTTCTCTCTAATCTCTTGTCTGAATTTGTCAGTAAGAGTACTGACATGGAAAAAGCGTGAGAATTCGAGCACGTTAAAGTTAAAGTTCTCCATGTTTTCATAGTCTTGCTTAACAACACCAATATCAATTAGTCTGTCCACGATTTCTGGAATTCTGAACACGTTCATGTTAGATACCGTTATGTTTGGTTTAATATGAATTTCTAACTTGACAGATTCTTTCAAGTTCTTTTCAACATTCTTCCAATCAGTTCCGGCACGTATTAATTCTGCTCGTTCGTCAATCTCGTCAATGCTAGGCCATAACCATACATTACGTTTCCATTTACTCCAATAGTCTAGTACATTCTTGTTCTTGTATGTTAATTTACTGAGATTAGTGTTATAAGTTAAAATAACGTTATATCGTTCTTTCTCGTCCAACATATCAAGTATTTTCCAATGCTCGTCCATTAATAATGGCTCACCACCGGCAAAGTATACTTTCTCAACTACGTTGACATATTTCTTTAAAAAGTCAACATTAGTTGATTCGTCCACTGAGTTAATGTTAATAACCTTTTCATCTTTTCTATCATCAATCCAGCCCATGTCTCTGGCATCTGGAATCCAAGCACTAGAGTACTCAGGTCCGCAAGTGCGGCATTTATAGTTGCACAAGTTACTGAATCTAAAGTCCCAGTACTTTAAATCAACATCGTCAACGTGTCCATCACTTTGGGTAATAATTGGAATTGACTGTAGTTTTTCACTGAAATAGTTATTGTGATTTATACGTGAGCTAGAACCACTAGAACGTTCACTTTCAAAGCATCGTGAACACATTTTGGGTTCTTCCCCGTTAATCATTTGTTTGCGTACATTCTTCATGTAATCACTGTTCCAAACTTCTTCAATGGTTTGGGTAGTCAAGTCACCTGCATAGTTATTAAAGTCTGTAGTCATACAGCATGGGTAAACTTTACCTCTGGGTATGATGTTTAAATGTACCCAAGGGATTGCACAAATAGTATTTTTCATGTTATTATATATCTAGTAAATACTCCAGAGGAATAAATTTATGATTGATAAAATTCGCTTGAATTTTTGGAGAAACTATCTATTAAGTGTGGTACTAGCAGTAGTTATAGGACTAGTCATGTCCATCAAGTACACAATAGTTTTGGGCGTCATCCTGTACTTTCTAACATCAATATTGGGAATAGCACTTGTTTCTTCCATAACCATGAAACAGATTGAAAGAGAAAATGTTCGACCAGAATGAATTAAAGCGTAGGTACGAATTATATTTGCAGGGTTATTGGGAAGTACCTGACAATTTAGATACTAGCAACTTTGACTTCTCATGGAGACCCGAACCCTATGATAAACCTTATATACATGAATTCGGTACACAGTGGCAAAAGACCGGAGGACCACGTTTCATTATTCCAGAGAATGAAGGAACAAAGTACCAAACACATCAGCGAGTTATTCGATTACCTAGACCAGAGGATCGCTGTTATCGACCACTCGTCAGTAATGTACAATTTGACTACAGCTGGCATCCTGATAGTACTGATCCTCCCTACATTTATGTATTCGGCAATCAATGGTATGATAGTGAAACCATGCCGACGTTACAGTACCGTGTTAAGGGTGCTACTGAGAAAAAGTATATCACGGACGTCAGAGCGAGACTATGTCCATGTATGGACAGATGGGTCGTACCAGACGACATATCATCCGATTTCGATTATTCGTGGGTTCCTCACCCCCATGAACCAGAAGGGTTAAGCTACCAATTTGGTACTCAGCATCAAAAGACTGGTGGACCGTTATATAAGACAGAAAACAGTCACACTATTAAGTACGTTGATATTCAACGTGCTACTAAATTACCGAATAAAGAAAGTAGAAATTGGAGAATTATTGAAAACATCGACATAGATAGTTTTGATTTTTCTTGGCACCCAGACGACTCAGAAGAACCATACAGATATATCTTTGGCAATGATTTCCACTCATGTGAGTTCATGCCCACTGTAATGTATAGAGTATCGGGAGCAACTGAATCTAAGTATGTAACCGATATAAAAGCTAAGTTAGCCGTAGAAAAAGCATCGTTTGTTGATTCTATACTTAACAGTGTGATGGAGCACAGATTCGACACTAAGTACGTACACTTTCAAAACTCTGAGCACCCGATAAATTATAACATGGTTATTCCAGAATATAATCCTGAGCATGAGTATATTCATATCATTGACAACAATAGCGCAATAGTACCTAAGGGAATTAAACATCATTTGTTTGATAAATTGTCAGATTATCCATATATTAAATATCACAATTTAATGACATGTCAGAAACCCTTAGATATTATCTTCTTTAGTAACGGGGAAAGTTGCGCAGAAGAAAACTATCAACGACTAGTAGACATGAAACTACCCAATCGTTTAGTAAGAGTTGATGGGGTGAAGGGCAGAGTAGCAAGTCAATATGCAGCCGCTAATAGTAGTGAAACTGCTTGGTACTTTCTAGTTAATGCTAAGTTGAAAGTAGACGAGAACTTTGACTTTAATTGGCAACCCGATATTATGAAGTCACGTAGACATTATATCTTTAGAGCAAAGAATCCGTTGAACGGGCTTGTCTATGGACATATGGCTATGGTGGCAAACAACAAGAAACTAACACTACAAACTAAGGGCACAGGGTTAGACTTTACTATGGAAAGCCCCCATGAAGTTGTTAATATCTTGTCGGGAGAAGCGGTCTTTAATAGTGACTGGGATATCTGGCGTACAGCGTTTAGAGAATGTATCAAACTATGTCACGCACAAGATGAAGAATCCAAAGAACGTTTACGAATCTGGACTAGTATAGGTCCAAGTAGTAAGGGCGCATTGGATGCGGTTGACTATTATAATGAAGTCAACGGTGATTTTGAGAAGTTGAAATTATCATACGATTGGGCGTGGCTACACGAAAAATACGCTAAATAAGTACATGAGTTACTTATTTTGGCTTGTAATCGCGGGTATTGTTAGTGGTGCCATTTATTGGATAATGGACTGGAAACAAAAACACCCTGACGGTGAATAAAGGATAGACAATGGCATTAGAAATTGGCGGCGGGATTAGTATTGGCGGTGGAATTACGTTTCGTGAAGAAGTAGCTCCTGTAATAATCCCAAACACAATGACTGTCGGTAACGATAGTGGCAGCAACTATTACGGTTCAGACCCATATGGTTATTCAGGTGGACCTGCTGGCATGATGAATAGTGAATTGATTGAGTCACTAATAGTCTATTGGTTTGATTCTAGTAATCCTGGGTCTGCATATATGCGTCTAAAGCAGGGTACCCACTCGAACTGCACTGTCAACATGAACGGAAGTATCAACGGCGATTCCCACACATATCCTAGAACGTTCATAATTAATAGCACATCATACACATTTGTGTTTAACGAAATGATGGGTTCATATATCTATAATGGTAATTTAGGATTCCCTAACTTAGTTGGTGAAACAATTAATATTGCTTGGGACGGACTCACACCAACAGTGCCGTCATTCTCAATACTTGTTTCTGCATTCGAGGGTTATGGTATGACTTTCTTCGGTGCGAACAACGGATATAACTATGCAAGAAATATGCAAACAGGTCCAATCTTTGGTACAGTAAATCATCCAGTATTCAACAGTCTGTCATATCAAACTAGTCCGTCAGGTGGCTCAACCTATATAACATTGCACAATGGAGACTACGGTGCAATGACTATTACTAGCGGTTTAATTAATGGCGATTCTACGACTGACCAAGTGTTCACTATCAATGACAAGAGATATTCTTTTTCTCCGGTGACTGGGTATAATGCGGGGTATATGAAACAAGGGGATGTTGGGTTAATGCTGGCGTCACAAGGTAGTGCAGTCTCAATGTACTATGACCCGACAAATCAAGGTGGCAATGGTCATACTGCTAGCGGTACACTGGTATCAGGAAATAATGGTATGAATTTATATGGTGTAGTTCCAGGTATGATTGGTTCTATGAATATTATACCTAACATGGTGTTCTCTATCAACTATGACAACATGCAAAATGTAACAACAGTTGTATTTAAAACCGGCACTCACGGTGGTATTGTAGTTGATGACACTCTAGCAACTATTGATGGACAAACAGTTGTTAATATTACAATATATGGAGTGTCCCAGACAGGAACATTGGTGTCGTCAAATGGCGGCATGGGTCCTACAGTAACATTCACCGGTGACTCTTTCAATCTGATGGGTAAGCAAGGTGTTGAACTAACAGTAACGATTGATGCAGTTGTTCCATCTAACACAGTGACATATACTGCTGGTGTAGATTATAGTCCTGGAGCACAATTCCCACCTGGTGTATTCTTTACTGGTACGGGACCGACTTACACAATGTATTTGAGTCAACAATACTGGTTCACTGCTGCAGGCGGAACAGCAATACATAGTTTAACTACAGGTGGCACGTTTGATGTTACTATGCCGACGACTGGTAGCACTGTTTATACTATCACAATAATGGGTGCTTGGCAAGGATCAGGTCCAGATTACTGGACAGATATTTCATCATCATCTCCATTAACGTTGTCAGGAGGCTCATCTAATTGCCCATCGACTGTGATAATTGCTGCTAGTAGTGGTCCTATAACATATACACTTACAACTGATTACACGACCGGCGGCGCAACTGCGATGAATCAATTCGGACAGAATTACATTCAATGGGATAGAACCAAGTGGACTGACGGCTTAGCATGGGACGCAGTGATTGCTTCGGTAGCTGTTGGTAAAGTAATTACGTATGTAGTGAATGGTACAACATATTCTGCTACGTTTACAGGACTTCCTGCAGGGTCGTTAACAAGTAAAAGTGCTGATGTCACATGGAATGACACTCCACCGTTCTTGTATGGAACTACGCTATCATCGTTCGTAATTCAATAATCAGGTTTAAAATTCTACCCAAAATAGTTGATTTTTAATCAAACCTGATATATACTATTTGATATTGCTGTATGAAGCAGATAGAAAAGTGTTCTGGACGCGGGTTCGACTCCCGCCAGGTCCACCATAGATATATTGGGGAATAAGATAGTCCGAAAGGATGAATGTTGACCAAAAACCTCCGCAAGGAAGAAACATTATGAGAGTCCGTCCAACAATGTATCTATGATGGGCCTGTCATGGTTTCGACAGGGCAAAGAGTAAGTAAGTGGACAGCACGGGAATGTGAAACCCGTTAGGATTGGGGGAACCCGGTCGTAGAAGCAAAACAAAATAAACGCAAATGATGAAATCTTTGCCTTAGCAGCCTAAACACTGCTTAGGGTAGTTATACCTCGTAACAGAAAATAACAGAAAAGGCACTTCGGTGCCTTTTTCTTTGTCAACTAAATGTAAGTCTAGTGCGTTGTATATATAAGGAGCTTATATGCAACTAACTAAACCAAAAGAGTATTCAGACGATAAACCCAGTAAGTATGAAGTAATTCATTTCTTAAAAACTTGTTCACGAGGTTGCCCTAATTGTGACAAGAAACGCATAGGAACATGCGGTTGTAAGTAACCTTTTTTGTTGCTCCTAGAATCGTAGTCATATATACTTGCACTATGAGTAACGATACAGCTAAATTTATTAATTCTCAACGCCGTCATAAAACTGACGTTCACATTGCTAGACAAGTGAAGATTGCTAAAGCACATGGTCTAACTAACCGTGACAAAGCTATCAAAGAACCTCACCGTTTAGCAAAACATCACACAATGGATTGTGGCAATCCAAAGTGTTATCTCTGCGGAAATCCCCGCAAAACTCACAAAGACAAATTAACAGCGCAAGAAAAGCGCATGTATCAAGATTTGGATAGAACATCAGATAAACATTCTAATGGTCTACCATCACAGGATAACGATGACTAATCGTTATATTTCATAAACTTTAAAAAGGAAATTAAATGAAAAAATTTGCAATCGCAATCTTATCCGCACTATCATTCAGTGCATTCGCAGTAGACTTTGTATCTGTTGACGTTGATAACGTTAAGGGTCGTGCAGGTGGCACAGACTCAACTGCACAATACGTTCGTGCAGGTAAAGGCTTCGGCGACTACCAAGTTAACTTGCAATCACGTACAGCACGTTTCACTGATGGTGTAGTTGTTAACTCACTAGAAACTACTGTTGCTAACTCAAAGGTTAATGTTGTAGGTATCACACCTTTTGTTGGTGTTGGACATGACAATGGCTTCAACGGCGGTCAATCATTCAACTATGGTCTAGTTGGTGCAACTTATGGTCGCCCAGTTGGTCCAGGCTTCTTGCTAGTTGGTGCAAAGACACGTGTAGGTTCTACAGAAGATTCATCACGTACTAAGCAAACAGTTGGTTTCGCAACTTACTCATTGCCAGTCGCTAAGAATGTTGCATTGAACTTGAACGCATCACGTTCTGGTCAAGACATTAAAGAGAAAGCATTCGGTTTAGGTCTAAGTTTCGGTTTCTAATTTAAACTTACCCAAACAAAGGCTCTTCGGAGCCTTTAACCATAAATAGATATAAAGGATTATATCTATGTTTCAAATCTTATCGTGTATTGCCATTGTTATTGCAAGTTTTGCAGTTTCATGTATAATTGTATCATCAAGACCGCAGAAAGCACCCGATGACCCTAAGTGAATATTTTGACACAGTAACTTATAAAGCAACTTACCAGATTGGTGATAGAATACTAGGACGCTATAAAGGCGTCCCCTTTATTGGCACTGTGGGTAATGACACGCAACTAAATCCAGTAGACGGCCCCTACATCACTGTGCATTTAGATTTACCCATTAAGATTGAAGATGTTGTTAAAGATGTTATAATAGTAAAACATCACGAGGTAAATCGATTAACAGATTACGATGCGCTTGGTGCCCAGATGGTCCGGGCAACCGATTCTAAACCGGTAGGAAGCGGGTTCGATTCCCGCCAAGCGCACCAAAAACCTAAGAAGGTAAAGAAAGAAGTCTCTAAAACAGAATCACTTCTTGACCGTCTTAAAACACTTAAAGGAACTAAAAAATGATGCAACAACAGCAACCGCAGAAACATCAAACAATGCAAAACTTAGAAGGTGCATTGGCTGGTGAATCAATGGCTCACATCAAGTATCGTTACTTTGCACGTATTGCACGAGCAGAAGGTCACGAAGATGTAGCTAAACACTTTGAAGAAACAGCAGACCAAGAATTGAAACATGCTTGGGGTCACTTAGAATTGATTCTAGGTACACCATCTACAAAAGAATGCTTGGAGAAAGCAATCGAAGGTGAGACATACGAGTACACTGAAATGTATCCTGGTATGCAAGCACAAGCTATTGTTGACGGTGCTATTGAAGTAGCTAAAGAGATTACTGGTCAAATCCAAGAATCAAAAGAACACGCCGAACAATTTGCGGCTGTGTTGAAGAAAGCTGAAAAGCGTTTCGCGGCTTTGAAGAAAGTTGAAGAACGTCACGCTAATAGTTATAAAGAAGTTTTGAAAGGACTATAATATGGAACACGTATGCGTAGTATGCGGTCATGTGCATGACGAACAAACAGAAGGTAAATGGGATGAACTTCCAGACACGTTCGTTTGCCCAGAGTGTGGTGTAGGTAAAGAAGATTACGAGGCTATCTAATGGATATGGACAACGCAGCAGTTTTCTTAGCAGGAACTCTTTTATATGCTTTGGGGATTTTGATTATCCTCAGTGCTACTATCATTGCCAACAACTTGATTTACAAGTATTGGAAGAGTTTCGGGTGGACATTCTTCCCTACGTTGTTTCATCAAGAGCCATCACGCTTTATGACACCAGAAGAAGCTGCTAAGATGGATCCAACGATTGATCCAATCAGCGGTGAACCACACAAAACAAAATAATTTATGGGGCATCGTCCCCATAAATACAATGTCACTACAGGAGAAACAAAATGACACAACAATAGATTGAATTTGCATGTAAAGAGGTAGTCTTCCACTTTAACAAGGCACACTTACAAGACGAGACCATTCCCATGTGGGTCTTAAAATTTCATGGAGAAACTTATTATGTGAATCATGTAGACGCACAGCTACCCTGGACAACTAAAGAAACGCCAGACAATTCACACACCAAAGGTTCAATCAAGTTCAAAAATGTATTGGTAACAATCAATGAACAAAACGAAGCAACCTTGACAGCATTAACAATCTTTGATAAAATACGCTTACGCAATCAAAAGCTAGGTATAACCCGTATTATGTTTAGACCGGGCTCTGAGATTCACAAAGCACTACAACGAAACGAGTTTAAGCATAGTCCATTCAAAACTATCTCAGCACCTTGTACAACAACATACATTATCTGTGATATGTTGAAGAAAGAGGAAGTTACATTCGCTATGTTGAAGTATGATACGTTTAGGATCGTAAAAGAAAATGAGTATTACTATAAACACTACGATGAAGTCAAAGATGATAGAATCCGCGCTAACTACTCAGACCCCGACACACCTTATGAGTACAGTTAAACTATTCTGTCCTCAGAAACTACTACCTGACGTTATGGCTTACATGATGAAGTCTAACGTCAAGTACTGGCCAGTTAAACGATACTTTATGTGTGATAGTATCTCTAGCCCTGTTGGTATAGGGTATCAATTAGAAATGGAAAAAGACCATTCTATTGTTGCCTTTTTGATTCTCAAGTTTGACCTAAAAACTTTATCTGACGACGGTACTGAGATATAATAAATACATTGCTAGATGGTCTAGCAACCGACACTCTTTAAACAATATGGTCTTAGAGTGTGACCAGTAAAAGGAAAATATGATGTACGCAAACAAGCTCGTGGCGAGCCTAAAAGCCAATGGTAAAATTCTCCGCGAATTTAAAGACACTGTTTATATCCCATTCGGATCAGAATACAGTTTTCTACTCAAGAACCTCAACACAAAACGAGCATTAGTCAACGTCTATATTGACGGTGAAGATATGACACCAGGTGGTCTTGTTCTTAACGCAGGACAAGAAGTAGATTTGGAACGTTCAATTAAGAACGGTAATCTTAAAGAAGGAAACAAGTTCAAGTTCATTGAACGTACTGGCAATATTGAACAACATCGTGGCATTAAACTAGAAGATGGATTAGTTCGTATTGAATTCCAGTTTGAACAATATGACTTAACTCAATTCTTCATTAACAACCATAATACATATAACAGTGGTATCATGCGCGGTAGTAAAATGACAGGTATCAGTGGTTCTACTGGTGACTGGATAGCTCCAATGGGTGCTACATATAGTTCAGTCAGCCTTAACTCTATGAATGTGTCAGCACAAGCTCAATCATTGAACGATGTTGGTATCACAGTGGCAGGCTCTAAGAGTACCCAATCATTCACTACGACCTCAATGGGTGTACTTGAAAACGACAAGTATTCTATTGTGTTGAAGTTGTTAGGTGAGACAAGTGACAACGAGCCGGTTCGCACTCCAGTGACGGTTAAGCATAAACCTAAATGCACCACATGCGGAAAGCAAAACAAAGCAACAAGTAAGTTTTGTTCAGAGTGCGGTACAAGTTTAGAACTTTTTGCTTAATTGACTTGTATACCCTAATGTGTTATACTTAGGGTATGCAAATACAATCTTCACTTGACTGGAACAATGTCCATTCTGAATTAAGAAATCAGATTGGACAGTTGCCATACAATCCCGACCTACGCAAGATGTTGAATAACATTAGCAATATGGTGTCAGAGTTAAGTTCACTTGAAGTTGAGACAAGACGATTGAACAAACCTGAGTACTCAAAAGAAAAGGTCGATGAAATTAACAAATCCATCGACCATCTTGAGAAGTTATTGTTGATTGCTAAGTTGATGTATTAAACAGTCCAACCATTGTTGCGTTGTAGTTCACCATAAGCCAAAACACAACCTGTTTTTAGGGTCAACATCTTCTCATTAGTTGAATCAATAGTAGGAGTGATGGTATTAAGTATACCAATAGTAGTGTTGTTAACTAGTATCATTGATCCAGTAGTAAACGAATCATACAAGTAAGGTGTGACCAATTCCCCTGCATAAACATTGCCGGTAGTCATATCATCGATTGAAGTGTCATCAAATTCAATATACAAAGGGCTCCAGTTTGACGTTCCAACTGATACTGATAGATTGCTATTTGTTTTGCTATCTAATGTAACATTTTCAGGGATCCATTTTGATGCGGCTAGTTTAGCAGTGTCTACTTGATTCCATGCACTACTCACTTCCATTGCTGATAGTTTTGTAGTATCAAGTGGAATTTGCAATGGCACAAACGTAGTTGATTGTACTGAGATTCCGTTCAATTTATTTTGGTCTAATACTATTCCCCATAGTACATTGGAAATTATATTAAACGATTGCCCTGTTGGTTTTGAATTACCAAAACTTGTCCCTATTCTAGGACCAAACAATGTACTAGTTGTAGACTGTGCAACAGGATACGCTAATGTAGCCATTACGATTTAGGTACTGAATGACCTATGCGTGATCCGAAACCATTTGACATTGGCCAGATACTATATGTTACGCCATTGTATGTATATTCATCACCGTGAGCATAGTCACCGTTGAAGATATAAACACCAGTGGCATCACTCATGTTTCCTCCCATTGCACCATAGTAACTCATTTCCCAACCTAGTGGCATGTGTAAGAATGCAACTGCACCTAAGTTTGCTGTAGGGAAACGATAGAACTGTTGATTGCTCATAAACGAAGCATACGATAATGCACCGGCGTTACCTGTAATTGTGAAGTTACCTAACAGTGGACGTTGTCCTGAACTTACGTTACCGACAGTGTGACAGATACGTTGTCCATATAATTTAGACCATGTTGTGCCGATGCTAGGGCTTGCATTGATTAATGACAATACACCATATGGTGATAAGTTTGAGTTTGCAGACACGGTATAGAATGGATTGCGAACACTAGTATAATCTTCATTTCTTGGAGCTAGTTTCTGTCCATTCGTGCCTCTGTCGGGCATAGTAAACATGACAGGAACCATACCGTTTGTATTCAAGTTCCAATAGTCATACTTAGTATATTGACCAACATACCATGGACCTGAATAAGTTGAAGTACTGTATGAACCTGGATAGCCACCTGGGGCATAAGCACCCAACCCTGTAGCCCACATAAACATCTTATCACTAATATAAACATACAAAGTGTAAACGTTATCACCACCGTAACCTGAACTATTGATGTAGTTGGTTGTGTTGTTTAACGTATTACCTGACATGTTTAATTGTGTACCAACAAAACTATTAGTATTATCAGCATTAGGCGGAGTCATTTGTGAACTTGACATTGTGCCACCGGTGATACTTGTGCCTACATTATAATAAACGTTAGGACTAGAAACATCCGTGTTGAATAGTTGAGTGTAATAGTACTGACCATCAGCATCTTGCTGTTCAACGGTCATCGTGAACACTTTAGTTCCTGTATTACCTGAATAATGAGCCTTAGTTGTGGTCAAGTCAGTAGTTCTATATATTTCGCTAGTGGCATCTTCTAACCCGACGAGCAATGATGAATCATAATTAGCGGCAGTTTGTCTATCACGTAGAGTGCTGATGCTAGTAACTGTAGGTGTGTTGATAATATCCGTGATAATACGCCATAGTGTGTATTGTGATTTTGCTAAAGTAAAGTTTAATTTAATGTACATATTATTCTTTCGGTATTGCCAAGCCTAAGCGTGTAGTATAACCTAGCCCAACTGGGAAGATTACAAATGTTCTATTGTTGTAACTAAATTCATCGCCTGGGAAATAGTCCCCGTTGAACAAATAAAAGTCACCTATGTCTGAAATGTTCCCACCTAACATAGATATGTTCATGTTTCTAATAGTCAACGGTAAAATTGAAAACCCCTTTGATAATAGGTTAGATGACGGGATTCTAGTTTGAACGGTAGATGTATTCAGTACAGCGCCATAACATGTATCGGTTGCGTTTAACGAAGCCGCATTTGAAGCAGTTAACGCAGTCGTATCCGCATATCTTGTTCCTATTCCCGTAGCTCCTCGAATTCCGTATGCTACTGGGAAAATCGTACCTGTACCCGGGGTAGCGTTGATATAGCTATGGAAATAAAAAGTACACTCTGATGCAGTTGCACTATTTGGATTTGTAATTCCCAACTCAGCAGTACTAGTGAACGGTAGATAGTAAGATAAGTTAGGGTTCATGTACACGAATGGTAAGATATTGTTAGCACTGGTGTTCCAGTAGTCATATCGTTTATATTGTGAGTACACTGAACCACTTGAGTTAGCTTGGTTACCGTAGTATGAGTTAATCCCAGACCATCCTGAAGGTTGAAAGCCACCGGGTGATTGAACTGCATGCCAGACAAAACTATACGGTGTAACGTATGCCCATAGTGTATATACTGGCGATGTTGTTGATGATGTTCCTAATGCTCTACCGGTCGAAGCACCTGCTCCTGTAAAATTAATTGTTGTCCCTTGGGCAGCAGATTGGGCAGTAGCCGATGATATAGCCCATTGAGAACCTGACATAGGAGATGCAATAGCATTTCCAACTTGCTCAGAAAACGAATATGAAGCGGTAGTTGATGTAGAGGTTATTTTATAATATTGCTTGACACTACTAGCATCATATGTGGGGAATTCAAGTATAAATTCAAACGGGACTTGACTAGATGCTTGTGATCCGCGAGCAATGTGAGATACGACTCCAGTCGTATCTATTGTTCTGTAAATATAACTAGTCGCTGCATCGAAATTGAGAAGTAAATCACTAGCCCAACTGGTTGCAGTTGCACCTGCTTGCATTGCTGCAATACTGGTGTAAGTTGGTTGGTTAATAATTTCAGCTAGGATACGGAATACTTGAGACCAAGATTTTCCATTAGTAAAGTTTAATTTGATTAGCATAATATATATTTAGTTCTTTTAGAACCATTTCCCTGTAATTGTTGTGTTGCCGAAAGCCTGTGCAAAACCAATGTTTCCTGCTTCTGAACCTTTGGGCTGGATAGCAGTCGAACCGATTCTACCCAAATTGTTATTTTGTTCAACTAGCTTAGTAGTTACGTTATTTATTGCGACTTGTATTGGACTATTTTGCCCATACGAAGTGTTTGTTACATTCAATGTAAAGATGCTAGGTTCAGTAATGTCATTCTGAACAACAGATTGTCTAGTGGATAATGTTTGATTAAACGATGAGTTAGTCATAACTGCAACATCAGGTTCTGATATTGTGTTTACTAATATGCCGTTGTTGTTTTTATTCTGTAAATTAGTAGAATTATCAACAATTGGGGCAATCGAAGAAGTATTGAATGTCTGAGAAGATATCTTGTGATAGAACCCAACTGTACCTACATCCGTTTCATTGATAGTAGAGTTGACAGTTAAAACATTAGCTAAGTAGAATGGATTCGTCTTTACATCCACTGTTAATACTTCGGGATTTTCAGCAATGAATGACACATTCTTAACTACTGATTGATATGGTGCAGTACCTACTAATTTTTCAAATGTAACTGAATTGTTATATGTTGCTGATTTTCTTGCAGTAGTGGTTGTAAAATCAGTTTGGGGGATTACCCCTCGCAACGCATTGTTGTCGTATGTTTGTGAAACATTCTTAACAACAGAAAAGTAGCTCATTGCCCCGCGTTTTACTTGCAAAGGCGCCCCACTAGTGGGGAAGCCTGCGTTAACTACTCCTGTTGTTAGTGTTGCCATACATTATGTTTTAGGGACTGCAATTCCCAATCTACTTGTATTACCGGAATACAATGGCCATATTGAGTAAGTAGTTGAACCCACTACATATTCATCACCTGGAGTATAATCACCATTGAATAGATAGAATCCACCTTTTTGACTCAAACTTCCACCGAATGAACAGTATAATGACATTTCCCAACCAATGTCATGGTGTGCAAATACTGGAACAGTCAATGTTGCATCGGGAACCTTATAACCGGCGTTAGAAAGGTTTAACAGTTGTCTAAATGATAATGTTGCAGCAGTTACTACTGGGTTATCAACACCGAGCGCACGATGTCCTTGGCTTAACCCATCGATTGTGGTACACACACGTTGAGCAGTTAATACTGTTGGAGCAGTTGTAGCTACGCTAGGCGAAGTGTCAATCATATTCAACACTCTTAATGGTACTGCAGTAGTATCAGCCGTTGCATACATTGGGCTATTAGCAGTAGTAGCCGCAGACGTTGTGATATCGACACCAGAAACACCAAATCCAACACCAGCACCTCTATAATTGAACAATGCAACAGGATAGAAAACAGTAGATGCACCAGAGTCAGTATTCCAATAATCATCACGTGTGTATTGTGATGTAATAAATGGACCTGCTAATGCAGTTGCGGCAGAATATGTACCTGGCCAACCAACTGGAGCAGCAGCGTTATTGTTAACTGCCCATAGCATACACGTGTCAGTGATATACATCCAGAACGTGAAAACGTCATCGCCGCCAGAACCTACTGCGTTTAGTGTAACAGCAGCACCTGATGTTGTGCCACCTAATGTCAATGCCGTACCTGTAGCTACTGCACTAGAATCTGCTAACGACGGAGCCATCATTGTACTTGTAATCGTGCCACCTGAAATTGTTGTACCCATTTGGTACAATACTTGCAACGTGGATGCAGTTGCGTTTGTAAATTGCGAATAAAACTTACGTGATGTAGCATCAAACACGCTATGCTCGATGGTAAACGTGTACAACTTAGTGCTGTTTGTACCTGCATAATGTGATTTAGTATAACTCAAGCCAGTTGTACGAATGATTTCACTATTGGCAGCGTCTAAACTTGAAGTTAATGTTGCATCCCATGTACCTGAAGTTGCAGTAGATTGCAGAGTTGCAACACTAGTGATACCACTATTGTTGATAATTTCGTTAACTGTACGAAATACTTGATAAGCAGGCTTGGCTGCAGTGAAGTTTAATTTAATATACATATTATTCCTTAGGGATAGCCCAACCTAATCTGTTTGCTTGACATACGCCGTTACCTGGTAAGATATGATATGTCTTACCACCATAAGTGAATTCATCACCTGGGAAATAGTCACCGTTGAACAGATAATAACCTGCTTTATCAGTTACGTTTCCACCTAACATACCGTTACGTTTGAACGTCAATGGTAATAACGCATAACCTCTCTTACCGTCTAGTGACGGTAACAATACACGATATTGTGATGTTGTATTGATGTAAGCACCGTAACACTGAGCAGTTGCGGTTGCACCGTTTGATATACCAGTCATAGCGAAATCACTATATCTGTTGCCAACACCCCAAATAACTTGTGAGTAAACAGTTTTAGTCCAAGCAGTACCGTTGGTTGGTAGAATTTCAGCAAAGTTGTAGATACTATATGGGTTTTCATTTGTAGTAGATGACACTGAATTCTTGATGCCAGTCCAATCAGTAGCTACGTTACCGAAACTTACTGATGAGCGGGTTGGATTTTGAAAGAATATCGGTAAGATTCCGTTAGCATCAGTATTCCAATAATCTCTGCGAGTATATTGACTATATTGATATGGACCTACCCATGTTGCAGTTGTTGATAAGTTAGACAATGAAGGATAACCCATAACACTGTAACCTGCGGCACTATTTGTAAACGCATATAAGAATGTGTTGTCTGTAATAAAAGCCCACATTGTGTAATTAACAGCCGACGCTACTTGATGTGTACATGCAGACACGCCTGAAGTGACAGTCAATAAAGTTCCTTGAGCAGTAGATTGTGTGGTTGAAGTAGTTACATCCCATCCTGTGCTTGAAAAAGCGTTTGTTATGCCAGGACCTATTAAACATGATAAAACAGCACCTGTACTTGCAACACCGATTGATGTATAATAAACAGTACTTGCATCATAAACTTTTTGCTTTAACACAAATTCAAACGCATCAATGCCTGAAGTAGCTGCCGGTCTAGCAATATGAGAAGCAGTATTTGTTGTCAATGCAGTAACACCGGTGCCAGTTCTATATAACTGCATGTTTGCCCAGTCAATGTTGGTTGTTAAATCACCTGCCCAAGAAGCACTTAGAACTTTTGATTGGATAGCACTGATGCTAGTTAATGTAGCATCATTGATAATTTCGTTTAAAACCCTGAAGAAAATTGACGGGGTTTTTGGGGATGTGTATTGAATTTTTACAAACATGATTATTCCGTTGGTGTTGCAGAAGCCGCTAATGCTGCTTGTTCAGCGTCATAGGCTGCTTGTGCAGCAGCTTGGTTGGCTAAAAATTCAGTTTCAGTGGTCACTTCTGTTATTTGCTCTATACTATTTAACATATTTTCAGGGATAGTTGTTCCTGTAGGTACAACAAAATAAACTGTTGAATGGATAGTAAAGAACGGTATTGAACGCAATTCTGGAATAGCTTCACAGATTAAATCTGCGATTTCTTGGTCAGTTGTTCCAGCTTCAACGTTTGCTTTGTAAAAATCATAATTCCATGGTTCATTCATGTTGAAATTAATGATGTTTAGCATATCTGAATATTTCATAGTTTTTCCTTAAATTGTTAATAAGAATGTTACGTACAAGTCAACTGCACTTGCACCTGCGACTGTAATATCTACAGTCAAGTAATCGTTTGCAGCCAAACTATCTCCTGCAATAGTCATCAATGATGAATTACCGGAAGTTAATGTAGCTGTTCTAATTTGTGTTCCGTTCTTTTTGATACTGATGGTTGTATCAGTAGTTCCTGCAGTACCCAAATTCATATAGAATTTTGTCAACGTTGCGGCGCTAGGCATGTACAAACGCTGTGTTCCAGTATTTACTTGCACAGTTCCCTGCCAGTAATAATTCTTAGAGATAGCAGTGCCACCTGAAGTACCTGAAATTGCAGACCAGCCCAAATTACCAGTTCCGTCGGTAGTCAACGCATATCCAGGCTGTCCGCCTAAGATGTGTAGATTGGCTGCAGTACCTAGTGAGATGTTTGCCCCAGAAACATATACGTTTCCATTCACTGTTAAGTTGGACAACGTACCTGTGCTTGTGATGTTTGGTTGAGCACCAGTAGTCACTGTACCTGCAACTGTTGCCGCACCTACCGTGCCATAAACGTTTGCGCCGTTTACGTTAGAAATGTTGCCTGCCTCACCTGTCAAGTGGCCAGCAGTTACGTTTCCGGTAACTGCTAAATCAACGAGCGTTCCTACGCTTGTAATGTTTGGCTGTGCGTTAGTATAAACTGTTCCAGAAACGAGTGCGTTTGAAACTTGTCCTGCAACGTTTGCACCGTTGATATCACTGATACTACTACCGTTACCTTGAATCTGTAAACTGATAATTGTGTTAGCAGTGATAACGTTTGCACCGGCGATGTTACCACCGGTACCTGATCCGGAAACAATGTTTCCAGTGTATGTCATTGTAGTAGGTGACATTACTAGAGTGTCAGCTACTCCTGAAACAGCAAATGAAATATCACTATTAGGTTGAATATAGATGTTACTATTTCCATTGATTAGGTATGAGCCACCGCTTCCACCTTGTTGCGGATCAATCCATAGTAAATTACCAACTGAATCTACTGTGAGAAGTTGACCAGCAGTTCCGCCACCAATGTTAATATTTCCTGCGTCAAGTACATTCAATGAATTAAATGTTCCTGTAACGTTGGCTGCATTCAAGCCAAATAAAGCTGCCCCGTCACCGGTTGCAGTTCCACCACCTAAAGTCCAAGGGTCACCGTTTGCGTATAACAAGTTATCAGTCTTGATACTACCAGCTTTAACTACACCAGTGTATGTAGGTAAGAAACTACTTACGTTAGTGTTTGAATACATTCCAGTCAACTGGGAACCATTACCTACAAAGTTTGCTGCGGTTACAGTGTCAGTGACATTTAGGTTTGCAGACATACCCACTGAGCCTGGCTCGTTGTTATAATGAGTAGTGATTGCTAATGTACCGGATGTATCAATGATGTTGCCAGTCTTGATACCGGTGCCGGTTGTTGTAACTAAGCCAGTTACTGTTAACCCAGTCAATACACCAACTGATGTAATGTTAGGTTGTGCGTTTGTAGATACAGTAGCGGCTGTAACACCCAGTGCATCTACGAATGCTTTATTAACTCTAGCACTGATTGCAGTGTTTGCTCTTGCTACTGTATAGTATAAGTTGGTACCTTCAGCTACGTTACTTGTAGTTTTTGTTCCTAACCAAGTGTTAGCAGTTGTACTGAAATCGGCTGTTGCTAATTTAGTACCAATTGAAGTTGCAATGGTAGTAGCAAAGCTAGGGTCATTACCTAACGCAGAAGCCAACTCATTCAATGTGTTCAGTGCCGCCGGCGCAGTGTCAACAAGATTACTAATTTGAGTGTTGACATACGTTTGTGTCGCATACCCAGTTAAATCAGCACCCGGTACAGAAGCGATAGCAGTGTCAACGTAAGTTTGTGTAGCATAACCAGTCAAATCTGTGCTAGTCAAGTAACCCCTGGTAGTAACGAATGATTCAGTTGCATACCCAGTCAAGTCTGTAGTTGGAATAGCTGCGATAGCACTATCAACATAAGTCTTAGTTGTGTAATTAGTTAAATTAGAGCTTGTTAGGTATCCCTGCGTAGTGACGAACGTTTCAGTTGCATACCCAGTCAAGTCAGTGGTAGGGATAGCAGATATTGCATTGTCAACATATAACTGAGTAGCGTACCCAGTTAAGTCTGTTCCTGGAATAGCTGCGATAGCACTAGTAACATAAGTTTCAGTTGCGTAGCCAGTTAAATCTGTGCCTGGAATAGCTGCGATAGCACCATCAACATACGTCTTGGTTGTATAATTAGTTAAGTCTGTTGGTGGAATAGCTGCGATAGCACTAGTAACATAAGTTTCAGTCGCATAGCCCGTCAATGCCCCCGGTTGAAGCGCAGAGTCAGCTTTTGTTCCTTGTGCCGCGGTTGCATACGCAGTTGCATCTGTTGCGGCAGCTGTACCCAATACTGGTTTATCTGTTAATTCATTATATGAACTGATTAATAAGTTAGTGGTGTCAGTCAATTCACTAACATCATATGGAATGAATGGTTTGTCAGTTAAATCAATATATGAAGTGACCCCACCACCACCACCAGTACCAGATGTTGCGTCTGTTCCATTAACCCAATTAGTGCCATCATACTTTAATACTTGACCAGTAGTTAGTGTACCTGAATTAATTACAACATCTGTCAACCCATCTAGTGCTGATGCACCTAACAAGTTGTTGGTGTCAGTTAGACTACTAATGTCAGTTGGTATTGTAGGCTTATTAGTTAAGTCATTATATGAACCACTAGTTGCTACGGTTGCTAATGTTGGTTTGCCAGTTAAGTTAGCATATGTTCCGTCAAACAACGTAGGCTTGCCAGTTAAGTTAGCATATGTTCCGTCTGGTATAGTTGGCTTATTAGTTAAGTCATTATATGAACCACTAGTTGCTACGGTTGCTAATGATGGCTTACCTGTTAAGTTAGCATATGTCCCATCGAATAGAGTTGGCTTACCAGTTAAGTTGGCATAAGTGCCGTCAAACAACGTAGGCTTACCCGTCAAGTTTGCGTATGTGCCGTCGAATAATGTAGGTTTATTCAATAAATCAGTATATGACCCGCTAGTCGCTACAGTTGATAATGTAGGCTTACCTGTAATGTTAGCGTATGTAAAAGCGTTTGAGTTTAACTTATTGGCTAATGTATTTGTTACTGTGGTTGAGAAGTTAGCATCATCACCCAATGCGGCTGCTAATTCATTTAATGTATTAAGAGTAGTAGGGGCAGCATCTACCAGATTACTTATTTGGGTATTGACGTAAGTTTGTGTAGCGTACCCAGTTAAGTCTGATACTACACCTGTCAACAAGCTACCATCACCTACAAACTTAGTAGCAGATAATGTACCTGTAGTCTTGTTAAATGTAAACGCACTGTTACCAGCAGTAGTACCGTTATCGTTAAACTGAACTTGAGTGTTTGCTCCTGCAGGAGCTGCTACACCAGCAGTAACTCCAGTAAGACCGCTACCATCACCTATGAATTTTGCAGCAGTCACATTACCAGTCACGTTCAACTCAGTTAATGTACCAACTGATGTAATGTTTGGCTGTGCATTCATAAACACAGTACCAGCCATGTGTGAGCTTGGAACTTCACCGTAGATATTGGCAGCACGAATGTTACCGATTTGGTAACCGTCACCCTTTAGGAACGATGCTTGTAAAACACCGGTCGAAGAATTGAATGTGAAGTTGGGGCTAGCGCCTGTGTTACCGTTATTGTTATATTGAACTTGGGTGTTGCTACCTGCAACAGTTAAACCGTGCGCAAGATATGTAGTAACTTCAATAACTTCCCCGCTTAGGGGTGTTCCAGTGAATGTTAATATATTATCAGTGACATTGTAAGCGGCATCTTGTTGGGTAATACCGTCAATGTTTACTGCTACATAATCTCGACTGTCAGGAGTAGTTGATAAGGTGAAATTTACAGTTGAACCATCAGCCGTAAAGGTATCTTTAGTGATACCGGTAAATCCAGTGACGATTTGCCCACCACCGACTCCACCGTCAGCCCATGAAAGATTACCAGTACCATCAGTGCTTAGAACTTGACCAGCAGTACCGCCACTAATTGAAACATTCCCGACAGGTCCGAGATTGATACCTTGAGTTACATCTAAATTGCCAGTGATATTGACATTAGCAAACGTAAAGGTTGCACTAGTGTTTACGCTTTTAGGTTCTAATTTTGTGAATGCCATTCTATATTCCCGATTATTTAGTATTTAGTCAAAAAATAACCAAATACTAAACGGGAACTTAGATAAACCACGTAATAATGCTGTATCTTGTGCCCTTTGTCACGGGCATAATTTCATGAGGATACATGAAGTTACTGGGGAACATAATGACTGATCCTTTTTTGACTTTGACTATTGATTTTTGATTCCAAAAACCCCACTCGCCGCCTTCATAGTCGTCATTCAATGCAAATGAACATGATACTGCTCTGGGATGTAGTTTAAAGCTGTCAGTGTGTTGCTTGTAAAACTGCCCGGTTTGGTATCGTAATAGTTCATACCCTGAATCTTGCTCAATATGTGCTTCGGGAAAAACATCATTGTATTTTTTAATAGCAAGAGCCGCGCACTTGAATAATTCATCGTCAAGCCACTTGCGTTTTGCGGAATAGGTTGTGTTTTCTGGAAGCGACAACCCAATGCTATCTACGTTCCTAATGTTTCGGTCAGTCACGCCACCTGCAACTTGTGTGGCTCTCCAAGAATTGTTGGGTGCATACTCGGCTAAAATTTCTTGGCACAAATCATCCGAAACAATGTTATCAAAAACTTGAATATAATCTGACAATGAATTCGAATAATACTGAATAGTGGGTTTAGTTTCATTTACTGGTTCAGACGTAAAAGTGTCGTCCATAACTAATTTTGGTTCAGCTGGTTTGAATCTATCTCTGTCAAAGAATGCCCAGTTGTTCTCACCCCTGCTCCTAACATAATGCATAAAGACTTGAACATATTCCCTACCCTCAAATCTATCTCTCCAATGGTCAGCGATATTACCCCTGTACATCATAGCATCACCGGTTGCTAAGTTTAATTCAACTTCTTCACCGTTTGGCTTTTGAATATAGATTGGCCACTCACTGTCACCGGTCAAATGAATAGTCAAACTAATCTCACATGCTTCTCTGTCACGGTGTCTATTGAGGGTAGCACCTTTTTTGTATACCCTAGCGTAGGTGTATGTAGGTAAAACTGTCTCACCTAAGAACTTACTAACTTCCGGTGTCTTCTCGCACAATAATTCTAAGAAGTCAACATAGTTGTAAACTGAATGTGATTCAGGTATCTGGCTGTCCCCGTCTAAGTTATTATCTTTGCAGAATTTAATGAATCGATTTGCTAACTCAGTTGCACGTTCGGGCGAAATAAAGTTAGGAATAAAGATGTAATTATTTTCTGTAATCAACTCATTCATTACTAGAACCTTCAGGTGGAATTACTTTCGCTTCTTCAATCTGCGTCAATTTTCTTTCTAATGTTTTTGTGTCATTAGTTGCGGCAGCAATGAATAACTCTTGTGACATCTCTGTAGCTTTGACCATTTCATTTCTGAAACTCTCGACGGCTGCACCTGTTTGACGTTGCATACCCGAGTTCTCAATCAACAACATCGGTAGATATGATACTGTACAATTCCAATCATCAATTTGTTTTCCAGTATTGATATCATACCCGGCAATCTTAACAAACCACGCACAATCTAATCCAATGCACTCTTTCTTTAAAAGTGGGCAAAGGTTTTTTCTCTTTAATTCCATAAGAAACCTCTCTATTCAGTTATTTACTGAGTTAGCCGGGTGGTGGAATAATTTGATATGCTTCTTCCCATTTTGCTATGCACTTGATTGCCCATTCAGGAAGCGTTGTGATTTCTTCATTTTGTACGAACTGCCCTCTATATTCAATGTGACCTTTATTGTCCAGCCATTGCAAAGCATGGACATCTTCAGGTATACCACATTGCGAGAAATCTAATGACAGATATACATGTACATCTAAGTACACTGCACCGTCATCAACGATAATAGTTACTCTGTTACTTTGCACCATGTTAATCTTTCGAAGCCATAATAAAGTCAATGTATTTTACATTGAATCCGGTGGGGTTGCCGGTAATTGTACTTGATCCAGATGCAACGCCGTGACTGTGTGTTGAACCCGTCCCGGATGCTCCTGCAGCACCGGTGCCCATGGTTGAAACCATGTATTGCCCTGCCAATGGGTTCGCTGGATATGATATCATAATCTGACCGTTACTTATCACAGTGGTATATGCAAATTGATGTTGATGAGAAGGTAAGTCCGCGTCTGCTGAAACAACTGACCCGGTAACAGATGATACAGTAGCAGACCAGGTAGAATCAACAAAAGCAGCAGAAACTCCATTTAATCCATAATAGCCACCACCAGTCGATCCACTGACTACTCGTAGAGTATAGTCATCTCCTGAGTTAGTTACTTTTGTCCAACCTGTAGGAGCGGTTGTTTGATTGAAGAATGTTTTGGTGTTCCTTACAAATGCTGGCATATTAATTTCTTTGTCCTAATATAACGTCAACGTAGTTAACTGAAAAATTTATAGTTGCACCTGTTATCGGGGAGTTTAATGCAGCAGGAGTCGCCAATGCATGTGTATGACCTTGACCTCCTCCAACACTAGTAGTGGCTGATTGTCCTTTTGTTCCTGGCCAAGTATGAATCGTTTGAGTCGGAGCAGGCAGTGTAGGTGGCTTTACGTAAGTAGGACCAGACGCTCTACTATTTGGACCACTTAATGACCTAGCACTGGTGTTGTGGATATGAGAAGTTGCCCCGGTAACTGAATTGTCTGTTGCAAGTGTTAAATTTCTAACACCGGATGCAGTCTTACTAGAAAAAGCAGTTGTAAATGGATTAGAGCCACCACCAGTGACGGTACCGGATGTAACTCTCAACGCACAGTCATCTACGCCAGTAGTTAGTTTAGTCCAACCAACTGGGGGAGATGCCATAAAAAATTTAGTAATAGATGAACTTGGTATAGATGGTAGCATATTAACAATACTTTGCTAAAATTACATCTTTATATTTGATGTTAAAGTTAAACGGGCTGGAATATGTGATTCCGGTAACTGTACCTGAAGCATGTGCATGACCTCCACCGCCACCAGACAACCCGCCATACGCCGCAGGGAATGCGTTTACTGGGTTTACAATTCCCGTAAATGGAGTTCCGGGACCTGTACCAGGCCAGCCAGTCGTGTATCCACTTAATCCCGCCCCGCTTGATGAATCAGATGGATGTGCATGTGGAGCCATTTGTGCGATACTGATTGTTGTTGGATTAGTTGCTCCAAGAGACCAGCTACCCGTCTCTGGTTGATATAAAGTTTTGTTTGTCGTATACACTGTACTAAACGGTTGATTAGACGAAGATGCGACACCACCAGTGCCACTCACAACTCTCAACGAATAGTCATCATAGTCTGTAATCTTAACCCAGCCTGCAGGCGCAGCTCCTTGTGCAAAAACCATTTTTGCACCGATATATTCGGGTTCTACACTGTTTGCAACAACAGATGAATAACCGGTAAATCCTTGTACTGTGTTAATACGTGCCATAGATTATATTTATAGGAAGAATGAACTAGACCCTAGAATTTGTACCCATGCACCACCCACTCTTAATAAAGCAAATGAGAAAATATCTACACCGTTTGCAGTACCTGAAGGTGATGCACCCGAAGACCATTTCAATGTCTGCGTAGTACCATTGATTTGAACGGTACTAGGTACATACGGTGTTGCACCCTGCGCTGCTATAATAGTCACTACGATTGACCTACCATCAGTCGTCGGTACGTTTGTGAAGTTTGCAGTCCAGTTAGCTCCAGATAAAATACTACTATGATAGAACGATGCCCCGGTTGTTAAACTATAGGTTGCAGTGGTACTTGCCAAAGGTCCTGATTCTACTAAAACTTCTGTTGCCTGCTGGGAAGTCATCCAGCCAGTGAATGATGCATTAGTGTTAGCGTTGATGTTTGCAACGTTTGCGTTACCAGATACTGACACAGAGGTCAATGTACCAACACTAGTGATATTAGGCTGCGCCGCAGTTGACACTGTACTGGCATACCCGTCAATACTAGTAATACCAGTCAATGACTGTGCGCCACTTGCTCTATTACCAGCTATGCTAGTAGTCCCGATATAATGTGTACTGTTACCTAAAATACTAGACGGAATAGTACCAGATGCAATGTTACTTGCATTTAATGCAGTTAGTAAAGAACCATTGCCACTGAAGTAATTGCCTGAAATTAAGTTACCGCCTGCAACGTTTCCAGCAGTAATGTTTCCAGTAACGTTAGCAGATACTAGGGTACCGACACTAGTGATATTAGGTTGAGCAGAAGATGATACTGTAGGTGCATAGCCGTCAATGCTAGTGATACCTGTTAATGATTGAGCACCGCTTGCTCTGTTTAATGCAATGCTAGTAGTCCCGATATAATGTGTACTGTTACCCAAGATACTTGATGGGATAGTTCCTGTCGCAATGTTACTTGCGTTTACGTTAGAAACTAAACCACCGTCAACTGTAATTCTATGTGTTGAAACAAATGAGTTGGATGTACTGTTATAAGTGAAGTTTGCACTAGCTCCATTGATGATGATACCAGCGCCGTTTGCTTGACTTGTTGTGGCTGCATTTTTGGCTAGTACCAATGACGTATCGGCTACTTCTATAACAGTTGAGTTAATAGTTGTAGTTGTACCACTGACTGTCAAGTTACCAGTTACTTCCAAGTTGCCGCCGATTGAAGTATTACCCGTGACTGCTAAATTAGTTAAGGTACCTACTGTTGTTATTTGTACTTGACTTGCAGTTAAGACTGTTCCTGTAATATTACCAGTCACATTACCAGTCACGTTGCCTGTGACATTACCAGTCAAGTTCCCTACTACGTTACCAGTCACATTGCCAGTTACGTTTCCAGTGACATTACCTGTATGAATACCGGTTGTGTTGCCAGTGATAGTCCCAGTTACGTTACCGACTACGTTACCCGTGATATTTCCAACGATAGAATCAGTCGTTAACGTTTTTGTGGTCTTGTTGAATGTTAAGTTTGCGCTGGCATCAAAGTTGTTGTTTGTATTGAATTGGATATGCGATGACGCACCTGCAGCCTGTTGCAAGTCCCATACTGCTCCGTTTGCATAGAGCAAATTGTCAGTTTTGATGTTTCCGCTAGAAACATTACCTGAAACTTCAATGTTTGACATTGCGAACGGGGCTGAGGAGCTGATGCTAGTGGGTTTGATTCTGGTTAGAGCCATTGGATATTCCTGTAGTACTTTGTATTTAGCTTTTTGGGCTTGACAATAAATCAGGATTCTGTTATACTTACAGCATGGAAATCAAAATTGTTTCACGTTCTACGGCTCGTAAGATTACGATTGACTTAGCTACCCAATTCTTACGCAAAGAATTGAAGCTGGAAAAGAGTACTTACGTACTACAAATTCATACTATGTCAGGATTGCGTAAGCATGAGGGATACAATGGTGTAGTAGCACAGACGGGTGAACGTGAGATTACCATGATGGTTGACAGTCGTTTGGGTGAGGGAGACCTCATTCAATGTGTCGCACATGAAATGGTTCACGTTAAGCAAATCGCAAAAGGTCAGCTTACAATCGACAAGTTTTCTCGCCAACTTTGGTTGGGTCAACGGGTCAACACAGTTTACCATGAGCGTCCCTGGGAACAGGAAGCCTTTGCCCGTGAGCGTTTATTAGCCAGCCGCGCCCTTGCTTTTGCTGAAAAAGAATTGGGCAAGATGGTTAAGAAACTTGCAAAAACTATTTGACAATAAATCAGTTTTCGCATATAATATAGATTCTTAAATTTAGTAACGACATTAACAGGAGTTAACACAATGTCAAAAGCAAGCGCAGTCAGTGACAATCACACAATCACAGCAATTCAAGCCGCTCGTTCACTCAAGCAAGCTATGAAAGCAAAACGCCCCGTTTTCTTGTGGGGTCCTCCCGGTATCGGTAAGTCTGACGTTGTTCAACAACTCGCAGTCGAACTCGGTGGTTCTAAAGACGCAATGATTGACTTGCGTATGGCACAGATGGAACCTACTGACATTCGTGGTATCCCATTCTTCAACAAAGAATTGAACAAGATGGATTGGGCTGAACCAGTTGACTTGCCAAGCGAAGAATTCGCATCACAATTCAAGACAGTTATTTTGTTCTTAGATGAAATGAACTCAGCACCCCCAGCAGTTCAGGCAGCAGGTTATCAGTTGATTCTTAACCGTCGTGTCGGTAAGTACAAACTACCTGATAACGTTGTTATCGTTGCGGCAGGTAACCGTGACAGTGACAAAGGTGTGACATATCGTATGCCCATGCCACTTGCTAACCGTTTCGTTCACTTGGAAATGCGTCCTGACTTTGCGGCATGGCAGTTGTGGGCTGTTAACGAAGGCATTCACAAAGACGTTGTTGGTTACTTGTCTTTCGCAAAGCAAGACATGTACGAATTCGATGCTAAATCTTCTAGCCGAGCATTCGCTACACCTCGCTCTTGGTGTTTCGTTAGTGACTTGTTGAATGACGAAGATAACATTGACAGTGATTCATTGTTCAACTTGGTTGCAGGTGCAGTTGGTGATGGTCTTGCTGTTAAGTTCATGGCTCACCGCAAAGTTGCAGGCAAGATGCCCGAGCCACAAGACATTCTTTCTGGTAAAGTGAAAACTTTGTCAGTGAAAGAAATCTCTGCGATGTACTCATTGACAATTTCAATGTGCTATGAATTGAAAGATGCCATCACTAACAAGAAAGTGAACAACAAAGAGTTCCACGAAATGGCATATAACTTCATTCAATACATGATGGACAACTTTGAAACAGAGTTGGTCGTTATGGGTGCTAAGATTGCGTTGAAAACATATCAACTCCCAATCGAGCCAACTCAACTCAAGAACTTTGACGAGTTCCACAAGAAGTACGGCAAGTACATTGTTGATGCAGGTTCTTAATTTGTCAACATAAAGTTGACTCCCTAGGGTCGCAAGACTCTTTCGGGCGAGGATAGTGTGAATATTCTCGCCCTTTTTTCTAAAGGTTTAAAATGAAACGAGCAAAATATTCTGGTGCAAAGTACTTTTACGCAATTGGTCAACGTGTCCGTGCTAAAGGTTTGAGCAAGGAACAAGGTATCCAACTATTCCGTCTGGATTCTGCATTGCCCTACGCACTTATCGCATACGACAAAGGTTTCCGCGGGCTTGCAATTTAATCAGAAGTGTGTTATAATATACACATTAAACAGGAGTAATTATGAGCGAAGTTCTCGACAAGTCTAAAAAGAAGTCACGTAATAAAAAATTTGACAACTTAGTAGGTCCCACTGATGCAAAAGTAGACCACGATGCACGTGAACGATTGGTATCGGCACGTATCGGTTTGTTGTTGCGTCATTCATTCTTTGGTAACCTTGCTACACGTTTGAAACTTGTCAACGCTGATGAGTGGTGTGGTACAGCGGCTACTGACGGTCAAACATTTTACTACAACTCTCGCTTCATTATGATGTTGAAGCCAAAAGAAGTTGAGTTTTTAGTAGCGCACGAAGTTCTTCACGTTGTTTACGACCACATGGGTCGCCGCAATCATCGTGACCCTCAAATCTGGAACATTGCTGATGACTATGCAGTTAACGCAGACTTGAAGCGCCACAAAGTTGGTCAATTCATCACCACAGTACCTTGCTTGTACGAACAAAAATATGACGGCAAGCCAGCTGAGGAAATCTATGATGACTTGATGAAGAATGCCAAGAAGATTAATATGGACGACTTGATTGACCAAATGCTAGACGAGCATATGGACGGTGAAGGTGATGACGGTGACGGTGACGAAGACCGTCCAGGTAAAGGTCGCCCTAAACTAACACAAGAAGAAAAAGACCGTATTCGTCAAGAAATGAAGCAGGCGATTATCAACGCCGCACAATCAGCAGAAGCAGGCACATTGCCTCTAGGTGTCGAGCGTCTTGTTCGTCAAGTAACTGACCCTGTTATGCCCTGGCGTGAATTGATTCAGACAAACTTGACCAGTGCTATTCGTACAGACTACTCTTGGATGCGTCCAAGTCGTCGGGGCTGGCACATGGATGCAGTTATGCCTGGTATGACACCCGGTGAAGAAATTGACGTTGTTGTATCAATCGACATGTCAGGCTCTATCTCAGACAAGCAAGCACAAGCGTTCTTGGGTGAAATTGGTGGCATGATGGATTCGTTTGATGGTTATAAAGTTCACGTATTCTGTTTCGATACAGACACTTACAATCCACAAGATTTCACAAGTGAGAACATGGACTCTATCGACACATACGAACCTAAAGGTGGTGGCGGTACTGACTTTGATGTTATCTTTGAGTACTTGAAAGAAATTGGCAACGTACCGAAGCGTTTGATTGTGTTTACTGACGGTTACCCTTGTGGTAGCTGGGGTGACCCAGACTATTGCGATACTACTTGGATTATTCACGGTGATCCTAATCCGAATCCCCCATTCGGTCAGTTCGCATTGTATGACGAAAAATAAGGAATAAGATTATGGATATTATTGTTGCAGGTTTATTAACTGTCATCTCATGTGGTATGCTTTATGCGTTCTATTGGATCCTAAGGTATATGCTTGATGGTATTAAAAAGAGTGACGATTGATGAAAGAACTAAGCCCACTAGTGTGGTTCGGCACACGTGAACTACACACGGTTCCTCGACATTTTGTAAAAGCACCCACTGCAAAATCTGACGAATCACATCAGTGGGTTCTTTCAACATTACAGGGTAGATTCTGTATATCTGCCGATTCAACACCAAACGCCTTACTTGACTTTGCCCAATATTTCTATTTTGAAGACTCGGCTGAAGCAATGATGTATGAATTAAGATGGGCAGGACACTCAGGAAATAATTCGCTATTCTAAACTCATAGTAAATATCACTAGCCGTATGGCATAAGGAGAATTTTATGAGTTTTTTACGACACGTAGGTAAACATAGTGACAAGAAGGTTGCTGTCGTTTTCAGAGAGCTACCTGGTGAATCACACATGTGTTTGGTTGTTTATACAGAGACACTAAATCGCCACATTCACGATCCATTGATGAAGTGTATCGAAAGTCAAATTGGGCAAGCAAGTGAAAGTTTAGCAGATGCTTTGAACCGTACTCACACTGATGACGGTAAGTATATCTTGCAAGTGTTGCATCAACAAGGGTTGTTGCGCAAAGTACAAACTGAGCAAGTTACAATGACACCGAATACAACTACCAAAATTAATTTGGCTGAGTTGAATACGATTTTGAATGACATGAAATCAGGTGAATCTGCAACTAAGAAGTTAGCAGAAATGGATGCAAGCACTACACAAGGTGCAAAGCCATCAGATGTTGCAAACGCAATGCGCAATACTCCACCATCAGTACCGAATGCACCGCAAGGTATTTTAGGTGATAATCAAATCGCTAATAACTTGCTACAACAAGCACAACGTATGGCAGCAGAAGCAAAAGGTCTGTTGGTAGAAAGCGCACGATTGGAAAAAGAAGCTAACGAAATGTTAGGCATCCCAGTCGCAACACAAACAACAGCACCGGCAGCACCAGTTAAAAGAGGTCGCGGTCGTCCACCAAAGGTACAAACAACAGCGACGGTATAATTTATGTCACCTGACTTTTTGAGTAAGTGGTCTCACGTACTTGAGGGTGTGGATAAGACAACTTCTCCCGTCCCGCCCGAGTTTATCAAAAAGATTATTGTTAAGTTAGTAGGTAAAAAACAACATACGATTAACATACAGAATTTTTATAAACAAAGTTTAAGTACACCAGAGATTGAAGAAGTTGTAAGTAGAAAATTAAACGAACTTGACCCGCAGATTGTAAGTATTGAAATTGTTTTAGACTTAGAAACAATCGCAAAGACAGTTCAACCACAGACAGATAGATTATTAGGAAAATTATGAAGTTAATTATAGCCTTTGATCCTAAAGGAGGAATTGGTTATAATGGTATGTTGCCCTGGACTAACCTCCAGGGCGATTTACCTAGATTCAAGGCATTGACAACTGGTAAGATTATTCTTATGGGTCGAAACACTTGGGACTCATTGCCAAAGAAACCTCTACCAAACAGAACCAACTGGGTCAAAACATCTAGACCAGTAGACGGCATCACTAATCCAGACGATGATATAATCGCCAAAGAAAAAGAAGTTTGGTTAATCGGTGGCGCAAAGATGATTGAAAGTTACTGGGACTATATTGATGAAATTCATGCCTCAAGGACTTTATCCGAATACACTTGTGATACGTTCATAGATTTAGTAAAATTAGAAAACGAATTCATGTGTTGGCAGAAAGAAAGTTTTGCTGACCACTCTTATGAGATTTGGAGAAGAAAATAACATGGAACAATACCATAATTTACTAGAAGATATTTTACTAAACGGAGAAGATAAAGATGATAGAACTGGTGTTGGCACCCGTAGTGTTTTTGGCCGTAGTATCCGCTTTGATTTGCGTACAGGATTCCCTGCCATCACAACTAAGAAACTTGCTTGGAAAGCTGTCCGAGGCGAGTTACTTTGGTTTATTGAAGGCTCAGGTGATGAGCGTAGATTGGCTGAACTCACACATGGAACAAAAGATGGCACGGTTACCATCTGGACGCCAAATGCGCTTGCAAACTATTGGAAGCCAAAGGCGAAGTATGAAGGCGACCTCGGCAGAGTTTACGGCGTTCAGTGGCGTCACTGGCAAACGCCAGTATATCATACGCAAGAAACGTTCAAAGACGACTTCGGTAGTCAATACAACCGCGAGGGCAACTTCCATGTCAAAGAGACGGATCAACTCAAAAATCTTATTGAAGGTTTAAAGAACGATCCTAATGGTCGCAGACACATCATTAACGCATGGAACGTTGGTGAATTAGACCAAATGGCTTTGCCACCGTGTCATGTTATGAGCCAATTCTATGTTAATAAGAATAAGGAACTTTCTTGTCATATGTATCAGCGTAGTGTTGATGTTTTCCTCGGCTTGCCTTTCAATATTGCTAGTTATGCTTTGCTTACTCACTTACTGGCACATCATCTAGGTTACAAAGTGGGTGAATTGATTATCTCAATGGGTGATACTCACATCTACACAGACCATATTGAGCAAGTTAAAGAACAACTTACTCGTTCTGAGTTCCCTCAACCTACGTTGAAGTTGAATCCATCAAAGACTGATATTTTTGAAATCTCTATGGATGACATTGAATTAGAAAACTATCAATCACATGGTCAAATTAAAGCAAACATGGCAGTCTGATAATGTAGTTGAACATGTCGTTCACTATATTCAAATGGGTGATTGCGAAGACCCCGACTTGTTTGTTGCTCAACCTATATACGAGTGGCAACAAACCCCTAAGGGCAAGTATATCATGGAACATTCTAATCCTGAGCCAATGTGGGTTAGAGCTATCAACCATCTGACATATGGATATGAGTATAGAATCAAAGCGTACTTAACTCCAGAACAATTAACATATTACAAGTTGAAATTCGAATGAACATTTTAGTAACAGGCGGATTAGGATTAATCGGTCACAATGTAGTTAAGCGACTACAAGAACAAGGACATCAAGTCTCTATCATTGACAATCAAACTGATTACGGGTTTGTACCTCAAGAAGAAATCAAATACTTGTTAGCAGAACGAAAAAAGAAAATTGAACTAGGTGACTTTATCTACAATAAAGACATTGCGAATGCACGTGATGTTAGTTCAATCTTTCACATCGAAGAACCTGAGATTGTAATTCATTGTGCAAGTTTCCCTAGACAGAAAGTTGTCAATAACAATCCAGCAATGGGTAGTCGTGTAATGAGCGAAGGCTTGCTCAACCTACTAGAAGCAAGTAATACTTACGATGTTCGTAAATTCATCTACATTAGTTCATCAATGGTGTACGGTGATTTCAAAGATGATGTGAAAGAAGATTATGACTGTAAACCACAAGGACAATATGGAATCCTCAAACTCGCAGGCGAATGGCTTGTCAAAGATTATACTCGCCGTACTAATCTTGTTCATACTATTATACGCCCCTCTGCTGTATATGGTCCACTTGACGTGGAAGACCGCGTCATCAGCAAGTTCATACTCCGCGCTATGCGGGGCGATACTCTTAGAGTTAACGGAGCCGGAGAGACCCTCGACTTCACCTTCGTTGACGACGCCGCAGACGGAATCGTTGCCGCTGCCCTCTCAGACAACACAGACAACAAGACCTACAATATAACAAAGTCACACAGTCACAGTCTACTTGACGCCGCAAAACTAGCAGTCAAAATTGTCGGAAAAGGTGAAATTGAAGTAGGAGAACGTGACTTAGATTTCCCTAGTAGGGGAGCATTGAATATTGATGCTGCCCGTCAAGACTTTGGATTTGACCCTAAAGTTGACGTAGAAGAAGGCTTCCAAAAGTACTATGATTGGCTAAAGAACTCCTCATATTTTAATAAATAAGAGCATGTTCATATTCGAAATTACCCCCGATTGGATCTTCCATACATTATTCTACATTAGCTTAATTGCTACTGTTCTTGGGTTTGTCTTTGGCAAAGCTAAGTTGATTAAACAGTATACTCTGATGCTGAAAATCTCTGGTGTAATTGGTCTTGCTATGTCAGTTTTCTTAGAAGGTTCATTGTATGATTATAATGTCATGCAGTCACGAATTGAAGAAGCTAAACAGCAAACGGCTGAATACGAACAGAAAAACAAAGAGTTAAACGACAAACTCGCATCCAAGTCATCTAAAGTAAAAGAGAAAATCAAAGTCAAAAAAGAGTACGTTACTCGTTACATTGACCGTGAAGTCACAAAGTATGACAAAACTTGCGTAATTCCTAACGAGTTTGTCAAGGCACATAACGATTCAGCGGAGAAAGCAAAATGAGAGTATTAATTTTATTAGCGTTTCTACTTACTGGATGCACTACTCCACCTGTTATTCCTAAGTTCCCTGAAGCACCAACAAAGGCTGGAGCTATGGAACAATGCCCCGACTTAAAGAAACTTCAAGACGGGGCAAAATTAAGTGATGTTAGCAAGACAATCACAATCAACTATTCAACTTACTACGAGTGTGCAGTTAAGTCAGATGTTTGGATTGAATGGTATCAAACTAACAAAATCAACTACGATAAAATCGGCAATTAATCTGCTGATGCGTTAGCACCACACTTAGCACGTTTCGCTTTAGTTAAGTCACCAAAGTTTACAGGCCATTCTTGTCCTGGATTCAACTCTTTGGCGTTAGCTGGGAACTTATACTGTACACCCGCTTCTTGCATGATAGTTGCAATCGGTGCACGGAACTTAGTTAAATCATTTCCTAAGTTAACATATGGCTTAGTGTGAGGGAATCTCCAACCAGCAACAGCTCCTGTTTGGTTATTGATTACAATCTTATAAAAAGCGTGAGGAACAATAACTCCTTTACCGATTGATTCATCACCAGCGCCATACATAGCTCCAACGAATATAGTATAGCTTTGGTTCGTTTGAACTGCCCAGCCACGAACTGAAGTTTCCAGTAACTTCCAAATTCCACGGTTTAGACTTCCATGCTGTGGATACATGTTTGTCATTAAAAAACTTTCATACTCCACCATTTGGTTATAGGATAGGTCGCCATCCGGTGCCGCGTGTCCCTTGTCGTATCCTGTACCAACATAGTCGTCAGGTCTTGCACCTGTACCATTTAATGATTGGTCAGCCACGAAGGCGTTTGTTCTAGGGAAGCAACCTAATGCGTTTTCTGGCTTCAATGTGTATGCTACATAAGCCGGAATTTTAACTGGTGCGTCATAAGCAACTAGATAGCCCTCACGGCAGATAGGACTTACTTGACGCTGTGTGTTCGCAAATCCATATGGACTATGAACTTGACATTGTTGAACGGGTAATGGGGCTCTTTGGTCCCATGCTTGTGCGGATAATGACATTAACATCACTAGTCCCAATACTATCTTTTTCATATTGACTCCTTATAATAGTCTACTATTTATACCCAAAATCATATTGCTCAACAGATAAATACATAGTATTGGAATTTAAACTATGACCACAGTTAATCAAGTTGATATTGGCGTCTTACCGAACGATGCCGGCGGTGACCCGCTTAGAGTTGCCTTTGCTAAGATTAATGATAACTTCAACTATCTATCAAGCCTAGCTCCTAATGGACCCGAAGGTGCGATTCAGTACATCTTTGATGGATTGTCTAAAGGTGATTCTAACTTTGTCTACAATCAAACAACAGGTGTACTTGATATCAACATCGACACAGTTCCGTTAAATGATAACGTAACTAATCTAGGTTCTGATTTACAGCGTTTTGCTCACTTGTATTTAGGCACTAATGGCGTATCAATTGGTCATGTATCAATCACACAGTCTGACTTGAATACATTGTCATTCCCAGCTATCGGTGGGTTTGAACCCGAGAATGCAAGCATTAACGTAAAGAATGTTAACTCAGCAGGTAATGTAAACATTGTAGGATCATTAGTAGTAGGTTCTTCACGTAGCGGAACTACACAAGTTATTACCCATGACAATACTGCTGGTCAAATTGTGTTCCAACTACCCGTATCAGATTTTGATAATGGAACATTTGAAATAACTTCACGAGACTTAGTTGACACTGGTAGTCAGAAAGTAACGTTAGAAGTGTTAAAAGCAACATCTAATACCAGTGTTAAGTTCTCTGCGTTTGGGACAATATTCAATGGCTCACCGTTGACCCGTTATAATGTTGACATTGGCTATGGTAATGTTAGAGTGTTAGTCAATCCTATCTTTAATACTGATATCGAACATTCAGTTAAATATACGATAAATACTTAATATGAGAGCATCTGAATTTCTATCTGAAGGTAGCGGAAAAGTACCTAAAAACTTAGTCCAGGCATCACAGGGCGTAGTGCGTGTGCGTGATGTCGGTGGCTATGACCGCACTTACCACATGAACCGCTTATGGATGGCTATGGCAATGAGTGACGGGAAAAGCCAAGATGCGGTAGAAATGGATTACGACAGCTTTGCTGAAAAATACAATACTGTACATCCTTTCACAGAAGAAGAATACAATATGCTTGTTTCTGCTATGAAGACTGTGCCATCAGATGGCAAAACAATGGTCCCATATTCAAAGTCAAAAGAACCAGAAGATACCAATACTAAGAGTACAGTTATTGGCTTCAAAGGCTTCAAATAAAAAATTTCAATAAGTGAATCTGTTTGTAAATAGATTCACTATGATTGATATTAACAACACCCTAGACTTACTCAAACTCAAATTCTATAACGAATGGTTGTACACTAGCCATTTAGCAGACGAAGGAGAGTCACAACTTCACAGTTCACTAACCAAGCAAATTGTACCAACATACATCGAACCATTAGAATTGAAAAAAGATGCGTTCATTGTTGATGTTGGATGTGGCGCTGGTTACTTTCTAGACGAGATGAAAGACCGTGGCTTCACTAATGTTGTAGGAACAACTCTCAGCGAACATGATGCAAAATTATGTACCGACAAGGGACATAATGTAAAGATTCATGATCCTAGTTTCTTGCCCCAAACTGATGGATTCCATGACGAAAGCACAGATTTTGTTTTTTTGCGTCATACACTTCAACAAAGCCCATATCCAATCTTCAGTCTAACTGAATACAATCGTATCTTACGTCAATTTGGTAAGATGTACATTGAAGTTCCGGCCCCAGACTGTGACCGTAAGCATGAATTCATTCCTAGCAATTACAGTATTCTTGGTATGGTTCAGTGGTTAGCATTGTTAGACAGAACTGGTTTCAAAGTAGAAAAGTTCAACAACTTAGACTTTGACGTTACTGTTAACAATGCTGAAGGTGAACAAGTTACATTGAAAGAAAAATATTTTGCGATTCTAGTGACGAAACAACGTCCCTTAGATATCAAATAAATATTGAATGACGTTCGATCCATTCAAACAATCAAAACTAATGAACGCCTATAGAAATATGGGCGTTCCTGTTTCACAACCCATGACAGACAACCTAGATGACTTAAAGAAGTTAGCAGGGATTGAAAAGACAAGTTACGGGGAAGAAACAAGCGAATACGCTACAAATCTAGGACAAATACAGCGAGAACGAAACATCAGACCCGGAACTGATGAGTGGTTTAAGTTGTGGTTCGCTAAACCCCACCTCACGGGCGAGAAGCCCTACGATAAATAAGTATATGAAATCAACTGAATTTATCCGTAGCCTATTGGACATTATTGACGGTTTAGACAATACCGGACAAGAAACGGTCACAGATTATGTAGAAGAAGTTCCTGCGGAAGTAGAAGCAGAAAAGCAACAATACTCTAATAGTCCTGATACATTAGTTGCGGATATCAGTAAAGTAACAGTTGACGCAGGTGGCGGCGTAAATGGTCCTAAACATCCAGCAGACATTCGTGCTGACAGTATTTCGATGTACCCACAATATCAAAAGAAGCCGAGGTTCTAATATGTCATCAAACGGAATTGCCCACTTACCTACAAAGAGCGAACGACAAGAAGCTAAACTTGCACTTGCCGCACAAAAACGTGCCAACGACTCTAATCCAAACAGAAGTGAACGAGCAGTTTTAGATATCACTCAACTACCTACAGTGTATGCACCTGGTGATAATGACACTAGACATGTAATCAATAACCCTAATGATGGTGGGTTAGTTCAAGGTAGACCATGGACATATTCTACATTAACATTAGATAACTTGTTATTGACAGAAGACGGTGAGATTCTAGTAACTGAGGATGATACTAATATCACGTTATAATCATGGGCGTACAACATCCTAATTCAACTAGTTATGTTCATCCAGATGAACCCAATCTGTTGAACCTACACAAGACCATGCAGTATAACACTGATGGTCAACCTGAATTAAGAATCACGAACAGTTTAAGTTTAACAAGTGCTCCTTGGTATCTACAAGTTGCAAGGGGATTGGTTACCGGTACATCATGTGAAATAAGGTCTGCGTTCAACCCCGATTGTGCTCAAAACGTCATAGAAAGTATCTGGGTAGAAGGCGGCGTTTATCCATACAGTACTTGGACAACTTCTCAGCATTTGTTTGTTATTTCTACTAGCACTAGTGACACTAACATACAAATTTATATTGATGGATTGGATGAAAATTACAATCATATCAATGAAACTATAACTACAAATGGTACTACTGCTGTTCGAACAATAAACCACTACATGCGCATTCATACTGCAACTATCATCAGCAACAACAGACCTAACGTTGGTTCTATTACATTTAGATTAGTTAGTGGCACCGGTACAGTAGTAGCACACATTGGGGTAGGCTTAGGCATGACTAAGTTAAGTCAATATACTGTGCCTGCAGGATATACTGCATATATCACTTACGGTGATTGCACTACATTCCGAGGTGGTTCAGGTAATATCGGGTCAAGACTTCAAATGATGGTCAGACCTCATAACGGTACATTCATGGCTGCGTTCATCGCCGAAGTGGTCAACGGTTATTATCGTAATGATTTCGTAATCCCCATGCGAGTACCTGAAAAATCAGACATTGATGTGCAAATCATAGCAGACGGTAACGGCACACAAGTAACGTGTAACTACGAAATTCTGTTAATACAAAACGGTCTATAAATAATCGTATGTCAAATACACCTACCTTAGTTAAAACTGCCTACCAAAAGACAAAGTTTAAAACAGACCAAGAACTTGATGACTTTATCAAGTGCTGTGACCCGAACACGGGTTACTTATATTTCATGGACAACTTCTTTATGATTCAGCATCCTACAAAAGGATCAATGAATTATCATCCATGGGAGTTTCAGAAAAATCTTATAGA